TGCTCATACCAATTATTGTAATCGGTTATTACTTTTTTTATATTGTCAGAATTAGTTATTTCATTTGCTTTGGTACACCAAGCTTCTGTTTTTGCTTTTATACGTTCTTTCATTGCGTTTATTTCAGTTTTTTTCCCTTTAATTGTTTTTATCCAATCTTCTTGGTAAGGATCATATTCCGTTGCATGAGGGTTTCCATTTAAAATATCTTTACATATTTTTTCTGTTTTATAGTTATCATAATTCCAGGTGACTTCTCCAGTTCCTTCGTTGTAGTTATAATCCATACTAATATTATCACTTTTTTGTTGATTACAATGAGTATGAGAATTACCATAATTATAAACTAACCATTTAAAATTTTGTTTGTATAACATACCAGCTAATAATGAAGCGGTTATAGCACCAATATGTTCGCATTGTCCGCCTTGTGTTTGATTCGTTCCATCACAATAAAAAATCACATCATTACCACATAACCAACATTTTCCTATTTCTACCCATCCTATTTTGTATCCTTCTTCTTCTTTTTTTTTTTTCTCATTATACCAACTACCCCAAATACCCACTTCATTTTTATTTTTATTTGATCGTAATTGTTGGTCATTGACTATAATACCTATATCTCTTTCCTGTCTAATATCAAAATTGTTAGCATTAAAGTATTGGTTGTAGTCATTTCTCTGTCTAATAGTTAAGTAACCATTACAAGCATTATCTTCGTGGTTCAAATTTAAATCTCTTGCATTTCTACATTCTGTATCTGGACTACTACTAAAAAATTTTCTACATTTTTCCGAATTACCAAAATGTTTATTTAATGTTGTTCGAATAACTCCAATTTCCTCGTTATTAGTCATAAGTAGTGCTATATGTTTGGCTATATTTACATAATGAACAGAATTTTGTTTACCTTTAGGAGGAGGAATTTTCCTTGACCATTGTTTTTTTGGTGGTTTTGTTGCTTTTACTGCTCGGTTAGATTGATTTTTATTAGATCTAGTTCCACCTTTTTTTGTTTTATTTTTAATTGTTCTATATTTTTTTGTTAATTTCATATAAAATATAGTGATAAAATATTATAAAATTGAATTAATATTATGAATAGTATATTTTTCAAATAATGACAGACATAGAAGATTTGCTAAAAACAACTAAGGAATTTAATCTATTGAAAGATATAGATGAGAATACAATTCCATATGTAAAAGAACTATGTTCATATGAATATAAAAATAATAATGAATATAGAGAGAAAACAAAAGAATTAAGAAAAAAATACCATATATCTCCATCAAAACCAACAATTAATTATATTTATGATAAACTATTGGAGAAAAATTTGATAAAAAATAATAATTTTGTAAGAAAAGAATCCAAAGGAAAAGGAATGCGTAGTCAATCGGGTGTAATAGTAGTATCAATATTAACAAGTCCATATCCTAATTATATAGATAAGGATGGGAATAAAAAGACTCAATCATTTAGTTGTAAGCATGATTGTTTTTATTGTCCAAAAGAAGTAGATAAAAATGGAAAGGATATAAATCCTAGAAGTTATTTAAGCGATGAACCAGCAGTAGCACGTGCATTACAAAATGATTATGATGCAATTAAACAATTCAATGATAGAGCATATCAATATATAGTAAATGGACATATAGTAGATAAATTAGAAATTATAATACTAGGAGGGACATGGACAGAATATCCAAAAGAATATCAAGAAGAGTATATAAGAGACGTATTCTATGCCGCGAATACATATTATGAAATAGTTAAAAGAGAGAAATATAATTTAATAGAAGAACAACGAATAAATGAAGAGATGAAAAGTTGTAGAATAATAGGAATAACATTAGAAATGCGACCAGATTCAATAACAGAAGATGAAATAAGAAGATTAAGATATTTAGGTTGTACGAGAGTGCAACTAGGAGTACAACATATAGACGATACAATATTAAAAAAAATAAATAGAGGATGTTATACAAAAGATACAAAACGAGCATTAAAACTATTAAAAGATAACTGTTATAAAGTGGATGCACATTGGATGCCTGATTTACCAGGAAGCAGTCCAGAAATAGACAAAAAGATGTTTGATGAAATATTAAAAAGCGAAGATTTACAATTTGATCAATGGAAAGTATATCCTACAGCAACAGTACCTTGGACAAAAATAAAAAAATGGTATGATGAAGGTAAATATATACCATATACTGAAAAAAATCCTGAAGATCTAATTAATATGCTTTATGAAATGAAACAAAAAGTACATCCATGGATTAGATTAAATCGTGTAATAAGAGATATTCCAAATTATACAAGAGACGGAGAGAAATACATATATGCTGGTAATAAAGTAACAAATCTAAGACAAATATTAAAAGATAAGCTAGATAAAAATAATAAATTTTGTGGTTGTATAAGATGTAGAGAAGTAAAAAACAAGAATGAGATGAAAAAAAATGGAAGAATTATAATAAGAAATTATAATTCATCTGGTGGAAAAGAATATTTTATTAGTTATGAAAGTGGTAACAAATTAGATTCATATTATTTAGATGGAAAATGGTATAATAAATCAACTGAAGAATCTGGAATCATATATGGTTTTGCACGTTTAAGGATATCAAATAATAGTATATATGATGAACTAAAAAATTGTAGTTTATTAAGAGAACTACACGTATATGGAGAAGTTGCTAATGAAAAACAAGAATACGTCCAACATAGTGGAATTGGAAAACGAATTATGAAAATTGCAGAAAAATTATCAATGCACAATGGATATGAAAAAATGGCTGTAATATCTGGTATAGGCGTTAGAAATTATTACAGAAAATTAGGTTATACACTTGAAAATACATATATGATAAAAACATTAAGAACAAAATTTCAATTATTTATACAATTTATACTACTATTTACACCTATGCTTATAATGTTTTTACCAATCATATTAAGAGAATTAATAAATAATATAAACGTTATAGTATAATAATATATTATATATATGAATAATTTAATTTTTTTTCCGAGTCGCATAGGACAACAAGTGAAAGGTGTTGATAAAACTGCAAAAACATTATATAATTTATTAGATGGACATAACAAGCAAATGATAAAATGTAAAAGATTAATAAATAATGATTTTTATAAATTATATAATGCTAATTTAAAAATAAGTGAACCTAAAATAAATATAGGAGGAGACCATTCTATGTCAGTCGCCACAGTTGCTAGTAGTTTAATGATGTATAATAATTTAAAAGTAATATGGATAGACGCCCATGCTGATATAAATACTAGAAACAGTTCTAAAACAAAAAACTTTCATGGAATGCCCTTAGCATTTTTAACAAAATTAGATAAGAGAAAATTCTTATTTAATTGGCCAAAATTACAATTTAAAAATATATTATACATAGGAATACGCGATTTAGACCCTTTTGAAAAGGATATCATAAAAAAACATAATATAAAAACTATAAAAACATCTAATATTAATAGTAATCCTGAAAAATGTTGGAAAACTATTGATAAATTTATAGATAATGACCCTGTTCATTTATCATTTGATGTTGATTCTTTAGATCCTACTATAATTCCTTGTACAGGAACACCTGTATGTAATGGATTAAGACTTAAACCTACTAAAAAAATATTAACTAAATTAAGAGATAAAAATATTGTAAATATGGATATAGTTGAACTGAATTTAAAATTAGGTAATAAAGATGATGAATTTAAAAGTATATCTAATTATGTTAATTTATTTGAAGATTATTTAAAATGGAAAAATTAACAAATGTCAGTAGTCTTATTTAGACCATATTTCTTATCAATATAACGCATATCTTTTGTAATTAACTTACATTGTTTTTTATTATTATTTCTTCTATAGATACGGAGAATATTAAACCTTCCTTTTTTAGCAGTAGCTGCTTGTCTTCTCGTTTTATTATTCTTTTTTACTTCATTACGAATACCCTCATTTATAGCCATTTTACGTTTAAGTGTAGGATATGATAATTTATATTTATGTTTTTTCATAGAATCATCTATTTTTCTTAACTTTGGTAATAATACCCTGTTTTTTCTAGTTTTACGTACAGGTTTCCCTCCTATTTTTGATTTCGTTTTACGTAGAGGTTTTCTATATTTTTTAATTGTTCTTTTATGATACATTAATATATATTAACAAAACAATTAAAGATTTGTTTATTTATAATAATAAATGAACAAAGCGCTTATATATTCTGCAATGACAGGAAGTTTAATTTATGTTGCAGCTACAAATTATATGTGGTTATTAATAAATAAAAAACTAGAATATGTATTCTTTCCATTTAAAGTAAGAAATAATTTTGAGTATAATATAATAAATCCAGGATTTGTTATAGGAACTTGTATAGGTATAATTATAAATTCAAGAGAATTTTAGAGTTTAAACCTTTTATATACTTCTACGCCTGTTAAACCACCACAAATTTGGGCTAAACAGTATGGAATAACATCAGACATAGGTAATTCATTAATTGAAGCCATTACAATAGTAACAGCAGGGTTAATATGACCACCAGAGATAGAAGATGTTGCTAAAATAACTAATGTTAATGTCAAACCTATAATTACAGGGTTTCCTGTTGCTACTATAGAGTAAATAAATACTAATGCTCCTAAAAATTCAGCTAAATAATTGTACATTATATAATAATAATTATATATTATTATCATATTATGATTTATTAATACGAAACTTTGGTGGTACAACAGAACCACCTGAACGAACTCTTCTTCTTGCTTGATCTATAACATTAACATTTTTTGTATCAATTAAAGAGAAAGGATTATTAATAGAGATTAAATTAGGATTACCTGCAATATCATATACAACTCTAGGAGGATTTAAAGAACCAGTACCAACTTGTTTCTTTCTCATATTCGCGATTCTAGAAGCAGAATCACGATTTGTATTTAAATAATATTTCTTAGTAAGAGAATCTTGAACTTTTTGTTGATATACTTGTAATTCATCATTTTTATTAGGTAATGGTTGTCTATCTGGTATAGTTCTAATATATTTATATCTATTAATTGAAAAATCCGCACTATTGTCAGTAACACCTGCTTTCATAGGCATTGCATGAACACCATCTTGAATAGCATTGTTAATATTCTGTTTTATATTTGGGTTTCCTGCTGCATTAAATGTAAAATTCATTATATATATATTATATAATAAATTATAAATAAAGTAAATTATAGGGCTTTATCATTATAATTTTTTGTTGTAGCTGCTTCGCGTTTATAGCGAGTATATAAAGAACTATCTGCAACAAATTTAACATTACCAGAAGCTCCTACTATTCCTGTAGTATCACATTTACCATCAGTGTTTTTAGCACCGCATTTATAATTTTTTCTACCTAAGAAATCTCCTAAATTATAGGCTGCTCTAAAAGGACCTATTCTTCTACCATAAGCTCCTTGAGTATCTTTAACTGCTTTATTATTCCAACTATCTCTTAATATATCTCTAGTTAAAGCATCATCGGCATTTTTAAATCCTGTAACTGTTTGTTGAGGTGATACACCAGGTCCATCATATTTTTTAACCATACCAGTAAAATTCATCATAGTTTATATATAGTAACTAAATAAAAAAATTATATATTAGCCCCCATATATTTATAATCTCTTTCTTTTCTAAAATACTCAATAATAGATAATAATATATAATCAATATTTAGTAATGGTGCAGCATATTTTACAGTCCATTTTTCATGATGTTCTATATGGTGTCCTGGTTTTATAAATAATTTTCCAATACTATAATTTGATAATGGTATGCAGTGTATTAATGCATTTAAAAAACTTGTTATTCCTATAGCTAATCTAAATGATAAATCATTTGGTTTTATTAAATATGCTCCTATTAAAAATGGTAATACATATGCTATATTATATTCATCTAATGATACTGCATTTCCACTTGATGGAATTGGTTTATTGAATTTATGATGAAATTTATGTATATATAAAAGTGATTGAAATTTATGAAAAGATAAATGAGCTATGAAAAATAAAAAATTATGTATTAATAGTAACATTAGCAATTTTTTTGGTTGAAGTACCATAGATTTATCTATTATTAAAAAATTATCTACAAATATGTAGTAAATAGGTGTAATTCCTATTAAATTTATAAAATTACTTGTTGCACATTCATTCATTAAATTAGGGGTTTTTTTCATTAAATTTAATGTATCTTCTTTACTTACTGTATGATCTAATATATGTGAAAATAAATATGTATATGTACCTAAGTGTAATCCTTTTATATAAGGATTTACTAAAGATTTTATAATCATTATATAATATGTTTGATTTTTTTTATTTATTTTTAGTTAATATATATGGGAGATGTTTCTAATAACTTTATTGATAATGGTTTAGATGATATGACATTACATCTTATGTCTAATAAAAAGGCTCTTTCTTCTTATTTAAGAAAAAATGACACAAAAAAATATGAAAAAATTAAATATGAAGAAGAAATTAAAAATATACATCGTAAAGAAATTATTAAAATTACATATGATTTATTAGATAATAATACTAATTTATATGGAAGTGATATTATTAATAGTTTTAATGATTATATAAAAAATATAGTTAAAAAAGTAGAACTATCTAAAATCACTGATTCTAAAGATGATGAAGAAGATAATAATATATTTGTTAATATGGATGATAATAAAAAAATAATTCCAAATGTATTTGGTTTTGAATTTAAGAGAAGATAATATGTTATTTTAATATATATGAAAAATAACAAGAAATATTCTAGAAAAAATAAAAAAATTAAAGGTGGTAAAACATTAAAATCTAAAAAATGTAGTCCTTATGCAGAAAAAGTTAAAATTAATGATAAATCATGTCTATCAAGAAATGTTATTTTAAAACTTAGAAATTCTTACAATAAAAACAATAAATATAAAATTAAACAAAGGGATACACAAAAAATATGGGAAGAACTTAAAAAAAATAAACCTCAATGTGAGAGTGAGATGTGTTGGATAAATGAAATAAAAAATGAAACAGTTAAAAAAAATATTTTAGAAGTGTTTTATGCACCAAAACAACCAAAAGAATGGAAGAAAAATCCTGATGAATGGTTATCTAATTTTGATATTTTAGATGTATTAAAACAATATGAATTTGATAATAAAAATTTTAAATTTATAGGTCCTACGCCTATTAACTTTATGAGTCCTGATATTAAAGATAAAAATACATGCGTATGGAAAGAGTTATGTAAATTTAATATAAAAGAATACATTACTAATAAAGTAAATAAAATTGGTGTAATATTTAATTTAGCAAAACAAGGTGAGCCAGGAACTCATTGGGTATCCTTATTTATTGATTTAAAACGCAATTTTATTTTATTTTTTGATAGTAATGGTGATCCTCCTCCAAAAGAAGTTAAACAATTAATAAATACTATTAATAGTCAAGGAAAAAAAAATAATATCAATTTTAAAAATGTAATAAATAATTTAGAGCATCAACAAAGTAATAGTGAATGCGGAATGTATTCTTTATATTTTATTGTTACACTTGTTACTGAAAAAATTGATAATGTACATATTGATAATACTGATTTACTTATCTCTCATTTTACAAAAAAAAGAATTCCTGACCAATTTGTATTTAAACATAGAAGTATTTATTTTAATGAATAAATATATATATATTTTTAATGAATAAATATATGTATATAATATAAATTATGAGTAATCCATATAAAAATGCAACAATTCCAAATAAATTAGAAAATGATCCTGAAGCAAGAGGTATTAGAATGTATATTCATGGAAAATCTTATCCAGATCCTGTTTTTTATGGTGAAAGAAAACCTAACTATTTACATAAAGTTGTATTTGAAAATGTTGGTCCTAGGAATAATCCATATGCATTAGTTGACGAAAATTTAAGACAATTAAGAGAACACGTTCTTAATGATGTTAAACCTTTTTATGATGAACATGGAAAACCAAACTTAGATAAAAAAGACCCTCAAGAATTTAACACTTATATTATGAAACAAATGTTATTTGTACCAAGTAATGGACCACAACCTAATGCAAATAATAATAATAAAGCTTTAGGTAGTAGAGGTGGTCGTTCTAAAAAATCCAATAGAAAAACAAAAAAAGGTGGTCATGTTCCTAAACAAGAAAAACCAACACTTAGAGATATCGTAGAAGGTTTAATCATACAACAACCAGAATACGTTCAACCTATTAATAATAACGATCCATTTATTACGCGAACTCCACCTACTACAGCAGAAGTTGAACAATTGTCTAATACATTTGATGATATTGAAATGAATGGTCAATTAATTAGACGTCAACGTGAGGAACAACGACTTAATCAAAGACGAATGGAGGGAATTAATAATGCTTTTCGTGGTATAGAAGATTTTCACGATATAAATGAATATAAAAATTATTGGGAAGGGGAAGATATATTTAAGGTTAGAATTGATGATGAAAATATTCAACATGATACTATTGTTACTATTAATAATGAGAACATCCAAAACGATCTTGCTAAATTTAAGAAAGGATTAAAATATTTGCATAAAATTTTAAATAGTGATGATATCACTAATGATGCTGATACTAAAACAACAGAATTTAGAAAGTTTCGTGTATTTCACAACAACTTAAATGATGATGATTTAAAAAAATTAATTCACGATATATTAAAAGAATACGTAATAAAAACTACACAAAATTTACCTATTCCAATTAATGATGTCATGAGAGAGAATTTAATTACTAATGGTACTCTGTTTGTAACAACTAATGGTGGTGGAAGAAAATCAAAGAAAAATAGGATGTCAAAACATAAAAAATCAAAAATAGGAAACGAACAGAAAAAAACAAAAAGATTAAAAAAAAGAAAAAATAAAAGAAAAACATTAAGGAAATAAAAATATAAATACTAACATATAAATAATATAATGACATTATTTATATCTAACGAAAATCAAGAAATATTATGGAATATATTTAATTCTAATAAATATATTTCTAATATGGATATAGATTTTAAATCAAACTGGTTCAAACAGACAGTTTCTATTTATTACGAAAAATATAATAATGTTTATATTAAACCTAAGGATATTATTAATATTAATAAAGAATTTATTTTACACATTAAAAATGACCTCAAATTTATAAATGAATACAATAAAAAAAAAGAAGAGGAAGAGAAACTACTCAAACAAGAATATGAAAAACAAAATAAATTTTTAAAAGAACAACAAGATAAAATTAGTAATGAAAACTTTTTAAAATCGCAAACATTACAACCTAAACCTGATGATGTTAATCGTAACTTTCAAGAGAGACAAACTGAATATAGTAATTTACTTACACCAAAACCTCCCGAAGATGTTGATTTCGCTGAAAAAGATGAACAAGATGTTATTACTGATATGGAGTCATTACTAAAAAAACAACAAGAAGATAGAGAAAATATGGACAAAGAATCGAACTCAATGTATGAAAAATATATTAGTGATAATGACCTTAAAAAAGATATAGAAGTTATTGAACCTAGTTAATTTATTTAGAATTATTGATATTTATATTATATTATTTTATTATATAAATGACTTCTCAAAAAAATATAAATAAAAAAATAGAGCAAGAAGAAAAATTAGAAGAAAACAAAAAAGTTCCCGATAATGTTTTCTGGCACAAACTATATCTTGATTTTTTTAAACAACATTCTTTTACTTTTTTTATTTATATCCTTATTATTATTTTCTTATTTCCTGTAGAAGGTATCGTCCAACCAAATATATATGGTAAATTATTTGATGGTATTAAAAATAGTGGTTTTAAAAATAATTTTTTTGATATATTTACAAATATTTACAAAATGAATGTTCCTGGATTAATAATTTTAATCTGTTTATCATGGCTTATTGTTATTATTACTGATTATTTAAAAGGTGAATGTGAAGCTATTATTACTCCAAAATATTTACAACACGTGAGAGCTTTATTCTTTGAAGGTACTATACATAAACATGATAGTGGTAATTTTAAAGATATTAAATCTGGTGAATATATTGCTAGAATTATGGAACTTAGTCGTAATTTACGTGATTCTTTCCAATATGCATTTAGTCGGTTTTTACCTGAATGTATTGTTACTACACTAATTGTTATTTATTTATTATTTTATCAAAGAGATATTGGTATCATTATTTTATTTTCTATTATTATTTGTTCCTTTATTATGTTATCATATGGTTCTGCATTACTTGATTTAGTTATTAAGAAAGAACATCATTTCTTAGAGGAAATTAGTGAAAATCTTACCAATAATTTTAATAATTTAATGAATGTTTATATTAATAATGAAAATGATGAAACTATACAAAAAAATATTAAACTTGAAAAACATAATGAAAAACTAACTAAGGAAATTATGAATTTAGAAAATATTGCTATTTTATCTACACAATCTATTACTGTCGCTGCATATGCTATATCATTATACTATTTATACAATAATATTAAAAGTAAAAAAACTAATGTTAGTATTGGTATTTCTGTTATCCTTATATTAGGTAACTATTTATCCTATGTTATGGATTTAAATTGGGGTATTGTTCATCAAATTATATATAAAATGGGTATTGTTCTTGCTTCACAAACTGAATTAAATGAAATTTTTAATGCTATTGAAAATGATAAAATTGATGCTAATTTTAAAACTAATAGTATATCTTTTGATAATATTTCATTTAAATATGATGAAACTCAAGAAGATTGGTTATTTAAAAATTTTAATTTAGATATTAAAAGTAATGAAAAAATTGGTATATTAGGTCGTTCTGGTTCTGGTAAAACTACATTAGTTAAAATGCTTGTTAAATTACATATACCTAATGAAGGTTCTATACTCATTGATAATCAAGATATTTCACAATTTTCCAAAAAATCTCTTAGAGATAATGTTAATTACGTTAATCAAAAAACTAATTTATTTAATGATACTCTTATGTTTAATTTAAAATATGGTAATAATAGATCTGAAAATGAAATTAAACAATTATTAAAAATGTATAAACTTGATGAAATTTATAGTGAATTATCTGATGGTTATGATACTAATGTCGGTATAAATGGTGGTAATTTATCTCTCGGTATGCAAAAAGTTACTACTATTATTAGAGGTATTTCTAAAAAATGTAAAATTATTGTTTTTGATGAACCTTTAGCTGGACTTGATTCTGTTACTAGAACTAAAGTTATTAAACTTATTATTAACGAATGTAAGCATAAAACTGTTATTGTTATTACACACGATAAGGAAATTTTACCTCATTTAGATAGGGTTATCAATCTTAATGAATTACAAGGTAAAACTCATCAAAATAATAAAGAAGGATTTAGAAATTATATGGTACTATAATAAATAATGCGATGTACTTTTTGTTATAGAAATTTACGTAGAAGGACTTACTATTATAATAATATTTCTTGTTGTTTTAATTGTTTTGAAGACCATATTACTGAAGATGAAATCAATTTTTATCTTAATGACCCTACTAGTGTTGCTGATTTATATTTATTATAATAAATTAAAAACACATTATTATATATAATGTGTTTTTCAGAAAAAAATTCCTATTTTAATGCTATCCTATTAACTAGTGCCGGTATTTATTCTAATAAATATAAATTATTATATGTTTGTCTTTTTTTTGCTGTAAAAGAAATATTACAAGGTTTATTATATAGATTTCAAGGTAATGATAATATGTTGTCCTTATTATCCTCTTTATCATGGATACATATTGCATTTCAACCTTTATTTGTAAATATCTTATTTTCTCATTTCTCTCCTGATTTTCAGTATTGGAATATTATATTTATAATTTGTTTCGTTTTTGCTCTCTATTATATTACAATTTTGAAAACATTTGATGTTCAAAATCAAGAATCTTGCAAACCTAGAGGTAGAAATGATGATTTCTGTCATCATATTAATACTGGATATATGGGTGAATATCATATTGGATATAGATTTCATACTGATGATACTCCTTCTTATTTATCATGGCTTCCATGGCAAATTTTAATGTTTGTTCCTGCATTATTTACTAGATCTAGATTTATTAATATTTTTTCTATCATATTTGTTACATTAATCTTTTATATATATGATTATTCTAGAAATATTAAAGGTAATCCTATGACTAATTATCAATATGGTGGTGAAAAAGCCGCTATTTGGTGCTTTCTTACTGTTTTTATTGCATTTATTACATATTTTGAAAGTAATATTCGTTCTATTATCTAAAACATAAAAAAACAGGTAATTTTTTATGTTTTTATACATTATTTATTTGAAAATCTAATCCTGACTTAAAAGGTAAACTTGCTACCCTTGGATTTGGTTTCATTTCTTTTGAATAATATACTATATTATTATTCATTACTACTATATTATTATTCTTTTTCTGTGAATACCCTTTTTCCATTGCATCATATTCTCTATCCGATATTATTTTACTCTTTCTTGTATTTCTATACATTTTGTATTTTTACATTTTATTCTTTATATTTTTTAATTCATTTTTATGTATTTATGTAATCGAATACATAAAATTTCCCATACCGGGAATTGAACCCGGAGCTCAGCCTTGAAAGGGCTATATGTTAACCATTACACTATATGGGATTTTATGGAGTATGCAGGCATCGATCCTGCTACCTCGCGCATGCTAAGCGCGCGCTCTACCATTTGAGCTAATACCCCAAAAAAAAGCTCTCACTGGGAATCGAACCCAGGTCGCAAGATTCAAAGTCTTGAGTGATAACCATTACACCATGAGAGCCCATTGCACGGAGTGGGGTTCGAACCCACGCATCCGAAGATAGTAGATCTTAAGTCTACCGCCTTAGACCACTCGGCCATCCGTGCTTTTTACTCTTCCAACAGGGTTCGAACCTGTGACCTCGCGATTAACAGTCGCACGCTCTAACCAGCTGAGCTATGGAAGACTATAAAAATATATGTTAATCCCCACCCTACATTAACATTAAATATGAAATAACCGTAATAATATTATTAAAACATACTGCGAAATGTAATAATAAAATAAAAAAATATTATTTCCCCTAATTAGTTCATTTAGCTTTTAACCCAGGACACACCACGTGGAGGCGAACTATTTTATGTCCCAACCTGCTTCTTGAGGGGGTTGAACCCTCGACCTTTGCTTTGCTAAGAGAGCATTAATTTCTGCCGTATAAGAACAACGCTCTAACCAACTGAGCTAAAGAAGCATTTGCACGAAGTGGGATTCGAACCCACGAAGCTATTGCACGAGATCTTAAGTCTCGCCCCTTTGACCGCTCGGGAATCCGTGCCCTTTACTTACCATTATCTGTCTGTATTATTTATATAATACCGCCAATCAATTTTATGTAGCTTTATAATTATATAATTATTTTTCGCTAATTTTGGCGCCGCCTACGAAATAATATAACACGTATCCTTTATATTATTTTTTACTAACTATTTTCTAATTTTTATTTTCTTTTTACGGAATTCCTCCACGTTCTCTACGCTTACGCTGACGCTTCCTCATTCTCTCTAATCTTCTCTTTTCTCTCTTCCTCTCAACTGCTGCATCTATGTTGTTGTCTCCTTGTTGCAATGTATCAACCCTGCTTTGAGTTGTTGTATGTGTTGTAGGTGATACATCATCTAATGCAAACACACTTTCACCAAACACACTTGCACGACACATTGGGCATTGTGTATCTAAACCATGTGTCCACATATATCGAAGTATGCACCTACTACAAAACTTATGCCCACACATAAGCCTTGTTACGTGATCGGTAATATTGTATGTTTCCAAACATATTGCACATTCCACTTTATCCTCCATTGTTTATTTTTATCACAGACAGAAATTTATAATATTCAATCAATTTTATGCAATTACTTAATTTTATGCAATTTATAATAATTACATAAAAAAAGGGCGTCCCCTTTATCTTCTTTTTTCAACCTTCCCTCCAAAGTTATATCTTTTTGTGATTGATGTGTTTTCCGTTAATTAAAATTTCAAACTACAATAATCCCATTAATTAATTTTTAAATCAGTGAAGAAGACCTAAACACTGACAATGGCTCGCGTTACATTGGTTCATAATGGTTTTCCGTATAAATAATATGGCCAGTATTAATTATATTTCAAACACATTATGTTCCATATGCATGATATATTTAAAATATATCCGCGTTGTTCCTGTATTATCTGTTTTACCTTAACAGAATACGCAGCAACACTACTTTACCTCACTTTGTGCCAAGTAGAAGCACCCATTTCTCTCACCCTGTAATGGTTAGGGACCTCTATAACTATACAACAATGAAGACACTGAAGTCTCTTAAATCGTAAGATTACATTGTCAGTTAATAACCCATTGAGGTAATAACATGGGACACAAATTACATACAAAATAAATTTTATTAGTTCATTCAGTATTAACCAGGACACACCACGAGGAGGCGAACTATATTATATCCCATAACTGTAACCACAGGGGCTTGAACCCTGGACCTTCGGCTCATAAGACCGATGCTCTAACCAACTGAGCTATGGCTACTTGGTGCACGATGTGGGATTCGAACCCACGAAGCTAACGCAACAGATCTTAAGTCTGTCCCCTTTGACCGCTCGGGAAACCGTGCTATGTGTGTATCCACAGGGGCTTGAACCCTGGACCTTCGGCTCATAAGACCGATGCTCTAACCAACTGAGCTATGGATACTGGTGCAATGAGTGGGATTCGAACCCACGAAGCTAACGCAACAGATCTTAAGTCTGTCCCCTTTGACCGCTCGGGAATCATTGCTTTACTTATTTTTGTCTTTTTCTGTCTGTATAATAAATTTATAATGATTCAATTTTATGCAATTACTTAATTTTATGTAGTAATCATTTTTGTCTTTTACTGTCTGTATAATAAATTTATAATGATTCAATTTTATGCAATTACTTAATTTTATGTAGTTCTATAAAATTAAATTATTAGTTCTTTTTTGTCTTTCTCTTAGATTTCTTATTTAATTTTCTCTTAGATTTTCTATTCTTTTTACCACCACTTGTAGGTTCATTCCAGCTGCTTTTACCTGTCTCCTTGTTGAACCAATAGTATCTTTGTTTGCTTTTTGAAAAATGCTTTGTCCAACCACTTGGCTGTGGTGCTTCTGCTACTGCCTTTTTAGAATTATTTGAAGGTAATGGACCACTCATCATTCCATCATAATTTGGTAAACTGTTAACATCAAATGGTTCATATATAATATCATAGGCATCCAATTTTGTTTCTGTATTAGTTTTTCCTTCATATTCGTCGATAGTGTTAAAATATTCGTGTAAATAGTATGCTGTTTTTGATGAAGGTTCCCATCCAACTATCCAACCATTATCTCTTTGATCTTGTGTTAATGCATTATTTGCTGTCTTCATTTTATTATACATATCTATATCAGTATCATTCTCTTGATATGTTGTTATAATTTCATATGGATATTCACTATGTCTTTCATCAAATTTTTTATCATAACCTTCTGACCATTCTTGAATATTTATTTTATATTTATTACCTTGTTTATACATCTCACCTATATATTTTTCACCATCATTGGTGTATACAGCATAAGTATCTTCTTCGTCAGGATACTTAGTTATGATATATGTTTTCCCATTATATGTAATGGGATTTTCGTTTAATTCTCGTCCTTCTTTTTCTTCATTACGAACACGATACTGTTCCTTTAATACAATTATGCCATGAGGATATACTTTATCATTTAATTTAAACTTCCCTCTTCCATGAATTATATCTATTATACCTTGATTAGACCATTCTTCTCTAAATCCTGGTAAATCATCTTTCTCATTACTTACAATATATCCTATTGGTATTAATTTAAATCCTCCTCTCGCTGACTTTTCATGTAAAATACCACCAAATGTTTCAAATTTAAAAAAATCATCAAAATTATATACTGTATTAAATTTACCATCAAGTACATATTCTGCTTTATTTTCAGTAAGATGTTTTATATGATAAATACCACTATTTGCATTAGTTAGAAGAGATGATGATGTAGTTGGAGCAGGTGGTGGTGGCGGCAATGACAACGATGATGTAGATTGTGGAGCAAGTGTAGGTTTTTTTACCGTAGGAGCTATTGTATCTTTATCTTTCATAGTTCTTTTTTTTCTTAATGTACTAGGATTATCACCATCCGCAACAGGTTTTAAACCAACAATTTGTAATCCTCCTTCTCCTACCATTTCGGTACTATGTTTATTCAATACATAATAGGTGTCGTTTTTTCCCCATGGAAGACCATTTGATTCTAAATATTTCCTAATATGTTCTGCGTATGCCATTGGGGATATATAATTACCTGTAACATCTATACCATCATCGTTTAACTTTCTTTCATTACCACTTTTAACCCATGATTCTATTGCTCCTTCTACTATATTTTTATTATTTTTTCTATGATAATAGGTCCACTCACTTCTATACCCATGTTTACCACGTGGTTTCACTAATATATATGATTTAGTATCTGTTCCTGTAATAAGTATTTCCTCTGCTTCTATTTTTTTTTCGTTGGGCATATTATATAAAATGGATATATTTTATATAAAATTGAATAAATTATATTGTTGTTAAAATCTCTTAAATATTTAAATGAATTTTCCTATAGAAATTATAGATAAAATATTAGATTATAGAGAAGAATTGTTATGGACAGATAGATTCAATAATGATAAAAATGATATATTATTTAAATCTGCAATGATGCGTTGTAATTATTACGGAATAGATTGTGGTTCTGATATGCCGGATGAAATAGACAAGGATGAAGCATTGATGATTTATAAAACGTTATACAATTGTAAATGTTGTAAATATCACAGTGTAAAAAAACCACCACCGTATTTATTCGTTAATGGATATTGTCCACCATATTATGATTATTACCATTGGCCTGATCAAAATATAATATGTAGAACAAAAAATAATACGAATTGTAAATGTAAATGCTTAGAACATAGTGAAATGTTATGTAGAGAATATAATGATGATTATAGTGATGATGATGATATACAAAGAAAATTATTAAATCAATGGCATGTAAATAACTTACATAGATCCAATATAATTAATAGATAAATCAACTAAATAATAAGATATTCCAAATGCTACACTTAAAATAATATAGCCTGTTTTTCCTAAGTTACCATCACTATCATAAATATATTTATATGGAATATAAAATAATAATAAATGTTTAAAAATAGCAGTATTAAATAAATAAAACATAACTGATAATAATGCTGGTATTTGAATATGACTCATAATTATATCAAATAAATCCTTTTTTTGTTCTTCCTTTTCTTCTTTAACAAAACCTTTTTCATATGTTTCAAAATCTTCCAAAAAATCTTCTTTTTGTGTAGGAGGAATATAATTAGGTGTTATATGGGGGTCCATAGAGAGAACTGATGGGTCTGAAGGTATATCACGAGAAGGTAATTGTTGTGGAGGGGGTATGTCATACCCTTGTTGATTTCCATTATTATTATTAATAGAAGGTTTGTTATTAACAGAAGGAGGTGTAAATTCTGGATTGGGCATAATAGGATTTTGGTCGGATATACCATAAGGGTTTGGATGTATATTAATAGGTGTATAATGTGTGTCTGTACCCTCTGATAATGAATTTGTTTGAGTAGGAGGGGGCATAGTAGCCCCCATATTATCTGGTAGATCAGATATACGTGTTACGTTTTCCATTTTACTATATAAAATAATTTATATAGTAAAAATAGTGTTTGAAACGAATTTAATTAGTTGCTACTAAATAAAGATCCTGGATTACTTTTTTCTTCAGGTTTTGGGTCTTTTGAATTAATTGGAATAGTTTTTCTGTTATCCATACAAGTATGTGATCTTCTTTTATATTTATAACATTGGTCATTATGTTTAAATATCTTCTCTTCATCTATTTCGGATAATATAGGTCCATCAAATGTAATACAATCCCCATCTTTACATACTTGTCTAAATAATGTAGCTATTCCTATACCTAATATAAATGATACAAAGGCTCTTCCTACATCAGTATTTAATAATCTATTAAAATTCATTATATATTAAATATAGAAAATCTTATTGAACAGGAATTGAATGTATTTGTGATTCATCTGTTGGACATTCTACCATTATATTTTCAAAAGAAAAACAATTTCCTGCACCATCTTTATATTGAATTACTCCAGAATTTTCTAAAGTTGGATATACATGAACTGTTCGTTTTTCTGAATCAGAAAAATGTAAGGCTATAAAACCAAATACTATACCTAATATTAAAAACTTTATGTTAAAAAATTTAAGAATACTCTTCATATATAATAAAATAGTATTTTAATTTTTAGTTTTTAGTTTTTAGTTTTTTTCTTTTTCTTTTTAGATTTACTTGTAGTTTTAGGTTTTAATAATTTTTCCTTTTCTTCTTCTGCTATTAATTCATCTAACACAGCTATTCTTGATTTTTCTTGTTCTTCATCTACTATTTTAAATACACTTTCTTTTTCATTTTTCTTTTCTAATGTTGCTTTCTTTCTTTGTTTTATTTTTTCTTTTAATCTTTCTTTATTTTCGTATTCTTTTTGCATAGCATCAAATGCTCCTTTATTAAATTTGGCTCCTTTTCCTAAACCCATTCCTTTTGTCAAATTTTTCATTAAATCGTTAAATTGGCCTCCACCGCCCATTTCTTTCATTTTTCCCATTAACTCTGTTGCCTCTTTCATCATTTCATCTTTTGAAATGTTTCCACTTTTTATTTTTTCATCTAATTTACTTGTTACTTTTTTCATTAATTCCATTATTTTCTTAGGATTCTTCATTAATTTTTTCATTACATCTTTTTGATCTAAATTATTTGGATCTACATCATTTCCTAGAAATTCTACAAAATCCTCTGTTATTTCTTCAGCCATTTCTTTTGCTAATGATCCTATTTTTCCATTAAATAATCCATGTAAATGTCCTTTCATTGATTCAAGATCAGGCATATTCGGCATACTATCTGAAAATGGATATTCTTCATCTCCTTCTTGTGTTTTATTTGATTCTTTGAAAAAATCACCTATATTTTCCATTGTTGATTTCAGTTGTTCTTCTAAATCCCCTTCATTTATTCCATTAAATATATTCATACAATCTCCAAAATCCTTTTTATCTTTTATATCATTTACTATACTAAACATTATCAATTGTAAATATTTCCATACTGTTTTCTTTGATGTTTCTGATACTGTTTCATCATTAAATATTAATTTAAAATCTATACTTGGTAAAAAATAAGTATTTACACTTTCTTCTGGTTTAAATATTTCTTCATTTTGATATAAAATATCAAAAAATCTTTCTGGATATATCATTTTACAATAATCTACCATTTGTTGTGTAGATGATTTTCTTACTATATCCCAATGTGATTTATATTCTGGAAATGTATTTTCCAAATCTCCTATAAAATCGCTAATTATCTCTTGGAAGCTATTTAATGATTCTTCATTCATTATTAAATATAAATATTTATAATATTTTTTTAAACTATTAAATACACATTAAATAAATATCTTAACTTATTTTATATGAATATAATGAAGAATATTGTTACTGATAATACTCTTACTAGTGAAAATGTTTATGTCGCATTTCAGTTAGAAAAACTTAATTTAAATTTTAATAAAGTTATTCATTTATATAATAAAACTATTTCTCATATTGATGATAATAAACCTATTATTGATAAATTATTTAATACATACAAATCATTAGTTGAACAAAATAAAAGAAAGGATTTATTATTTTGTCTTGATTCATTTTTTTTTCAATGTAAAATATTTAAACATGAATTTGATAATTTAAACAATTTTAGACTATTATATTCTAATAGACTTTACTGTGATTATTATAAATTATATCAACTTATTCTTGATGATTTATCTACTTATCATCTGTTAAATAAGGATGATTATACTATACATAAATATGAAAATTATAAAGATTTAGACCCTCTTCTACAGTATTCTCTCGATGATATTGAAAAACTTAATAATGATATTATTGATATTCTAAGTAAATTATGTATTAAATATACTAATACTTCAAAATATATTTCTGAATATAATAAGAAAAATCAGGTCGGTCCTTCTATTTCTAATTTTTTAAATACACTTAATTATGAAAACAATAATTTATTAGAAAAAATCACTCTCTATAAAAATTTTATCGCTTTTTTTGATCAATCTCATATTGCTAAATTCGAAAAACTTATTTCTGATTTTGAAATATATAAAACTAACCTTAATGATAATATTAATTCTGATAAATATTTAACAATAAATGATTTAGATGAAGATGTCTTACTTCTTGATCAAGATACTCCTGATAGCCCATTTAGAAAAACTACAGATCTTTCTATGAATGATATTCTTCATCAAAATGAGACTTCTCTAGAAAAAAAAAAAGAAGAAAAGGGAAACAAAAAAATAAAGGAAAAGGGAAAAATAAAAGAAAAAGAAGAAGAAAAGGAAGAAGAAAAGGAAGAAGAAAAAATAAAAGAAGATAAAAATAATGTTGTTGCATAGAATAATTTTATAATAATATATTATATGTCTGAAGAAGAATCTAGCGTACAAACTGGTGAAGAATCTCAAAATCAAGCCAGTAAAGCTAAAAATAATATTGATAATCCTAAAATTAAAATCACATGGTCTATTGAAAATGAAGATATATTAGTTAATTGGTGCGATACTGCACAATGTTACAAATGGTTACATTCTAAATCACACGGTAAATACTCTAGTAAACACGCATGGTATACTATTCCTGCTATTATATTATCTACTATTAGTGGTACTGCTTCTTTCGCACAAGAAAAATTACCTCTCTCTATGCAAAGTAGCGCTCCTATTGCTATTGGTAGTATTAATATCTTTATTGGTATTTTAACTACTATTCAACAATATCTTAAAATATCTGAACTTAATGAAGCTCATCGTGTCGCTTCTATTGCTTGGGATAAATATCAAAGAAATATTAAAATTGAACTTGCTAAACACCCTACTGAGAGATCTGATTGCAGAAGTTTTATTAAACACTGCAGACAAGAATATGACCGTTTAATGGAAACTGCCCCTCCCCTTGATGATGATATTATTAAACTTTTTATTAATACATTTAGGGGTAGAGAAGGTTCTCCTAAAAACGATATGTTTAAGAGAATTAGAAAACCCGATATTTGTGACGAAATTACTACTGTTGCTGATACCCGTCATAAATGGTTTGAACTTGAAACTCTTGAACCTACTGATAATGATGATGATAACAATAATGGTAACAATGCTATTCTTAAAACTCTCAATCAATTCCAACAAGAATTAAAGAGAAAAGAAGAATCTCTTAAAGTTAAAGAACAAGAACAAAAACAACAGGAAGAACAAGCTAGACTTGCTGAAGAACTTAAGAAAAAAAGAAGACATTCTATGCAAGAACAAGTTTCTGTTGCTATGGAAACATATCGTATTGAGAAAAAACATATTGATGACTATGTTACAGGTTTCAAGAGAATATATGAAAGACCTCCTACTAAAGATGAAATTGATGATTATTTTACTAATGAAAATCCTAATAAAGTTTCACCCGCTAGTCTAGACAAATTTATAGAAGAATATGATGACCAAATACATCTTCACGGCGACAATAATGTTTAAATAAAAATTTAGAGAATATCACAATAATCAATACTCATAACCACATCTAGTGCATATTCTCCATAACTTACCATATGGTCCATCATCTCTTTCTAATATAATTTGATGACCATCTTCACTAAAATTACACAATGTTATTATATTTCTATTCTCTTCTTCTATACTAGATTCTATTTCTTCTAGTTCTCTCAAGATATTCACTCTATTTTCAATTAATTTACTTACATTTTGTTTTGATATTTCTATTTCTATATTTATTATAATATTATTAATTATTTTGATACATTCACTTTCAGCCATATAATTATAAAAATATAATTATATTTTTATATTTACGATAATATCTTATGCAGACATGTTCATTTTAACTGCTTCATGATGGAGATAATCTTTTATTTCAAAATCTTCAAATTTATATTCATCTATACTATCATATTTATTTTTAATTATTATTTTTGGAAATGGTTTAGGTTCTCTTATCATTTGTTCTTTTAGTGGTTGAATATGGTCTTCATAAATATGTGTATTTCCTATAAAATGAATAAATTCTTTTACTTTTAAATCACAATGATGTGCTAATAAATGTGTTAAAAACGAATATGATGCAATATTGAAGGGAACACCTAATCCAAAATCTCCAGATCTTTGATATAATACACAAGATAATTCAGAATTTTGATTTACATGAAATTGCATCATAATATGACATGGTGGTAATGCCATCTCATCTAACTGACAAGGATTCCATGCACTTAAAAGTATTCTACGAGAGAATCTCTCAACTGGATCTTTCAACATCTTAATTACATTACTAAGCTGATCTACTCCTTCCCCTTGATAACTTTTATCACAATTATCATATTCAGCATTAAAATGACGCCATTGATGACCATATACAGGTCCCAAATCATCCTCTCTATAATTTAAATTTCTAGAATCTAAAAATTCTCTTGAACCATTTAAATTCCATATCTTTACTTTTTGTTCTTTCAATATTTTATTATCAGTTTTACCTGATATAAACCATAATAATTCTTTTAAACAAGATTTCCATGCCAATTTTTTTGTCGTTAATAATGGTAATGTAGATTCTCTCAAATTATATCTCATATTTGTCCCAAATATAACGATTGTATTCCCATTTCTACCTGTTTCTTTCTCTCCATTCTCTAATATATCTTTTATCATATCCAAATATTGTTGTTCATCATGTTTTATCATAATATAATTACTATAATTATATTATCTTTATTATAATTTCATAAAATTAGTTATATTATTTACTAAATAATAACTATTATTATCTAGATCACTTACAAATAATGTATCTTTATCATCATAATTCTTATTATAGTTTTCAGGTGGTAATAATACTACATCGGTTTCATTAAATACATAAAAACATTGACCTAAAAATAATACAAATTTTACTGAATCTTTTTTTCCATTAGATACAAATACATATCTATCCCCATATACTTTATGATATGATGATACTGCTTCTACTTTTTTCTCTTGAATATATTTATATTCTATTGAATATCCATTATCGTATGCCTCTTTTAATTCTATATTATAACAAACTATTGGTATATCTATATATTCATCCTCGTCATTTTTGATATACATAAATTTTTTATTTTTTTTAAATAAGGTTAATAATGTATCTTGAATATAATTCTTATCTACTTTTTTATGACATACAATCTCATCTATTGTAGTCCAATTTGTATCTATTTCTAAATTTAATTCCATTTCATAATCACTCAATAAAAATACAAATAGTTCATTATCTTGTTTATAAAATCCCATATACTCCATATTTTTATTATACATCGCATCATTAATATTTAATTTTTCTTCTAATTTTTTCATTATTAATGATTCAAAATATTCATCATAATCAAAATCGTCATTTTCAACTGAATGGTTTACTCTTGCTACATCAAATATTTTATTTGTTATTTCTATATTCAGACTTCTATACGTTTCTCCGTCTAATAATAATAAAAATTGTAAAAATGGTTCTAATAATTTACAATTATACCTTAGAATCATTATACTACACTTAAATTTATGTTCTAACGTATTTTCGTTCAATATATCTCCTATATCTTTTGATAATTCATCTGCTCCTACATAATATATTTTATTATCTGGTCTTATTAATGCTGTTGTTTCAGGGTCATAGTGATTTGTCATTATATAATATATTATTATATAAATATAAACAATATAAACACATAAATCAATATTACTATATAGTTTAAATAAGCTAAACAAGTACTCTTTTTACTATGGACCTAAGTGACCCTAATTGGAATGATGAACAACACCATCTAGATAATGATGATTCTACTGTTTCTACTGTTGTATCATCTAATGCTAATGGTGACGATGAACACTCTATTAATAGTGGTGGTTTTTCACCTAATAAAAATTTTTATTCTACACAAATTAAAAAAATTAAAACAAAACGTCACCCTGATTGTTATAAAGTTGTTTTACCACAAAAAGTTAAACAACGTGTTCGCTATAAAGACAAAGACGGAAAACCTAGACAAAAAACTATTGTTAAGGTTAAACAAATGCCTGTTTATTTTTATGAAACTAGTTCTAATCCTGGTGCTACTATTAGAGATGCTATTACTGGACAATATTATTCCGGTTATTATGTAGGTAAAGCCGCACACGAAGACCAATTTTATAAAACAGCATATGTTATCGGTGATGCATGCAAACCCGGTCAAAAAATCGGTGATAACAGAGAACCACAATTCCTTTATTTTATGAATCCTGAAAGTTTTGAAAGACATTTTAAAATTTCTATGAATACTGAACGTAAAGAAAAATGGTACAATCAACAAATTGAACTTAGACGACAACGCAATGAACCTGAACCTACAGGTGAAACTATTATCATTAAATAATATAAATAAATTTATTATAAACATTATATGAAACTACATTTAGTAATTCTTTTTTATTTCATTCATTCTTTTTATTCTTTAAAACTGGACAAACCTATTAATATTCTTATTGATAATAAGAATGATCCTCATAGACTTGACCCCGATAATATAATAGATTATACGTGTAATGATGGTATTTGTGCCCCCTATAAAGATACTAATAATCTAACACATTATGATATTAAATTACTACAAATTAAAAAAAATATATTAGATACCCTTTGTAATACTAATATATCTACTATTCAAAAATTAGATATTATTGATTTTTATAACGATATTATTTTTCACAATAATTGCGATTCCACACTATTAGATGATTGGAATTTTGATTTTTTTTAACATTATATTATATATATTATAATATAATGACTGCTATATTTGATAGTACTAATAACTATAAAGATTTTTTTTTCAATGACAAATCCAATACTACTATTCCTATTATTTCATATATTCTTATCCCTTCTATTACATTATTATTTGCTTTTAGATATATTAATCACGAAAAAGAAACTACTTTTCTTGAAAAAATTACCTCTCCAGAATCACCCACACCAGCACCTAAAACACCTACTGACAGCCCTACCACCGGTGGTTATAAAAAAACCATCAAACATAAAAAAACTAAAAAACGTAAAACTAGGCGTCTTTAACTATTTCATTAAAAAAATAGTTTAAATCTTCTGGATTTGATGATAATACACATAAATCCGGCATTATTGATTTATTTTCTGGATTAAATCTTAATATTGCTGGTATTGTTGGTATTATTTTTTTACTTTTATAAAATGCATATATATCAAAGCATTCATCTACATCTAATATTCCACATTTTATATTTGCTGGTAATATACTATACCATTGATTTACTAATCCTTCTATTTTTTTACATGGCTTACACCATTCCGCTCCAAATTTTAGAACTACCATATCATTACTTTCTGTTATTAATTTTAACAATTCTGTTCTATTCTCTAATTCTGTTATAATTTCTCTTCCAGACATTATATATTATTTATAATATTATTTGTTTATTATATTTATTTATTTTATTTATTTATTTATATTATATTATGAGTACCGATATTAGCAATAATCCTATTAATGAAAGTGACATTTTAACTCAAGATAATAGTGGTAATATTATTTCACAAAATGAATTTACAGTTATTCCTCCTTCTAATCTTCAAAATGTTTTTTCTTCTATTCAATCCCCTCCTACGAGTCTTCCTCCTACGAGCCCTCCTCCTTCACGCAGTCCTACTATTACTTATTCTGAACCAGATTCTCTACCTCCTTCTACTGGCGATTTCAATAAATTTAAATATGAATTCTTTGCTTCTAAAAGAAATAATCTTCATATTCTTGCTGAATCCAAAGAATGTAAAAGATTACTTGACCTTAAATATAACGATTTAGTTAATATTATTAACAGAATACAAACTTCTGTTATTTTCACTTCTACTGTTTCCGGTTTTGTACAAGCTACTAAAACACAATTCGGTTTCGGTGATATTGCTAACTCTATTATTTCTATTACTATTGCTACTTATATTTCTCTTGTTCTATCTATTTCTAAATATTATGGTTTAGACGAATTAAAAGAAAGAATTCAATTATTACGTGAAAAATATTCTCTATTATTAAATGAAATTGATTTTAACATGGATAAATTAGGTCCATGGTCTTACAGAAATGGTTGGATTAATGCTGATGCTGATTTAAAATATCAACAATGGAAAAAAGATGAACGTCTTGTTATTGAAAACTATAATAATATTGTTGCTACTAAAAAAGAACTCACCTCTGAATATGAAGATATTATGGATACTAAATCACGTAATTATTACCATATTGAAAATAAAAGATTAAATCTTAAGAACAGAGAAAATGTCTATAATTGGGAAAGAAAAGAAGATGATCTTGAAGTTCAAATTGCTAAAGATAAAAAAGCCCGTACTCAAGCTTCTAATCGCGAACAACTTGAACTTAGACGTAATTCTATTGTTCTCGGTACTGAAGAATTAGATAACTGGTCCTTTAGTGATTGGACTGATGTTGTTGCCTAACTTTTTCTATTCAATAATATATAATGGATTTATTACATATTATTTCATATTTATTTGTTGGTACATTAACTGGATTTTTTATGTCTACTATCGGTGTTGACGGTTTAATTACTGTTCCTTCTCTTATTATATTAGGCCTTAATTTGAAAAAAGCTGTTGTTATCGCTCTTATTTTACAAGTACTCCCACAAACTATACCCGCCATATACAACTTCTGGAAAAATAATGATATCACTTATGAATTATTAATTATATCTTTTATTCTTGTTATCGGTAATTTTATTGGAACTTATTATGGTAGTTTTATCCACACACAAAAACTCGTCCCTGATAAAGTATTATATCAAATCTTTGTTATTTTCCTTTTATTATCTGCTGTTTATATTACTAACAAACATTTAGTTTAAATATTAATTTTTTTTGAGTTTTATTTTATATAATATAATGAAAAATCATAATTTAGATATAAATATGTATAGTTTTAAAGAAATTCTTGGATTATTTAATATTAATAATGATGAACCTACTGTTCAAGATGTTAAAAATGCTAAAAAACAAGTTCTTATGAGTCACCCTGATAAATCTAAACTTGATTCCAAATATTTTTTATTTTTTAAAAAAGCTTTTGATGTTCTTTTCAATTATTATGAAAATAATCTAAAACAAAATGTTGATATTGATAATACTGATACCGATTATAAAGAATATTTTGACCCAGATGATAATAAAGGTATACAACAACACATTAATAAAATAGAAAAGAAGGATTTTAATAATAAATTCAACCGATTATTTGAAAAAAATGCTAGTGTTCCTAAGATTGATACTGAAAAAAATAATTGGTTTAAAGATGAAAATCCTGTATTTAATAATAATGTTGATAACGTTAATGCTAATAATATTAATAATGTTTTCTCTCAATTTAAACAAAAAAACAATGCTATTGTCTTACATAAAGATGTTCAAATTATGAATTCCACTAGAGGTACTAATCTATATGATGATAATGATAATTCTTATGTTACTAGTGACCCTTTTAGTAAACTTAAATTTGATGACCTTCGTAAAGTTCATAAAGACGAAACTGTTTTCGCCGTTGATGAACGCGATTTAAATAAAGTCAAACAATATGGTTCAATGGATGAATATAAACATGCTAGAAATAATCAATCTCTTAATCCTATTGAAAAAAAACAAGCACAACATATTATTGACCAACAAGAACGTTCTCGTAGCAAATATATACAAGAACAACAACATAAAGCTTATATGCAAACTCTTCAAAATGAAGAAAATAATAAAAATTTTATCTCTAATTTCTTAAGATTAAAGAATTAATAAAAACACATCATCCACCATTTCTTTTTTACTGGTATTATATCCCCTGTATTTATATCTATTTTAAACCATCTTACACGCTTACTTCTCGTTTCTACCCAATCATTACAAGCTTCTATTGAATTATTATTATTCAAACATCTTACACAAAACATACCATCCGATAAACAACCAGGACATACCGCCATATCACAATATATACATTTTGTTATATTCCCTTGATTATAATTACAACATTCACATCTCGTTCTTTTTTCAAGATACCACTCTTCTTCCACCGGATTTATTATTTCTTCCGGCTGTATTCTTCTTGATCTATTCATTTTTACTTTATTTCTATTCCTTTCCATTTTTCAATTTTATAAGATATAAAATTGAAATAATTTAAATACATTTTTTTAACATAAATATATAATCATGACTGAAGAACTATTTAAAGATAAGGGTAAATTATTTAGATCTAACATTGTTGATAAAATGTTTTCTAATATTACTGATAAAAATAATGCTATTAATCTTGAAATTGGTGTTTTTAACTACTCCTTGAAAGAAGCCAAACGTAAAAAAATACTTAAAAAATGGGAAAACAAGAAATTTCAAAGAATTTATCTTGATAGACTTAGAAGTATTTATACTAATCTCAAAAATCCTCTTCTTTTAGACCAAATTAATTCTAATGAAATTACTCCTCAATATCTTGCTTTTATGACACATCAAGAAATGAATCCTAATCGTTGGAAATCTTTAATTGAAATGAAAATGAAACGCGATGATACTAAATATACTAATAATCTTCAAGCTTCTACTGATATGTTCACTTGTAAAAAATGCAAATCCAAACGTTGTACTTATTATGAATTACAAACTAGAAGTGCTGATGAACCTGCTACTATCTTCGTTACTTGTCTAGACTGTGGTAAAAATATGAAACATTAAAATATAATATAAAATTTTATTATAAATTATATTATATGGTATATGACCCTACTCTTGCTGCTTTAGCCAAGTCTACTACTTGTGATAAAATGATATGTCGTAAATGTTATGCTAGATTACCTCCTAAAGCAAAAAATTGTCGCAAAAAAAAATGTGGTCATACTAATCATCTTCGCATAAAGAAAAAACTAAAATAAAATCTACTTTTATATTATACATGCCAAAAACTAAAAAACGTAAATGTAAAAAAAATGGTGGCGAACCACCAGAAAAAAAATATTTAATTACCAATCCTACTAAACAGGATTTTATAGATATCTTCGGTGATACTGAAGATAAAGATGAATATCATTGGAAAAACAAAGATAATTTTTTTTTATATAAATTCCCTTTATCTAAACAAACTATGGATAGAATATATTATGCTGATCCATACATTGATGACCACGATGGTCAATTATATAGTTATGGATATATCCATAAAGGTGATTGTAACGACCCTTATAATGATGAACAAAATACCAATGTCCATACCGATACCAATACCATTTTATGTGAAGCTAATTATATTAATAAATATAAATCCCTTTTAGATAAATCTAATCCTTTTTCACGAACATATGATACGCACTCTACCGGTAATAAAGTGTTACGTTTTTTAAATAAATATAAAACTAAAAATAAAGATAAATTCTTTAAACAATGGAAAGATAATAAACGATTAAATACTATTTCTCCATCAAGTATTACTGCTACTGATTTCCATTCTTCTACACTACCAATGGGTATAACAAGTCATAATATTAAATTAAAAAATTCTAAACGTAAATTAAATCATTTTGGTGGTAAAAGAAAAACACGAAAACGTAAAACAAGAAAACGTAAAACACGTAAAACCTATACATAACATACATAGTGTCCTATTATATCATCAAATTTCATCCAATCTACTTCTTGTTCATGTTCTTCAAATTCATCATCATTTACATTTAATTTATCTAATAATATATCGAATGCTTCTCTTGTTATCATATCCTCTTCTATTCCTGTAAATTGTGAATCTTTATCTTCCTTTTCTTGAAGACGATCCCATTCTATTACAAGAAATCTATTTAAGTTTTCATACCAAGTCTTATCTTTTTTTTTTACTTCCTCATATTTTGCTAAAAAAATATTATTTATTATATCCTTTGCTACATCAATTTTATCTGTAAAACCCATTAAATAATATATAAAATTCATTTATATATTTTTTTATTTTTAAACTTATTAGATATATTCCTCCTCACTTAATTCACTACTACATTCCAAATAATCGTCATCATCTTCTACTACAAATCCATCTTTTGCATATCCTGATTTAGTTTTTGGAATATCTTCTTCTTCTTCCTCCTCCTCCACTGAATCTTCTTCTCCTATATCTTCAAATCCTCCATATAATTTATCATAAATTTTATCCCATTCCCCTACTGATATATCTTTTGCATTTCTATTTTCATCTCTTGATATTAATACACAGCTACCAAACATCAATAAATTATCTATCGGTGGTGGAAATTCATACTTATTTTCTGTATTTGCACGACCTACTGTTTTCCCATATACATCTATATTATATTCTTCTTTTTCTATTTTACATTTATATGTTGTTCGTAATTCAAAATTTTCACTATTTTTAAATCCTGCTTTTGTATATATTTTTTCTTCATCATAATTTTTCCATCCCAAACTTTTTACTTCTCCTTTTTTATCTATTATCAAAATACTTACTGTCATTTTATATTTAATCATATACTGATGATATTTTTAAATCAATTTTATAATTTATTTAGTAGTTTAAATCCCCGTTTTTATTTAACATTATAAATGTATATGGAATCTTCTCCAGCTCTTAATCTTTCACCACAACAACCTCCTGCTGTTACTATTACCCAATTACCCACTCCTTCTTTTAGTATTTTCTCATATTTTACCAATTTACCATTTAGTTTAAAGGTTTTATTTTTATCATTATTTATGTTATTTTTACATTACTCTTATATCTTCATTAAAAATAAATTCTTTAGTAAAAAAGTTTCTTTTGATGAAGATAATGACCTTATTGAACAAGCTAATACTCTTGATGATGATGAATCTATTACTGATAGTGTTAAAATTAAAATGGAAAATGATCTTAAAAATACTCTTAATAATGATAATGATGATGATAACTAATAAATTTATTATTTAACGATAATCATAATATTTATTATATTACTTAATATTATGGATTTAGATAATTATTTTAAAAATAAACATATTAAAAACGCTAATGTTAATTATAAACAACTCAAAGAATATACATGGAATAAAGATATTGACCAACAAATTGTTATTAAAAAAATGGAAAATCTTACTGAACCTTTTATTATTAGAAATTATTATAATTCTAATGCTGTTAACATTTGGAATAAAGATAATATTGGAGATATTTTCGGTGATTTTAAATTTAATATTGAAGTATATAACGATAAATATGATTATTATAATGGAATAAAAGATTGTTCTAAGGACCTTAATCTTACTGTTAAACAATATCTTGACTATATGACTGATATTAATCTTAAACCTCCTTATTACTATCTTGCTGAAATTGATTTAAAAGAAAAAATGTATGAGGATGAAGCTTTTCTTAATGCTCACATTATGCCTGATATTATAAATATTAATGAATTTACTGATATTTCTAATTCTACTTTCCCTGTCGGTGAAACTATTTATTTTGGTAATAATACTACTAGTGGCTGTCATATGCACGTTGAAGACGATTTCGTCCTTAACCAAGTTTTCGGTACAAAAGATATTTATATTTTTGATTATTACAATACTAAAAATCATCATTTATTTTCTATGCAAAGTCCTTTCTCTGGTGGTAATAATTTTATTTCTGAAAATTTCTTTGAACAAGACCATTCTTTGTATAATGATTTATATAAAGTTTCTCTTAATCCAGGTGATACTCTTTTTATTCCTCCATGGTGGTTACACGCTGTTCGTGGTAATAATGTTAATTGTTCTATTACTAAAATTTATACACGCAATGACCATTCTTATTTATACAATGATTTATATCTTCTCCTTTTATACACCGTCAAATATTTAGAAAATTTCTGTCAATACTATGGTATTAATATTCTCTTCGTCTTAGTTTTTTGTTTTATTATTTTTTATTGTTATTATTACTATAATTATATTATTAGTATTTTTAATATATATAAATAAATCTTTATATTTTATAATGACCTCCCATTTTGATATTAATATTGATGATCTTCCTGAAAATACTGTCTCTGATATTATTGATAATATTATAAAAAATAATCATAATACTGCATCATATAAATATTTTAAAGAAGTTTTTGCTGATAATAATACTATTATTGATTCTGATTTCAATCAACCTATTATATATCGCGGATTTTGTAAAAATACTGATGCTTATAAATTATGGAACAAAAATAACCTTCATAATTTTTTTGGTAATAATTTAATTAATTTTGAAGATTATGATAGTTTTACACATTTTTTTTCTCATCAAACTAAATCCAAAACTACACAATTCACATGGGACCATTTTATTAATAAGGCTAACCATAATAGACATTATATTGGTGAAGTTTCTATTGATGATATTGACCCTCATTTGAATAAATATTGTCTTAATCCTAATAATAAAACTAATATTTTCGATACTGCTATTTTTTGTGGATTTAAACATTCTGGTAGTACTACACACATCCATCTTAGTAATGATTATTTACTTAATCAAATTATTGGTACTAAAACTCTTTATTTTTTTAATTTAAATGATAATAATCATGTTGGTTCTATTTATTTTGACCCTTTTACTGGTGATGGTAAATTTTTTGACCACCATTATATTGATGATTTTAATATTACTATCGCTGACCATACTAAACTCAATTTATATAAAGTTGTTTTACATCCAGGTGATTCTATTGCTATTCCTCCTTGGTGGTTCCATAATGCCCATTCTGATGAATTCAGTCTTAGTTTTACTAATAAAAGCTATCGTCTTAATCCTTACTCTTATTTATTTACATATCCTATTTTATTGCTATATATTTTCACTTATTTTACATGTAGTAGTCTCTCTGTTCATCATATTTATTTTTTATTTTCTAATACTAGACCCCACTCCTTATTTTCTCTTATTCTTGTTATTTTTACTACCATTATTAAATTTTCTATTCCTACATTTTTATTTATTTACATTATTAATTCTTTTTACAATAATCTTTTATCATTTCATTCATTTATTCCTATTTTCTTCTCCATCATTCTTATCCATTTCATATATACTCTTTTAGTTGATCGATAAACCATTTAAAGATTTTTTTATATATTACACTATGGAGTTGAAACCTTATTTGTACAACAAATTATTTAATAGTATTCCTGATTTTGAACTTTCCTATGAAACTATTTCTCATAAGAAAGTTTCCAACAATTATAACATTTGTTTAGCTATTCCTCACGGTAAAAAATTTATTGCATGGTTCACTTTTTTTAAAGATAAAGATGTTTGTTATATTTTTGAACTTAATAAAGATAAAAAACCTTGTAAATGTACTATGTTTGAACATTCTTTTATTGATTTCACTCACGGTACTCTTATTTATGGCTCTATTTTCAATGAAGATGACAATCCTATTAATTATTATATTATTGAAGATGCTTTCTATTATATGGGTATTGAACTCAAATATTACAATCTTTTCTTTAGAATTACACTTATTAATGACCTTGTTTCCTCTTTACAAACCACTATTTTAAATAATGGTTCTTCTATTTTCTCATTGCCTGTTATTTGGGATATTTCTTTTGATGAAAATAATACTACATCCATTCCTCAACATATCAATTCTATTATTCCTTATCCTATTCATCATATTCAATATAGATCCCTTACTAAAACTATTCCTTATTTTAATGTATTTCTTACTAAAAAACTCAATCTTATCACTAAAACTCAAAATGTCATTCATACTAGTAAAATTGTTAAATACAATATGGACTTTCAACGACCTTTATATAGACGTAATGCTGTTTTCAAAATTTCTCCTGATATTCAAAATGATATTTATCATTTATATGCATATGGTAAAAATAAAGAACTCGTTTTTTATAACATTGCTTTCATTCCTTCCTATAAATCTAGTATATTTATGAATAAATTATTTCGTAATGTTAAAGAAAACAGATCACTTGATTATATTGAAGAAAGTGATGATGAAGATGATTTTCAAAATATTAATATTGATAAAAATATTGACCTTAAAAAGGTTATGAATATTGAATGTTTCTTTAATTTTAAGTTTAAGAAATGGGTTCCTATTAAAGTCATTTATGAAAAAAATCCTCGTATCGCACATATTAAACAATTAGTTGACGATTATTATGATTAAACAATATAAAAGTAATTCTATATATAATTTAATAAATATGGGTAACGCCATTTCTACTGCTAATAAAACTAAACCTCTTCCTTCTCCTCCATCCCCTTTATTTAGTGATAGTGACGATTCTATTGACCTACCTTATAAACGTACTGTTATAGATAGTGACGATGAAACTGATTCTGATGATGATACTTATATTAATACTGATAATAATCATGATAACGATTATAATAGTATTCATTCCTTTGAATCTTTTGATTCTCATTCTCTTACTAGTGATATTGGTTCTAATATTTTCAAATTTATTGATGATTCTATCCGCTTTTTACCCAATCTTACATGTAATCACCCTTTAACTATTTCTTCTAATATTCTCCATATGATCTCTACTTTTGGACAAAATATTGACCATTCTAATATTCATTTCTTTACTACTAAAAAATACAAATTTAATTAGTTTTTTACATAAAATTGAAATCTTTTTTCTATCTTTTTTTATAACAATCACTATCATAATGTTATCTATTTTATCATTTATCCTTTCATATTTTATTAATCCTCAAATTATATTAGTATTAGGTTGTTCTAATACTAATATACAAAATCAACGATTAAACACACTATATCAATATATTGATAATACTAATCTTCCTATTATATTATATTTATCTGGTGGTAAAAAATACCCTAATATTAATACTCTCACTGAAGCTGATATTATGTTTAATCAAATTCATATTAAATACCCCCATTTACCTATATATATTGATAGAAATGCTACTAATACTGCTCAAAATTTTATTAATTTCAATAAATGGATTCAAAATATACCCTATAATAAAGTTATTATTAATACTTCTGATTTTCATAAAGAACGATCACATAAAATATTTAATCTACTCATACATAATATTATTCCTGAATGGATTTTAAGTATTAGTAACTGCAATTCCTGTTGGGATTCTGAAATATTACATATGAATAATATTCATTCTGATATTCTAAATTCTCTTTAAATCATCTACACCAAGCACATAATTCATATTTTATTGCACAATTTTCACATATTAATGGAAATAAATATAAGTACCCAAATGGATTACATACATGACGCGGATTTGTAAATCCTCCTACTTTCTGTTTCTTACATTGCTTACATTTTTTTCCACGACACGGTGATAATAATTTTTCATTTTTATGTATAATATGTTTTTTACATAAAAACGCATTTTGTCTTGGTTCCGGCATATTTTCATACATTATATACAATCTCAAAATAATTTTATTTCAGTTTTTTCTTTAAATACCCAATTATTAATTTCTTTAAGTATTTTCGATAAATATTGTATTTTAAAAAAAAAAATAAGTCGGTCAGATTTTTTTTTTTGGACATTTTTAAAATGTCCGATTCTGAAAAATAGAGAAAAGAATTTTTTTCGAGTTTCTGAAATTTACGTTTTACTCGTATATGCTGTAAATATAAAAATTATATAAAATATTTTGTTACTGAACTTTTTTTATTATTTTTAATTTCGTATATTTTCTGAGTAAATTATGTTGCTAAAATGTATAGTATTTAGGGGTAATGTCAACCAAAAAAACCCCAAAAAAACCCAGTATAAAATATTGTTGTGAGTTATGTAACTTTGTATGCAGTAATAAAAAAGATTATAGTAGGCATATTTTGACTGCAAAACATAAACGGCAACAAGAAGCAACAGACCAGCAACAGCAAAAAACCCCTTCCTATTTTAGCTGTGTATGTGGGAAACAGTATAAAGATAGAACAGGATTATGGAGACACAAGAAAAAATGTAAATATGTTAAAGATGAAATAACAGAAAAAAATAAGTCGGTTACTTTTTTTTTTTTTGGACAAAAATAAATGTCCAATTCTGAAAAATAGAGAAAAGAATTTTTTTCGAGTTTTCTGAAATTTACGGTTTACTCGTATATGCTGTAAATATAAAAATTATATAAAATATTTTGTTATTGAACTTTTTAATTAATTTTATTTCGTTCTTTTCACTCGTTTTTTTATGTCAGTATATTTTAGGAAGAATGACTGACAATTTGACTGACAAAAAAACGAGAAAAAACGAGGAAGAATATTATTGTAATATTTGTGATTTTAAATGCTCATATTTAAGTGATTTTAAACGTCATAAAACCACTGCAAAACATAAAAAACTTACAAATACTGACAAAAAAAACGAGAAAAAACGAGCGACCATAAATGAATTCATTTGTAATTGTGGAAAAATATATAAGCACAGACAGAGTTTATTTACTCATCAAAGAAAATGTAAATATGTTAAAGATGAAATAACAGAAAAAGAAGAGGTACATGAAGTGTCAGAACCAACACTAAGAAATGAGATAAAAAAAGAGGTAGAGAAAGAATATAATATGAGGACTGAGATAAGAACTGAGATAGAAAATGAGTATAAAGGGTTATTAAAAGAAGCGTTAGATACAATGCAGTCACAACAGAAACAAATAAATGAAATGGTACCATTAATAGGGAATAATAATAATAATACAATAAATAATAATTTTAATTTACAATTTTATTTGAATAATGATTGCAAAGATGCATTGAATTTAACAGATTTTATAGATTCATTAAGAGTTCAATTAGAAGATTTAGAATATACAACAGATAATGGACATATAAAAGGAATAACAAATATATTTAGGACAGCATTATGTAATATGGAGGAAACAAAACGGCCACTGCATTGCACAGATTTGAAGAGAGAAGTTTTATATATAAAAGATAACGATGAATGGCATAAAGATGAGAATAAAGAAGCATTAAGTGCAGCAGTAAATAAAGTAGTAGATAAAAATATAGAGAATCAAATAGAATGGATGGATAATCATCCAGAAATATTAACACCAGGTTCAAAAGATTCAAGTAGATATGTAAAAATGATGACAGAGAGTCTAGGAAAAGGAGATGAAACAGAACAACATAAGATAATGAAAAATATAATGAAAGAAGTAACAATAAACAAAGATAAAAAATTAGAAGGTTAATATATAATGAATAAATATTACTCAGAGATAATATACGGAGGAGTAGATGGATTAATAACAACATTTGCAATAATAGCAGGGTCATTAGGAGGAAGTTTATCAAATAGAATAGTATTAATATTAGGTTTAGCGTCAATTATAGCAGATGGATTTAGTATGGGATTATCAAGTTATTTAGCAGAGAAAGCACGTGTAGATGGAAAAAAGGCATTAAAGGTAGGATTAGTAACATTTTTATCATTCTTATTTATAGGAATATTCCCATTAATACCATTTTTCTTTAAATTTAATGATCCATTTAGATTATCATCATATATATTGATAGTATTGTTATTTTTATTAGGATATGCGAAAGATTATAGTATATCAGGAGGAATAGAAACATTAATAGTAGGAGGATTTGCAGCAGGAATAGCATATTATGTAGCAAAAGTAATAGCAAAATATGAAGATGATGAAAATAATTAATTTAATCATAATATTCATCATAGTCATCATAATCATAATATTCATCATTATGATTATTAATAGTTTGAGGATAATACATTATTTTTTGATATTGAGGATTATCAGTAATACATTCAACAAAATCAGTAGGAGTGTAAATAAATGTAGATTCAAATTTAAAACATTCATCACAATCTTTTCTTTTATATATTTTATGTCTTCCATTATCTGGGCAATTATTGCATACACATTTAGGATATACATAATTATTCCAAACAAATTCTTCATATAATTCTTTTTTTTTAAATAAATAATTGTAATATTCTCTTATAGCGGCATATGCAATAGTATTAATACCTCTATATTGTCTAACTAAGTCAGCAAGTTCGTTAGGTAGTTTATTTAAAATATCCATAATTAGTTTTAAAAAGAAAAAAGAAATCATGTACATTCAATTTTATGGATTTTTATAATTATTATCCGCATCTAGAGCGCATTTCAGCATAAGAGCATGTAGTACCATCATCATTAGTACAAATTTTTCTAATATTATTTTTAATAGCAGTAGCAACAGGAGGTACATTATCATTATCATTATCAGGAATATGATAAGCGGGGTCATCATTTTTGTAGTCAGGGTCTTGGAAAATATCAATAAATTGTTTGCACCATGGAATATTTTCATAATCATTATAAGTAATAACATGACTAAGAATCATGCTAAGTTTATTCCAGAACCATGGACTATAAATCATTTCTCTAGGAGAATAAAAAGCCGACTGAATGATATCTTTTTCTATTTTTCCTTTAAGAACTATAAATCTATGGTCAGCATCTTGTGGAATCAACTCAATAAGGTCTTTAGCAATAAGGGTAATAAGTCGCATAATGAATAAGTTAATAAAAAATATATAGTAGGAGATAATTCAATTTTATGTATTTAATATTTTTAGACATTTTAATCAGCTTCAATATAAATAAAATCAGGGTCAATATAATTAACAAACGAGTTGTTAGTATTATTAACAATGGAGCATCCATAAGGACCTCTGTGGTAACTAATAAATATAAGATATACAGTATCACCATTACGGAATAGATAATGGCCTGTAGTAGAACCACTAGTATTACCATAACAGATAGCGATTAAAGAATTATCATTAAAGAAATTAGTAATATCGTGAATAGCATTAGAAGCATAATTATAAGAGAGTTGTGGTACAAGTAGAGTAGAATCAAAAAGATGGATATTATTAACATTTTTTTGAATATAATCATATATTGTGAGAACAATAGAGGCAGAAACATTAGTAAAAGCAGGATTATTAATTTCAATAGCTTTACTCATCCAAGTAATATCATCATAATTAGAAGAAGAATCATTTCTTTCAATAGAAATACTATCGAAATTATTAGGTCTGTTAATAATAATAGAAGTCATTATAAATTTTTGAATTGAATAAAAAACATATTTATTATTCAATTTTATGTATTTATGTAAATAAAAATCAGTAATGTCAGTGGGATTCGAACCCACGCCCGAAGACCAGTACCTTAAACTGGCGCCTTAGACCACTCGGCCATGACATCAAATAAAAATACAAGTGATGACACTTGTAAATCACCTACTGCAGGACTCGAACCTGCAACCTTTCGATAACTTCAAAATCGTAGAAGTCGAATAATCTTTCCAATTGATCTAAGCAGGCAATAGCCAATAGACTTTCTATACTTGGCTGATGTTCAATATATTTAATACATTTTCTTTAAATCTTTTAAATTTAAAAATATTTAATAAAACAGTTCGACTATTTCTAATGTTTTTTCTGATTTAGTTTCGATCCATTTTTGTATTTCATTTTTTAGAGTAGTTAATCTATTATTCCATTCCGTTTTTTTTGATATTTTAATAACTCCTAATGTATTCAATTTCCAACAAGATTCTATTTTTTTACCATCTTTATCAATATAATCGTCTGGATTAAACCTGATAAATATAATCGGTCTATGATTTAAATCTCTTGATAATTCCATAGTTCGCTTGTTATCGCAGCTATAATTTTTATGTTGATTTTCATCAACTTCAATAATAACAATTTGATAACCTAAATCCAACAACAGATCAGGTCTTTTCTTTGAGCATCCATCTTGAACCGTTTTGTCTGCTATCCAAGTGAAATTAGGGAATGTTTCTCTTATATTATCTACTACATCCTTTTCTTTGGTTTTGTAATTTCTAATAATTGGCTTATCGCGATTTTCAGGATTATTGACAAAACAAGGCATACAATATCCTTCATATTTTTTATTTTTAACATGTGTATCACACCAGTTTGATTTACACAAGTGGGAACCACCACATATTATGCAATATCTTTTTAGTTTATTGTGAATGCAAAATGCAGTTCCACTACATTCTCTACAAGCGTATTTTTTTTTATCGTGTTTGCAAAATGCAGCTCCACCACATTCTCTACAAGCGTATTTTTTTTTATCGTGTTTGCAAAATGCAGCAGGATTACATTCTTTACAATCTCTTTTTCGTTTATTGTGAACACAATATGCAGTAGGATTACATTCGTTACAATCTTTTTTTCGTTTGTTGTGAATACAATATGCAGTAGGATTACATTCTTTACAATCATGTTTTCGATTGTTGTGAATGCATAATATAGCAGGAGTACATACTACACATGTATCTTTTCGTTTATTATGAATGCAAAATATAGTAGTACTGTTACTGCATTTTTTGCAATCTCTTTTTCGTTTATTATGAATGCAAAATATAGTAGTACTGTTACTGCATTTTTTGCAATCGCTTTTTCGTTTATCGTGAATGCATAATAGAGAAGGAGTACATACTACACATGAACTTTTTCGTTTATCGTGAATGCATAATAGAGAAGGAGTACATACTACACATGAATATTTTCGTTTATCGTGAATGCAAAATGCAGCTCCACCACATTCTCTACAATTTCTTTTTTCTTTGTTATGATCACATTTTTTACGTGTCATTTATATAATTAAAAAAGAACCGTTAAAATAATTCAATTTTATGATATTTTGTAAAAAAAATGTAAATAATTGTAAAATATGTTTTTTTTAACATTTTAAATTGTTTTTTCTATTATATTTTAAATTGACTTTCATAAGAAGGGCTTTTTTAAGTGTTTTAATTTGAGAATCAAAATCATCATTAATAGATGAAATAGATTTGAATTTATTTTTATTAGTAGGAAAAATAGGTGTAAGTTTATTAGAAATAAATGTAAAACAGTTAATACAAATATTAATATTAGTAGAATCTCTATGTGGATAAGTTAAAACGGGAGAGCATTGTATATTACAATTATAACAGTTCATTTTGATATTGATTTAAGAGAAGAAGGTCAATATCAAAAAATTCAATTTTATGTATAGAATTTATTTATAATAACGATTTAAATAGGGCATAGATCTCTTAAAAGGAACAAAAGCGGATTTAAAGAAATCAAAGAATTTTTCATATTCTAGAAATTCATCATCAATATTGTAATATTTGAATCCAACGATTTGTATAGAATGGTTATAAATAAGGTCTCTAATATCGGGATTATTAATATTACTATTAGAAAAAATAGGGGAATTAGGATTAGTTTCAGGTAAAGCAATAGTAATTCTCTTAATATTATCAGTAAGACCGGAATCTGGATTGACAGAAGGGTTATTATTATCGGAATCAATGATATCAATAATTTTTTTCTTTGAATAGAATAGATTGTTAGATTTAGCATTAATATAGTTATCGATATTGAAACAACCTACTTCATTAATGGAGCATTTAGTAAGAGAATTATAATTAGAAAGAGTAGTATTATCAATTAAAAAAAGAACTTTACCCATAATATCATTAAGAGTAGTATTATCATTAATTTTATCACTGTATAATTTACCAGATTTATAAATGGTAGCATCGATACATGCAGCAATAAGTTTAAGAGATTTAGGATCATCAGATTTAACACGAAGATGAATAAAAAGAGGGTCTTTTGGATTAGGAATATCTTGAATAAAAGCATTAGCACTAATAGAAGAGAGGGCATCAAAAAGAAGAATAGTATTATCAGTATCTCTAGTAGTATAAGAAGAATCAGTAGTATAAGAGATGTGTGGGATGTCATCAATAATGAATATTTCAAAATCAAGGAATCTACAGCCTCTGGATAATAATAATTTAATCATATCAATAGAAACAAAAGAACCGGAGACAGCGGAATTAAAACTAGATTTAATAGAATATTCTTTAAGAGGAAGATGCAAATCACCATTATAATTATCAATTTTAACATTATCATTAAATTGATTATCAAAATTTTTATATTCACCCTTAGCATTAGATAAAAGAGAGAAACTTTCAAAATCATCTTTAACTTTAGAAAGAGAGATTCTTTCTTGAATTAAATTGTAAATAATAATAGAAGAAATAAATAATGTAATAATTATCAAAAATTTTCTTAAAATATGTTTCATTTATTTATAATATATTATTAGATGATAATAATATAATAAGAAAATATAATATATTAAATATATAATCATGGGCGGAGGATTACTAAATATACAAGCAGTAGGAGAAAATGATATAATATTTACAGGAAACCCAACAAAGACCTTTTTTAAAGTAACGTATGCTAAATATAATAATTTTGGTTTACAAAAGTTTAGAATAGATTATGACGGTTTGAGAGAATTACGTCCATCAGAGCAATCAGTATTTAAATTTAAAATACCGAGATATGCAGATTTATTAATGGATACATATTTAACAGTAACATTACCAGATATATGGAGTCCAATACATCATCCAGTAGTAGAGAATAGTAATACGTGGGCACCATATAATTTTAGATGGATAGAAAATATAGGAAGTCATATAATAAAAGAGGTATCAATAACGTGTGGGTCAACAACATTAACAAAATTTTCAGGAGAATATTTATCAGCAATGGTAGAGCGTGATTTTACAGAAGAGAAGAAAAATTTATATTATAAGATGACAGGAAATACACCAGATTTAACAGATCCAGCAAATATAAATGGAAGAAATAATACATATCCAAATTCATATTATACAACAGCGGGTGTAGGAGCAGAACCATCAATAAGAGGAAGAAATATATATATACCTTTAAATACATGGTTTACATTACATCACAAATGTGCATTTCCATTAATAGCATTACAATATAATGAATTAAATATAGAAGTAATATTAAGACCGATATCAGAATTATTTCAAGTAAGAGATGTATTTGATTCAGAGTTTAATTTTCCATATGTAAAACCAGATTTTAATCAAGCAAGATTTCAAATGTATAGATTTTTACAAACACCACCTAGTGTATTAAGTGGTTCAGAACAATATGAGAATAAAATAAATACATGGAATGCAGATGTACATTTATTATCAACATATTGTTTTTTATCAAAAGAAGAACAAGATAGAGTAGCAAAACAAGACCATGTATTTCTAATAAAAGATGTATATGAATATAAATATGAAAATGTAACAGGATCAAAAAAAATAAATATACCATCAACAGGTTTAGTGTCAAGTTGGATGTGGTATTTACAGAGAAATGATGTAAATATGAGAAATGAATGGGATAATTATACTAATTGGCCATATAAAACACTACCAGGAGATATCTATTTAGCACCCCAAGATAATACATTGGAAACAACAATTCCTTATGGACCATATATTAATCCAGGAAATGGTAGAATTACAGGTTTATATATAACCGGTGATTTTAATCCAATAAATAGAAAAGAAATATTAGAAACAACAGCTGTATTATTGAATGGTGAATATAGAGAAAATACAATGACAAGTGGAGTATTTGAATTCGTAGAAAAATATGTAAGAACAAATGGTAATGCAAGAGATGGAATATATTGTTATAATTTTTGTTTAAATACAAATCCAAAAGAATATCAACCAACAGGTGCAATAGATATGAGTAAATTCAAACGTATAGAATTAGAAATAACAACATATGTACCTACAATAGATGTAGTAAATTCAAGATTTGATGTTATATGTAATGATGATGGACAACCTATTGGTATTAGAAAAAATAATTGGCGATTATATGATTATAATTACAATTTAGTTTTATTTGAAGAGAGATACAATATAGTATCATTTGTTGGAGGAAATTGCGCATTAATGTACGCAAGATAATGTAAATCGGTTTTATTATTATATTATTATCATCTAATAATATATTATAATTACAATGACAACAAAATGGAAATCAGAAATATTTAGTAATGAAACCAAAAATAAAAATAAAAATATAGATGTGCATAAAATGCAAAATAGAATAAAAAATATAAAAAAAGATCCTGATAATATTGAACCATTTGAAACTATTGATGTAGATGATGATAATAATTTAAAAGAAGGAATGTTTAATAAAGATGATTTTACTGGATATTCATATCCAGACCCTGATTTTGTAGGGGCATCAAATCTAGCTATTAATTCAATAACAGAATCAATTGATAAAATATATGATTATGTTGTTTCATTAATAACATATATAGCTACAGAAATAGTAAATACATTATCTTCAAATGAAGATGATAAAGACGAAAAAGGCGAAAAAGAAGAAGATATAAAAACAGTAAGAAAATATGTATCCTTATTTTTCTGTTTATTTTTTGGTTATTTTGCAGTATTCAATTTATATTATTTAACAACATTTAAGAACCCATTAACTAATAGTGAAAATCAAATGTCAAAAATTCTTAAAAATGGATTAACTGAAAAAATAAAGGAAATGTCTAATGGAAAAGGTCTTAGTGGAAATTTTTGGGCAATAATTTTATTTTTATTTGAATTTGTATTCATAATTTTTGATGATCTAAATAAATTATTAATAGATCAAATGCCAACAGTAATATCAAGTTTATCTAATAAATTAATAACTTTTTTAATACTATATGTTTTAGCAGTAATTATTTTTTATTATTTTGCAGAAACCATGAAGGATTTATTAAATACTTTATTTAGTGGAGAGCTTTTAAATTTTACAGGTAAAAGCAATAATGACGATGGGTTTAAATATTTTGCTAAATTGTTAATGCTAGTTATAGCATTTTATATTGGTAAATCTATAGGAAAAGATAAAAAGGAAGGATTTTTTAACGATCATTATTTTGCATCTGTTAGTTCTCTAGGCAGACTAGCATCGAATGGAGTGCCTGGTATTCCAATGATAGGCCTATGGATAATTGTAAATATTTTAAGATTTATAATGTTAATGATGATTACATGTACAGTGTTACCTATATTATGGGCATTTGCTATAATATTTTTCTGTTTCTTAATAATACCAATAGATTCAGGGTTTAATATAGCTGAAATAATGAGTAAATTTGATGATATCATTAATGATTGTTTAACTGACTTTAAGCAAGATAAAAGGAGCGACTGTGATGAAAACATGTCAATTGTGCAAACTATTATATTTATATTGAAAGTTATATTCCATTTTATATTTAAAAATTTATTACCGATTTCTTATATTTCTATCTTTGTAATTGCTATATGCGATTATATTTATAATATAAATAATATAGGATTGAAAAATATGTTAATTGGTGCAACTACTGGAATTATATTTGTAGCACTATTTATTTTATCAAATTCTGGTTTTGAATCTATTCGTGAAAATCTAATGCAAGCAAATCTTAAAAGTAATTTCTTTAAGGTAAATGAAACAGATTTGTTTAAAAAATATGAATTTGATATATCAAAAATACCTAGTGGCGATAAGGCCTTAGAAAAAATTAATAAAGATATAGCAGAATTAAACCAAACTAGAACAAAGGATATAAAAGAAATAGTTAAACCTATTTTTTCTAATAATAAAGATTAAATATACTTAAAGTTAAGTTAATAAAATTAAGTAATGATTGTTGAGATCAAAAACCTTAAAAAAGCTGAACAGTTTGTTCAAATTTTTCAAAATTTGAAGCTATTTACCACTAACTTGAATATTTCTTTTAGAAAAGAGCAAGTATATATTCAAGGTATGGATTCTTCACATGTTAGTTTATTTGAAGTTAAATTAGCAAAATCATGGTTTGATGTATATGATATTGATGAAGACACCGTAATTGGTTTGAATGTTTCTATTTTATTTAAAATTCTACATATTAGAAGTGATACACAAACAATTACATTAATTAACAATGAAGATAATTTAGATATAGAACTTAAGAGTGATATTAAGACTGAATATGATAAATTTTTCACATTACCTCTAATTGATATAGACGATGAAGAATTAGGTATTCCAGATGTAGATTCTACACTTATTTTTTCAATGGAATCTAAAAAATTCAAATTATTGATTGACCAATTTTCTAATTTTGGTGAAGATATTGAATTTAAATATGCAGATGATGAATTAATGGTATTATCTGATAATAATACTGAAGGTTCTATGAAAATTAATATTAAATTAGATGATATGGAATCATGTGAAGTTGAAGAAGATGCTAATTTTAAATCTAGTTATAATCTTAAAATAATTTCTAATATGGCTCAATTTCATAAACTTTCTAATGATGTTTATTTACATATCTCATCTGATATGCCTTTTCAAATTAATTATAATTTAGACGATGACAATTATTTAAGATTCTTTTTAGCACCAAGAGTCGGTGATGATTAATACGAAAGAATATATATATTTAAATCTATATAAATATATATAATGGCGAATAAGACTAAAAAAAATAATCTTAAACGTAAAAATAATAAATCTATTAAGAAATATAATAAAAAACAAACTGCTGGTAAAACTAAAATACCTAAGGTCGCTCCCGGTAAAAAACCTAAGAAAAAACAAAAAGGTGGCAATAAAATAGGAAAAAAATTAGAAAAAGATCTTAAAGAAGGACAAAAACAAGATAGGCAAAATAAAGAACAAGATAGGCAAAATAACGCAGATAAATATATGAATAGACAAATAGAAGGTGAAAAAGGATATAATGATTCTATACGTAATTCTTCTTATAATGATTCTAGAGGTAATTCTTCTAAGGTTGTACCTTTAACGGGAAAAGAACTAGAAAAAATGGATAAAGAAGAAATGGATGGAACTGTTAATAATAGAGTTAAAGATAAACCAGAAGGAAAATATAAATATGAAAATTTAATTAAATTTACAAAAAGAAAAGTTGTTCCTCAAGAGTTAGTTATAGAATGGAATGTTATTATTAATGCATACAATAAAGAAAATCCACAACAACGAATTGAAGAAGGTTTTATAGATAATTTTAATAATATGATTAATGACAACAATTTCAAAATTACTAATGCCGATTTTGTTGGTAGTATTAAAGAATACTTTACAAATAAATATAATGGATTATTTGATGGAACTATCAATGAATTGATTGAATTTAAAAATAATTCTAATATTAAAGAACTTATAAACGAAATGAAGAGACAAGATGCTGAATATAGAAGAAAAGTGAAAGAAGCTGACCCAGAAGTAACAAGTCTAGCTAAAATAGCAGCTGCTGAAGAAGAAGATTATGAGCCTTTAGTTAAAGGTAGTAAGAACCGTACAGAAATAAGACACACAGATACTGGTGCAGCACCAATGTCCAGTAAAGCAAACAGTGGTCTTGGGGGGTTACAAGAAGCTTCAGTAGAAAGAGAAAAAGAATTAAATACACAACAATATAATGATGTTAAAGCTAGACTTGAAGAAGCACAAAAAGCTGAGGAAGAATTAAAAAAAAAACGCGAATTAGAAACAGCAGAAAAAGAATATAGTAAAGCAACTAGAGATTTAAATAATAAAACATCTGCTGATACTATCACTCGTACACCAAGATTAGTAGGAAATCCAGTTGTGGAATATTGGCTAAAATTAGCACGCGATATGCGTGAAAGATATCAACAACATGAAAAAGAAGCAGCAGCACGTGGAATATTAGATGATATAAATGAACAAGCGAATGTATATATAAAAGGATATCATGGCGATTATAAAGATAAAATAGAAGCTTTAAAGAAAAAAGTAGATGAAATAGAACTTTCAACAACAGAAGACTTAAGTGCTGCAGAAACGGCATTAGAAGAAATAGACTCGACTAAAATTAAAGATGAATATAATGAGCATAAAGAATTTTATGAAAATCCTGAAGGATTTGGTAAAGATAGTGTTCCACCTGAATTGTCAGGTGTTGATGAGTTAAAAGAATTACAAGAAGTAAAAGAGGAAAAACAAGAAGATATTAAAAAAGCAGAAGCAGCTCAAAAAGAAGCAGAAGAAGAACGCAGATTAAAAGATGCAGAAGCAAAAGCAGCAGAAGAAGCAGCAAAAGCAGCAGAAGAAGCAGCAGAAGCAGCTCGTATTGCAGCAACTGCAAAAGAAAATGCAACAGGAATTTCATCAACAACATCATCATCATCACCATCACCAACAGAAGTAAATCAGGAAGGAGATGAAAGTGAAGACGAGGAAGAAAAAGAAGGACTACCACCACCACCAACAACATCATCATCATCACCACCACCAACAGAAGTAAATCAGGAAGGAGATGAAAATAAAGGACAACTGGAACAGAATGTAGCAGAAGTAAAAACAGAAGAAGAAACAGAAGAAGAAACAGAAGAAGAAACAGAAGAAGAAAAAGTACTACCACCACGACCACCACAAGGAGATAACAGCGATGATGAAAGTCATGGAAACCAGAAACAGGAACAAGGAGAAGATGCAAAAGCTGCAAAAGCTGCAAAAGCTGCAAAAGCTGCAAAAGCTGCAAAAGCTGCAAAAGCTGCTTTGGAAAAAATAAAGGGAATGGGAGAAAGACTTGAAGAAATGATGAAAAAACAAGAAAATCTGCAAGAAGAAAATAAACAACATTTAGATACTTTGTTTGGTACGAAGGAAGAAAGACAACAAATGAAGGAAGAAAGACAACAAATGAAGGAAGAAAGACAACAAATGAAGGAAGAAAAAGGACATGAAAGTGAAGACGAGGAAGAGAAAGATGTTTCAGAAAAAGATAAAGAACAAGTATTTCTTGATAATGAGTTCTTACAAAGTAATGATCTTGATATAAAAATTAAAATGGGAAAAAAAATCAAAAATATTAGTAATATAGATAAGATATTACAAGAATACAGAAAAAAATACAACGAGTTATTTAATAAAATATCAGAAGATTATACTAATAATTTAAATAATTTTGAGAGAAAACAAGAAGAAACTGAATCTGGAACTGAATCTGGAACTGAATCTGGAACCGAATCTGGACCTGAATCTGGAGACAAATCAGTACCTGGAACCGAATCTGGAACATCGTCATCATCACCAGCTAGACCCAAATCAGTATCCAAAGCTAAGATGCCTGCATTTCCACTACCAACAGAATTATTTAGAAATGTAAAAAAAGACTCTATAATGTCATATACTGATAAAGATGGTAATAAAGTTTATATATTAATTGTTTATAAAACTCATTCTATAGTTTATTATAATAAATACGGAAATGGAGAATGGAAAGAAAGAGGAAATGATATGACACAAGATTACGAAATTAATAGCAACAAAAGTAGTCCTTTTCATTATAAAAATTTTGAAAATTTACAGCTAGAAGTCATAACAAAAGAAAAAGCAGAAGAAGAAGCAGCAAAAAGACCAACACTAACAACTCGGTTTGGGACACCAGTACCAGATACAAGTAATGATGCAAAGCACGCAGCGGAAGTGCATACACAAGAACAAATAGAACAGCAAAGACGAGAACAGAATGAAATTGATAGTCAAGAAGATAAAAAATTTTGTGGAGGATATCAAATAATACCTACAGCAGGCAACGGTGATTGTTTGTTTTATGCATTTTTAATGTCACATAGAAACCAACATGCTAATAAACCTCTTACTTATAAAAACAAAAACAATAATATTGAAAATATTGAAAATGATAAAAAAAATGATAAAAATAATGTTGAAACATTAAGGAAATTAGTTAATGAATGGATAAATACTAACAGGAAAACGGAAATAAATAATGGTCTCTTATTAGAATCTTTAATTTCAACTACGGATACGGATACGGATACGGATACGGATACGGATATAAATATAAATAATATAACTGACAATAAATGGAATACCTATATAGACCGCCATAAAAACGGTGATTGGACTGGAGCAGATTCAATACTGGCTTTATCACAGATATTTGGATTTAATATTATAGTTTGTACTAGCGATAACAAGAGATGGATTATAACAAATGCATATAAAGAATCAAATATAATAAAAAAATATGATGATGAATTAGTTATAAATTATAATGCACGCAGCCAATATCATGGTAATCATTATCAAGGATTGAAAAAATCGGCTAGAGCCGCAGATGAATCTCAAGGATCCTCACAAGAGGATATAGAAGAGGATATAGAAGAAGAAGGACAAGGACAACAAGAAGAGAAAGGGGAACCAGAAGAACTAACACCTGAGCAGAAAGAAGAATTACTAAAAAATATTGAACCAACGCGCGAAAAGATCAAATCAAGTAACAATGTTGAAGAAGCAAATGAAATTCTTGATTTATTTTTAAAAAACACAATGAAAAGAACTTTAAAATCACCAGCCCAAACATTCATGAGTGAATTACGAAGAATACAAAGAGAACAACAGGAAATATCAAGAAAATTGAAAAAAACAAGACATAAAGGAGGAGATGATAATAAGAAATTAGATGCTGTAAAAAAACTAAAAGAAGAAATAATTACGGAATTAAATAAGTTAGAAAAGGAATTAAAAAAGAAGACAGAAGGAGGTAAGAGATTAAATAAGACATCTAAAAAAAGGTCAAAAAAGAAAAGAAAGACAATGAAAAATTAAAATAGATATATATATTATAAATGTCAGTAAAATTATTAAAACCAATAAAGGAAATATTTAGAAATATAAATACATTAAAGCAGAATAAAGTATATTTTTTATTATTATCAACAATAATATTTTCATTAATATACTTATGTCTAGGAGATAAACATTTTCATGGAGTAAATAAATTTAAACAAGAAGTAAGAGACGAGGTAGTAAAAGATGTAGTAAGGAAAGAATTAGTAGAGAATTTTGAGACAGAGACAGAGAAGACAAGTGAATTATCGCCGGGAACATTACGAACAGGAGTATTGGGACCAGGAATGTTAGGATTAGGACTATTAGATCATAATCCAGAACCAGGATTAATAAAAACAGCGAAAGAGGAGAAAATAATAGATAAAGAAACAAAAGAAGCGAAAAAAGATGTAATAAAAACAGATATAACAGTAGAAAATGTAAAACAGTCACCATTACAAAGTTTATATAACAGATTGTATTTTAGTATAGTAACAGGAACACTATTAGGATATGGAGATATATACCCAATAACAAATACATCAAAATTATTAGCAATGATACAATCATTATGTACAATAGCATTAATTTTGTCATAATTAAAGAAATGTATAAAATTGAATTGTTTTTAAACAAATATTTAAAAACAAATATAATAAACCATGGAAGAAAAAGAATGTAAAAAAACGAAAGCTCCAGCTTATGAGAAATTAGGAGACTACTTTAATGTAGAAAGGAATGAATTTGTATTTCCAATAGAAGAACAACCAGATGTAGAAGAATTTGAAGGAATAATAGAAGAGAAAGCGATAGTAGTAGCAGAATGTGTATTGAATACAGAAGAGAATTTTCCAGGACAAAAGAAAAAAGATGGAAGCTTAAAAAAACAAAGAGAGTTATATAAACCGGGAGAGGAGGATTACAAAGGAAAAAAAGTAGATTATATAAAAGTAAGTGAAGAATGGACAGATAAAGAGAACGAATGGTTATATTTAATAACCTATAATAAACGAATAGTAAAAATAGGAATGACAATATCATCATTGGAAGATAGATATAAATCGTATTCGTGTGGAACAACACGTGCAATGGAGAAAGGGTCGTGTTCAACAACAAATTTTATAATCACAGAATGTAACTTTAATGCGGTAAGAAAAGGAATGAAAGTAGAAATTCTAGGAATAAAATGTCCATTTGAAAAAAAAGAAATAACAAGATATGGTGTAACAAAAATTTGTAAAATGTCAAGTGTGCGTGATCAAGAGACAATGATAACAGAATGTTTTAGAAAGACATATAATCACAAACCAGTATTATGTGTTCAGGAAGGGAAATAAAAAAAAATATTTACATAGTTAATTTTTTACTTGAAATTATAAATGGTTTTGAATGTATGTAATTTCATCGGGTGTAATATTAAAATAGTTATATATATTATCAATAGAAGAAACATCAGGAATAGGGAAACTCTGTAAAATACGAATATTATTGAAATTACCCCATCTACAAATATTATTAATAAAAACATAAAGAGGATGATTTAAAATGGTCATATAATAATGAGCAAGTTTTTTAGAAGGGCATAATATAAATACAATAGATTGAGTCATACCACAATTATCTACAAATACTTTATATTTATCTGTTGTAGAAATGAAAACCTTATAACCATCTTGAAATTTATGAGGGCGTGAAGCATAAACAGTTTGACTAGGAGTATGTATAAGTTTATATTTAAAAGTGTCATTTTTATCAGGACTAATAAGAGAAGACTTTGTATATTTGTGTAAGTCGCTACTAGTTTTAACATCAAATTTAGTGAGATTAGTATTATCAACAGTTTTAGAAAGGATATTTTGAACAGTTTGATTATAGAGGAGAGGAATATATCTACGTGTCATAGAAGCAACAGGACTAGAATATTCATTTTTTTTCCATATACCAGTAACATTAATATCTTTATAAAAAGGACAATTTTGAATAATATACCATGTAAAACTAGAACCAATTTTTTTGAAATATTTTTTAGCAGAGTGGATATCTAAATGTATAATCTGTAAAGAAGTGATAGTAGAAATCAATAAATTACGGTCAGCAAAAGACATCCAATTATCAGGAGTAATAAATAATAAATAACCATTAGGTTTAAGTAAAGAAAGAGCTTTATCTATAAAATCTTTAATGAGATTATGATTTTTAGAAGCTCTTTTACCATTAGGTAAAAGTTTAGCATAAGGGGGATTAGCAACAATAAGGTCATATGTATTATTATTATCAGTAGTTAGGAAATCACTATTAGTGATATTTAAATTATATTTATCGTTAGAGAATATAGAACGGACATTATCTAATCTAGCTTCATTGATATCGTTAAATTGAAGGATATTTTCAAGAATATCTTTTTTTGAATGGAATTCTAATAATTTAAATAAAATAGGAATACTAAAATTACCGTTACCGCAGCAAGGGTCTAAAATAGATAAATTATTTCTGGACCAGATATCAGTAGGAATTTTATCAACCATTTCAATAACACAATCAATAGGAGTCGGTTCATCATTAGAGGATTTATAAGTAGTTTTATCAGTATTTAATGTAGAATCATAAAATAGCTTAAGGTCTTGAAAAGAAGAATTATCAATGTTAATCATAATAGTTATATTATAATAAACGGAAAATATTTAAATCAATTTTATACCTTTGAATATTTAAATGATTAAAAAAAATGTATTGAAAATATCAAAAAGGTATAAAAAAATAAGTAATTCCATAAAATTGAAATAGATTTAGATATTTATTTAAAGATAAATAATATAAACAATGGAAGAAATACAATTAATTTTGACATCAGTAATAGATAAAATACCGGGAGTACCGAAATTATCTAAGAAACAATTAGAGGTAGATAGGTTATTTCAACCGGATTTATCGGGGAATTCTAGATGGATATCTAGAGAGGAGATAAGAGAGAATAAAATATTAGATTGGGGGAATAACGGTGCAGCAAGACATGGAGTATATTTTGCAGATAAGCGTTATATTTGGGAGAAGGATGGAAAGGGTTCAATAAAAGGACTGAGAACGATAGGTTTTAGTGATGATGAGTTATATGGTGCAGCAAGACCGATAAGAGGGGATATAGAGAAATATCACAAAGCAATGGGATGTGTAGTATGTGGGAGTCACTCAGATTTAGTAACAGATCATAAGAATGATTTATATAATGATTTACGTGTATTAGATAGAAAGACACAGACAATAGATGACTTTCAATGTTTGTGCAATCATTGTAATTTACAAAAAAGACAAGTATCAAAAGTAACAAAAGAAACCGGAAAGAGAGTAGGGGCAACAACAATAGCATCATTATCAATATTTGGGATAGATTTCGTGGAGGGCGATGAGAAATTTGATGAAAAGGATGTGAATGCTATGGTAGGGACATATTGGTATGATCCGGTAGAATTTATGAAAAAAATAAAAGAAAAAATGATTAATCCTTAATTAAATATAACTTTTTTACATTAAGTCAATAATTTGATCGTAATATTCTTTAGATATTTCGGAGCCAATAAATTTTCGATTAGTATTTATGGATGCGAATAGTGTAGTGCCTCCACCTAGGAATGTATCTAAGACAGTATCACCTTCATTACTGTGTTTTTTAATTAATTCTTCAAATAAAGGTAAGCTTTTTTGAGTGGGATGGAAACGATTTTTACCACCTTGTAAAGGGTGCATATAAATAGCATTATCATATTTACTATTAAATGTAGGTTTAGCTCCTTTAATACCGAGTAGGGCAATTTCTCTACAATTAGTAAGATAATTAACCGAAGAGTTAATCGGTTGTGGATTAGTTTTGATCCATTCAATGAAACGAATTTGTTTAAATTTATATTTTTCAAAAAGGTCTTTTAATGGTGTAATTTTCCATATATCAAAGAACATAATGAGTGTGCCGCCTTTTTTAAGTTTTTTATAATATTGTGAAATGAAAAGTTCAAGTTGGTCAATAGTAAAATCATTGTCCCAATCACCATAATCAGTTCTAACACAATATTTTTTACCATAAATACTACCAAATTTCATATAATTATCTTTTTTAGAGTCATCAGTAATATTACATTTAGATTTATATTCATTCCATTCAGCTTCAGTTTTAACAAATTCGACACCATTTTCTTGATTATTTTTGACATTATTGTAATGTGTGTTCATACCACTTTCACGTGAAATAATATAAGGAGGATCAGTTAGAACTAAGTCGATAGAATTATCAGCAATTTCATTTAAAAGGTCAAGTCCAGAAATATTATGAATTTCCATAGTTATATTTTATATAGAAAAATAATATTTATATAGATTCAATTTTATATAAAAAATAATAAGACAAGAAAAAAGATGATAAGAATAGCAAAATCAAAGTTGAATTAAACATTTGGGTTTAGATTTTTTTTCAGTTTTATTAGCAGGATCATAAGAGATATTCCATTTAGTATCAGTCATGTTAATATAATTATCAATATCAGTGTTATAAATAAAGTAATCATTTTTTTTATAATATCTTTTTCTTTGTAACCATTGTTTTTGGAAAAGTTCGTGAGAATCAATGATATCAACAACAATAGGGTTATTACCTTTGACCCTAAGAATTCTACCAATAGATTGTGTAATATCAGTTTTAGGAGTAGCCATAATCAATGTGGAAAGGGTTTTAATATCAAGAGCTTCAGCAGCCATAGCATAAGTAGCGAGAACAACAGATTTGGTTTCAGTTTCTTTAAGGTCTTTTTCTTTCATTCCACCGACATAATAACCAATAGTAATAATATCTTTAAGAGAATCATGAATATATGTTAATAAATTACGATTATGGGCAAGTAACATAATTTGTTTATCGTGTTTTTCATTTAAAAGGTCTTTAATAATTTGAATAATAAAGCATGAACGGCGTCCAAAATTACATAACTTAGAAATCATAGTACTATACTTAGGATTACCTCTAAAATCATATTCAACAGTATTAAATTCAGTGTCATTAGAGTTATAATTAATAGAACGAACAGTAACTTTATCGGTTTCTCTGTTATTATCTCTATAAATTCTATCACCAATGAACATATATAGAATATTAGTAAGTTTATCTTTTCTTTCAACAGTAGCGGAAATACCTAGCATATAAGGAGTAATACATTTAAATAGAGCTCTAGAGAATTGTTCGCTACCAATACGATGTACTTCATCAATAATAGTCATACCAAATTGTGAGAAAAGAGATTGTTCAAAAGATTTAGAATGAAGTGTTTGAAGCATACCAATAACAATATCTTTATCGTCAGTATCACAAACACTAGCTTGTATTTTACCAATTTTAGCAGAAGGTAAGAATTCATTAATACGTTCAATCCATTGATTCATTAGAAATTCTTTATGAACAATAATAAGTGTTTTTTTTGATATTTTAGATATAATATCTAGAGCCATAACAGTTTTTCCACGACCAGTGAAAACTTCAAGAATAGCACCATTACCTTTAATATTAGATTTAGCGGCAACATTGGAATTAACATATTTAATATAAGTATTAATAATATCTTTTTGATAATCTCTTAATTCTTTAACAAAAGGCACTGAAATATCGGTACCAGGAGAGATTTCAGTATTATCAGGTAATCCATATTTTTTTATACCATAAAAACGTGGAACATATATTTTATTTTCATTTTCTCTATAAGCAGGAAAAGGATTTGAATCATCATTAACAGTTTTAATAGCTACAAATGGTTTCATAAATAGTTCATTTTTAATATTTTCAAGTTGTTGAGAAGATAAAAGTTTTTTTGGAATAGTATAACCTTTTTTTCCAATATAAGAGTTGAGACGAATATTTTCATTCATGATATTTATTTGTAAATAATTTAGGATATAAAAATTCAATTTTTTATGTGTTAAAATATATAACAGATTATATATAATGGTATTAGGATTATCAAAAATAGAATTAATATTAGCAGTATTTTTAGTATTTTATATATTGGGTGATTTCGATACACCTATGTTAATAATGGATAGTTTTAAAAGTATATATCCATCAATAATACTTTTTGGATTAGTAATTTATTTATTTATGTATGGAAACGGATTAATATTCTTATTAACTTGTTTTGCATTATATAGATTAATAGAAAGAGTAGATAATAAAAAATATCAACAAGTAAAAGAAGGATTTGTAGGAAAAATTGAAAAAATAGATGGGAAAGATATACCAGTAGTATCAGAAAAAGATATAATAGAAGAAATGCCTGAAAGAATAGAAGCACCAAAGGAATCTGCAATGGTAACAGAAGCTTTTACTAGTGCATTAACAGAAAATTCTTTAGAAAAACAATTAATTGATAAAGAATCACCTGTAGGTAAAGGGACACAAATAAAATATAAATCTAGTAATTATAAACCAGTAAAAGATAAATTAATAGGAGCAAGTTTAGCATAAATTATATAATATATAAAAGTATATTATATATGAAAAGGATAACCGTGTTAGTATTATTAATAATAATATTATTTAGTATATGTTTATATTTAGTATCTAATGAAAAAATAGAAAGTTATATAGTTTTTACGAAAAAATTATTAGGAGAAAAATGCAAATATGATACAGATTGTAAATCTGGTGTATGTGCAATAAATAGTGGTGGTGTTGAAAGATGTTATTAAACATCATGATTAATCCTTGACTAAGAAATCAATAAATCCACATAAAAAGTATATAGCAAATATAATTAAACTAAATGCAGCACCATTATTTGTAATCCAACCAGTAAAACCAAGAGAAGCACCAAGAATAAAACTCAGTAGTATAAAAACAGATGCAGACCATGTATTAAAATCTTTACCATCATAAATAGGATAAATAAGAGTTTGTATGAAAGCAGCAAAAGCGTCTTTAATATCACCGACGGGCATGAAACTTTTAAACTGTTTTAAATCAGCATGACTATAGTTAATAATTTCAGTCCAATCGGTACTATTTTTATATTGTTGAATAAACAAAAATGATACAACTATACCAATAAATCCATAAATAATAGCAACACCAGAATATGTAGGGAATGTATCAGCAAAAATGGCCAAAATAATAATAGTGATTAGTATCATAGTGTACTCAGAATTCCTTACAGCCGTTGCCTTTTCTTTTAGACCACTAATACGTTTAATAACTTTATCATAAATCAACAATTTATAAAAAGCAGGAACAACAACGTAAGAAGCAGCAATAATAAAAGTATATATAACAAAATTTAAAGCAGTTTTAGTAGTTTCAACTTCTCCAGCACCTTTTGTATATTCACTATTAATAGGGACATTATATGTAGCAATGTCTTTATCACTGGCTCCGACAGGACTACAATCAAGAAAATAATCATCATTAATAGGCATTTGATGACTATCAGAAGCAATATAATTACCATCAGCATCTAGAATATCAGCATTATTAGTAGTAGCACCGTTAGGATGAATATAATAATTACCAGAAATATTATTAGGGTCTTGAGGAAGGTTATCCCATGTACCGAAGAATTTATCACTAAAATCATAGTCATATTTACTAATATAGTCGTCATAAACATCAGTACTAATATAAATAGGTTTAATAAAAACAACAACTTTATTACCCTGACTAGTGTAACTAACAGCTTTGCTATTTCTATGTAATTCACTTTGAATATCAATTAAAACAGTATCAGCAGTATCACTATCAACCATTTTAATAAGGGCATCAATATTGGGAGAAGAATTAGAATTATCTTTCTTTAATAAAAAACATAGATACAATTTATTACTACCATTAATAGGTTCGTGTTCAATAACCATTTCACCAATATATGTAGGGTTTTCATTATCATCAACTTCTTCGTTACTTTTTTCAGTTATTCCTGGAAAAATATTATGAATAAGTTTTGTAAAATAAATATTAGTAGATTTGTAACTGTTATTTTGTGCAAAAATAAAATTGGCGGAGGTAGAAGAATGAGTAAATCCAGCACTTATATATCCTGCATTATCAGTCTTTTCAGTAACTTCATTTTTACTAATACTAAGAGGTGGATAACTAAAATATAAAGAGAGTTCGCTAGCTAGAGGTTCAACTTTTGTTCCATTTTCATATGAATCATTTAAATCAATATGGTTATTTCCTGACATTATTATTATATATAATAATAATAATAAAGTATTTTGTAATAATAATTCTAAATAGAAGGAAGATATCTTAAGGTATCATTTTCATATTTGGTAACTTTAAATAAATCATTATAGCCTTCAACATATATCATATCACCATTATAAATAGGGTCACATCCATATTCACTAGTGCAACTTTTACCATTAATGCTAATAGGTAATTTAGAATTCATATGACCAGTATTAGACATAGAATAATATTGCCATTTATCACGACCAGTAAGATTGCGGCGTCCCATTAAAGGTAATATTAAATTATCTTTAGTACCAGGTTTATTTTGAGTAAGAATACCGACTTGTTGATATTCACTATTAGTACCTCTAGTTTGAATATTAATAGGAACTAAATCATTAGTATGTTTTTTCTTAGTATCAACCATTTCATTGATATATTCATTTTTTTTAAGAGGAGGATTACATATATTATTAAATTTATCATTACAAGTAGATTCAGTTTTTCCTAAACTAGGAAGTTGTAATTGTTGTGGGAAAAGAATAACATTTTTATTATTATTAGAAATAGTGTATAGTATGTATCCTAATAAAATAATAATAACAAAAAATAATAAATTATAGGTATTATTATTACCTCCGGAGATAGTAGCTTTACGAGGCATTATATATAATTAACCGAAAATACTTTGCATAGAATCAAGAATTCGCATAAACCCTCTACCTAAAACTTTAATATGTGGTTTGATGGCTTTGGATAATTTTTTACTTCTATCACCAACAGGTAAGAATTTATTACCAACAGAAGACATTTTCAATCTAACACAACTGAAGCATTTATCTCTAATACTAATAGGCCAATCAGCAAAATGGAAAGGGGCAATATTTTTAAAGAACCATTCATCAGCTTCATAAATTTTATCCCATGCCTGTTTTTCCATTTTATAAATATCAATATCAGTACCCCAATCAATAATATAAAAGAAAGCTCTAAAAGGAAGATAAAATAATTGTCCAATAAGATTCATAATATAAAAGAAAACACAAGTAGGAAAATTAAATATACCAGTAATAAGACAAATAACATGGTCAATGATCCATCTAATAATATACATGACAAAGACAAATAAATCAGGTATTCCTAAAGCAATATGTTGTGCTCCAATAATAGTACTAAGTGTTCCACCCCAAATAACTTCAGTAATACCTCTTGCGAATTTAATTATAAAAACGGTAATAAGAGATCTAAATACAACAGCTAAGACAGAATTAGTCATACTAATAATACCATTTGCTAATATAGCAGGGTCAAATGGACCAGGAAACCCTTCTTGAATTTTTGGTTTTTCTTTAAGTCCTAAATTAATAAGAGAGTCATTAAAATATTCGGTTATAGTATTTGAATAATAATAATTACTAGTATAATCTATAATAAAGAAAGTGATTAGAATAAATGTTATATTAAATATTATTTTGTTACTCATTATATATTATATAAATTTTTAATATATAATAATAACTCTTATTTATTGGAACTGGTATTATTTTGTTGTTTATCAAGAGCTTTTATTAATTTATTAATAGTGTCATCGCTAATATTAGCACTACTAGAAGAGAAACCTTCAATTTCCTTAATTATAGGTTGCATATCTTTAAGATTTTGAATTAATTTTCTTTGTGCATTAGCTAATTTTGCAGTATCTTCTACACTAGTTTGTTTAATATCATTTAAACCATCAAGTTCTTCAATATTAACATCTTCTTCTTCTTCTTCATTATCATCATCATTTTCTTTATCCATATTTTCAAAAGCTTCCAAACCACATTCTTGTATTATACCCATATCTTCTACATTATCAATAGCAGTTCTAAATACAGCATCTTCAGGACCTTCATGAACGAAACCTTCTTTATAAGTAAATGTTTTATAAATATTAGATAATACTAAACCACAAATTAAAATAATACTCATATCTTTATAATAATAAGAAGTAATAACACATGTGAAAATAAAAACAAATAATGTTTTTATATCTTTTTGTATTAATAGAGCATATACTTCAATAAGAGATAAGAATAAGAATAAATATGCAGCTGTTTTATTTTTAAGAAATCCACCAATCATTTTTTTGGACATATTAATATATAATATTATGCCGAAAAAAAATTAAACATTATTTAAACTAAGGTCAATGTATTCAGATGGTATAATTTCATTAGAATATATGTCTAAAATTTCTTGTACAACTTCTTCTCTTTGTATATCACTCTTTTCAAATTCTACTGCAGAAATACTAGTAGATCTTTTTTTATTAAATTTATTTAAAAAATCTTCTAAACCATTAATACCATCTTTTCTATCATGTTGTTCTAAATCACCAGTAATAATTAATCTAGTATTTTCACCAATTCTAGTACAAAGCATTTTCATTTGTGCAGTAGTGCAATTTTGCATTTCATCAGCAATAATCCAGCTATTTTTAAATGTTCTACCGCGCATATAACCAAGAGGAGCAATTTCAATATATTTTTCTTCCATTAATTGATTAATCTCTTTTGTGGTCATAAAATTATATAATATATCGTAAATAGGTCTAACCCATGGAGCCATTTTTTCTTCAAGAGTACCAGGAAGAAATCCTAAGTCTTCATCTACACTAACACTTGGTCTAGTAAATATAATTTTTTCATATTTATTTAATAAAAAATTTTTAACTCCTTGTTCAGTAGCAAATAATGTTTTACCAGTACCAGCAGGTCCGGTAGCAATTATTATTTTTTTATTTTTATTTTTTAATAAATTGAAATAATCACGTTGTGCGCCATCTTTTGGTTTTGCAAATTTATTATCAAAATCTTCTTTATCTTTATTAGATAAAAATTCATAATTTTTATATATTGTATTATTAGTTTCAGTTTGATTGTAACTAAGTTTATCTTTTTCATTAAAAAAACCAATTTCTGAATAATAATCTTGCAATAGTTTTTTTTCAACTTGACGCTTTGGTTTGCGGCCACGCTTTTTACCATTATTTTGAACATTCGCAAAATTTTCAGAGATGTCTAAATAGTTATTCATCTTAAAATATGATTATATTTTTATTTTTACAAATATATTATTATATCTATATTTATTAGCATATATGCTTTGATTATAAAATTATAAATCTTTAATAAACGCATAATAAAATTCAAGTAGTATAATAAACCATACGACTAACGCGAACGAAACATAAAATATGTTAGCATATTCGTTTGTTTCTATGACATCTTTATAATTATAATTATTATTATATAATATAGATTTTGTAAATTTAATATTTAGAGATTGATTTAATATAGCGGCCATACCTATTATTATAATGAAACCTATATATATATTTATGAAGAATGATTATAATGATTATACAAAAAAACAATTAATAAATAAAATAAAAATTAATTCAGTTAGACATTTGTTCATTAACCCAAGTATAATAAAAAAAAAAGATTTTAAAATGTTGTTGAAAGAGAGATTAATTACGTTATTAATTATTCAAGAATTATTATTAGAAATATTAGATAAAAAATTACCAAAAGATTGTCAATTAAATATAATGAGTTTTCTTTAAAGTAGTTAATTTTAGTAATAAAAAAATATGGTGATATAATATAAAAATGAGTAAAAAAATGATGTCATTTGTGGTATTAGTAATTATATTATTCTGTGCGTTATATTTTGGTAAAAATGTATATATAATGACAGATGAAATAAATACGTTAGGAAATGCAATAGTAAAATCAAAAGAAGGATTTATTACAATAACAGGAGATAGACTAGGAACATAAAATATTTTATATAATAATATAAAAAATATTTGACAAATAAAAAATATTATATTCTTGTATAGTCAATTTAGAAAAAATGACTGACACTGTAAATATTGAACCTTTATTAAAACCTGACGATTCACGCTACGTGATGTTTCCTGTAAAGGACCATGATATATGGAAAATGTATAAAAAATCAGTAGATAGTTTCTGGGTTCCACAGGAATGTGACTTATCAAAAGATTTAAATGACTGGAATAAGCTATCAAAAGATGAGAAGCATTTTATAAGTATGGTATTAGCATTTTTTGCAGCATCAGATGGAATTGTATTAGAAAATCTAGGAATGCGTTTTATGGGAGATGTACAATTAGCAGAAGCAAGAGCATTTTATGGTTTTCAAATAGCAATGGAAAATATACATTCAGAAATGTATAGTCTATTAATAGATACATATATATCAGAAAAAGATGAAAAATCAAAATTATTTAATGCATTAGAAAATTTCCCTTGTATAGCAAAAAAAGCAGATTGGGCAAAGAAATGGATAGATGATAAAAGAAGTTCATTTGCAGCAAGATTAGTAGCATTTGCAGTAGTAGAAGGTATATTCTTTTCTTCAAGTTTTGCATCAATATATTGGATTAAAAAAAGAGGTTTAATGCCTGGACTAACATTTTCAAATGAATTGATATCAAGAGATGAAGCTTTACATACAGAATTTGCAGTATTATTATATTCAAAATTACAAAAAAAATTAAGTAAAAAAAGAATACATGAAATAATAAAAGAAGCAGTAGAAATAGAAAAAGAATTTATAACAGAAGCAATTCCTTGTAGAATGATAGGAATGAATTCAAAATTAATGATACAATACATAGAATTTGTAGCAGATAGATTAGTAGTACAATTAGGATACGATAAAATATATAATTCATCAAATCCTTTTGATTTTATGGAATTGATAAGTGTAGAAACAAAAGTCAATTTCTTTGAGAGAACAAATGCAGAATATTCACTTGCTAATAAAAAAATAGAAGGTGATGTATTCTCATTTAATGAAAATTTTTAAATAATAAATTTTAAAGAATTAAAAATAACTGAACTAGTAATATTATAATAATAAGATTACTAGATGAAAATACAAAAAATAATAAATGGAGACTGTGTAAAAAATATGAAAGAAATAGAAGCAGAAACGGTAGATATTATAATTTGTGATCCTCCATATAATATAGGAAAGGATTTTGGTAATGATAGTGATAAACAAGAAATGAATGAATATCTTAAATGGTGTGATGAATGGATAAATGAATGTATTCGTATATTGAAACCAAAAGGAACACTATATATCTATGGATTTAGTGAAATATTAGCATATATTAGAGTAAGAATAAATATAAATGTAAGATGGATAATATGGCATTATACGAACAAAGTAACACCATCTCTTAATAATTGGCAGAGGACACATGAAAGTATATTATGCTGTAGTAAAGAAAAAAAACCTGTATTTAATAGAGATGATATAAGAGAACCATATACAGAAAATTTTTTAAAAAATGCTGCGGGTAAAGTAAGAAAAGCAACAAAGGGACGTTTTAGTAAAGGAGAAAAAGAAACAATGTACAATGCACATCAAAATGGAGCGTTACCACGTGATGTAATAAAAATATCTGCATTAGCAGGAGGCGCTGGTAAAAAGGAACGAGTTAATCACCCTACACAAAAACCTCTTGAATTATGTCAAAAATTAATAAAGGCATCAAAAAATGGAGAGGACACATTATTAATAGTACCATTTGCAGGTTCAGGTAGCGAATGTGTAGCAGCAAAAAAAGAAGATATAAATTTTATCGGTTATGAAATAAATGAAGATTATGTAAAATTATGTAATGAAAGATTAGATTTATAATATTTAATAATTATATATGACATTAATAGGATATAATAAAAGAACATTTAGTGACAATTTTAATCACGAATCACGATTTAAAAATGGTAGCATTTATAAAGAAAGAATAGTTTTACAAAAAACAGATAAAGATGGTAATATGGAAGCATTAGTAAAAGAATATGATAATAATATGAAAAATCCTCTTGAATATTATGTAAAAAAAAGAAATAATTTAAATGATATATTAGTAGATAATACTGTTAATCAACTATTTGCAGGAAGTATTACAGTATTAGGGTTATATGTATTATATAATTTATTAAAAAAAAGTAAATATTAAATGATAAATAATATAAAAATTATATTATTTAATTAGTAATGGAGTTATTAGAAAATAATTTAGTAATTAATTTATCAACAAGACCTGACAGATTTGAACATGTAACTAATCAATTTAAACAATTAGAACTTACACCTAGAAGATTTAATGCATTTCAAACAAAAGATGGTGCAGTAGGTTGTACAATAAGTCATATAAGATGTTTAGAAATAGCAATAGAAGAAGATAAAGATTATATATTTATATGTGAAGATGATATTTCATTTACAGATCCATATATATTGAAAAGAAATATTAAACGTTTTCTTGATAATGTTAGAAATTGGGATGTGTTAATAATAGGTGGAAATGTTATAAAACCATTTGAAAAAATAGATGATTATTGTTTAAAAATAAATAATTGTCAAACAACAACAGGATATGTAGTAAAAAAACATTATTATAATACATTATTAAATAATTTTAAAAAGGGTGTTCAAAAGTTATTAACAACAGATAATAAAAGACAATATGCGATAGATATATATTGGAAACAATTACAACCAATAGATAAATGGTATCTACTATATCCTTTAACAGTAACACAATATGAAAATTTTAGTGATATAGAGAAAAAAAATACTAATTATAACCATTTGATGTTAGATCCTTATAAAGATTGGTTATTTAAACGTCGTTAATTGAAACATTTATCTGCTAATTTGATAGCCATATTTTCAAAAGGATGTTCATATTTTTGACTATTATTATACAAACGTACATCTCTAATACTATCTGCATTAGGTAAATATTTAGCAGAATATACCATTCTACCATCACTATATATTGTATTATCCATATCAGGATTTGCTCTTATATTGTCATTTTCATCTCTTATTTTTATTTTTGTAAAATTATTATTTAAATAATTATCAATATCATCTTTATACGTTTTTTGATAAATATGTACTTTTTCATGTACTAATGTTTCTGCAATAGTATTGATTGATTTATTATTAATATCATTTATATGCATGATAATAACATCGACCCTAGTATGTGGTAGTCCTTCTTCATAATTATTATTACAAACATAACCTAATTTCCATTTTAATTTATATAATTTTAATAAATCAACTCCTTCATATATATTATCATTACTATCTATTAATTTTTTTATATTATTATCAGCAATTTTAACTGCTCTTTTTACTTTATATTTATGACTATCATTCAAATCACAAACACTATCTTTAATTATTAATTTATATTCTTTAATAGTATTAACATTTCTTACAGTTAAATCTTTCTTTGTAAATGTTTTATAATAATTATCATTATCATTTAATAATATTGTTTTTAATTCTTCTTTTGTAATAAATTCTATATTATCATATAGGTAAATATTTTTGAATAATAAAAATATAATAGATATAAGTAATATAATTGCAAATATATTTATAATTAACATTTCTATATATATAAAAATTAAAATTAAATAATATTTTAAGTTATTATTTAATTAACGACGGTATTTTCCACTTCTAGAAAATGAATCAACTATATAAATAGTGAATATTCCTAAAAATGTATATAATATAAATTCTTCAGTAATATTATTAGTTTTTTCATGTTTTTGTTCTTCCAGTAAGTTTATCATATAATTAATTTTTTTAAGTAATATATCATCATTCCCATAGTGTTTAATATTACTGTTCATATTATTAAATCCTTCAAAATTATGTATTAAATCTGGAGGTTTATATATTGTTTCGTAATTACTCATCATATCATTTGATTTTTGACTTGGTATAAATGCATTCTTATTTTGATTATATGATGGATCAAATATTTTTTTAGTTTCTAAATCTTTTCTATGATTAATAAGTGGATTTGGAATAGGTTCAAAATTTTCCATTAATTCCGTTTCTTCTTCTTTGTCTACAGTGTCCATTTCATTAATTAATTTATGAATAGCTGCATTTCTTTGTTCTGTTTCCTTCTTTACTTCGTTAATAGAATCATTTACATTGGTATAAGGTTCAATTAATGTAGATTTTCTTTTTTTTTTATTATTTGAAAAATTATCCCAATTTGATGCTTGATTTAATAATGACATTATATAATATTAACTTAAAAAATAAAGAGATTATATTTATTTTATTATTTCTCAATTAATTATATAAATGACATTTGTAGAATCTATTAAATATTACAGAAAAATAATATTATTTTTTATTGGAATCCTTGCAATTATAATTTGTTTAGTTATGTCTAAATATAATGTAGAATTTAGCACAACATATGCAAAACTTATATCTATATTATTAATATTATCTATTATGAGTACATTTGAACATTATTGGTTTTTTATGTTTTTATTTGCAATATCAGTAGCAATTTTTTTTAAAGATACTATTAAAAAAAATGTTATTGAAGGTATAGGATTATTAGAAAAAGAATTAGAAGGTACAAAAGATTCATTAAAACAAAGTCAAACTGATGTTGGTAGATTAGAAGCAGAAAAAAAACAATTAGAAGAAAAACTAAAAGAAGTTAAATCTGAAAATGCAGATATGTCTAGAGAAAAAAAATTCACTGAAATGGATTTAGAACAAACCAAACTTGCTAATGATACAAATTCTAAAGAAGGTAATAATGATGCTTGTAATCGTGCTAAGGAAGTTATTGATGACCCCACCAAATATAATTCTATTATACAAAAAAAAGCTCAAAAAACAATGGAAAAATGTATGGAAAACTTCTCTAATTTAGCTGGATTTGATTCTATGCACACAAATTATAATGATTATAAATTTAAACACATGATTAATAATTTTGCAAATAATGAAAATCAATTTAATAAATCAAATAACATTATTACATCTAACGATAAAATTAATATTGAAAATAATTTATACCCTGTTAATACTAGGTTTTTCGGTTGATAATTTATTATAATATTTATTATATATATATATTATAAATGCCTACTATATCTCTTACACCATTAAAAATAAATTTTCTTACTAATTTTCAAGAAGAACCTATTGCATTTACAAAAAATATTTTTCATACTGAAGACAAAGATGCTTCTTCTGCTATTGGATTACCTATTACTAATAATTATCCTTATATTTGTACAAATATCAAATATAAAAATAATTTATTTTATGGTAAAGATTTATCTCAAATTATTAATATTATATTTAACGAAGATAAATTTATTTCATACATTAGCAACAAATATGGTTCTATTGATAAAGCAGAAGGGTTATTTGTTAATTCTTCTTTAAGAAATTGTAAGTGCAGTTTTTGTAAAAATGAAATTATTAGAAATAATGTATTATTTACACTTTCTCTTTTATTTCCTATTTCTTTTCCTACTAATAATCATATTATTGACTCTTTATCTACTATTACTAGCAATACTGCTGAACATTTCTTTTCTAGGGATACCATGAATTCATTATATTATAAAGATTATAGTTACATAAAACATAATAATAATATTTATACTTTCAGTAAAATTATATGGTTAAATGATTTATTGAATCATCCATTATATATAAAATATATTAAAAGGTATCATAAATATCATTCTTATATGTTTGAAGGTAAAGAAAATTCTATTATTAATGATTTCAAAAACATATATTACAAATTAGATGAAGATATTGATAAATTATTACTTGATATAAAAGATAATTTAATTATCCCTGTATTAAATAATATTAATAATATTGAAGTTTTTACTAATCGTCAAATGTTAGATGATACCACTTTAAATAATGCTGGTATTATTGAAAAAGCTGGTATTATTGATAAAAATGGTGATATTGATAAATATTTTACCTATGATTTTAAAAATGATATTTATAAACTTATCACTTTGAAAAATATAATTAAAGAAGCATATCAAAGTGACAGTTTTGATATTGATTCAGTTATGAAATTTATTACTCCTGATAAATTACTTAATAATGAATTTAATTCAATAAAAGATATACATAATGCCTTTTTATATGATAACATTTTTTATTATGAAGCAAATAATAATTTTGATGATTTTATTGATGATGATATGAGTTTTGATGATTATATTAATAAGCTTACTATGTTCTCTAAATCTATGGACTTTGGTATTAATAAAGACAGCACTAATATTGTTACTAAGCAAGAATCTATTTATGATTCTTATTTTAATAAAGATAATTTCCGTAATATTAAATTATTATTTATACATTTATCTTCTCTTAATAAAGGTAATAATTTCACTGACGTATTTACTACATTTACCAGTAAAGAAATAGAAATTTTTAATAAAGCTCCACAGTTTAAAAATAGTCTCAATAATGAAAATATTAATTTCCATGGTGCTAATAATAAAACATTTATGAATTCATATTCTAAAAAATATAATAATATTTTTTCTAGTAGTATAGATAGTATTAAAAAACTTTTAAAATCTATTTTTTCTCTCAATGAAAAAAACAAATCAGTCAGTACTATTGTATCTAGTAATAATGACTTACGTAATGTCCCTGAAGTTTTAAGTTTTAAAGATATTGATTATAAATTTAATCCTGGTGATAATAAAGAACCCGAGTATGGTAATAGTACTAATGATTTATTAAACGACATTATTAAAAATCTTAAAATTAATAGAAAAAGTGACATCTACAGTCCTCATAAAACTATATCTAATGTTGATATTAACGACCATGAAGATGAAGATGATGTAAGATGTTTAACACGACATAAAATTATTGAATCTATATATAAAAAATTTATTGAAGGTAATGGTAGTATTGATTCTAATTGTTTAAATTTAATTCTTGATACTATTCTTGATTCAGGAATATCTATTGTTTCTACTAATGATGGTAAAAAATATGCTGAAATATTTGTATTAGCTGATTTTATAAATGGACAAATTAATGATGAAAATATAGGAGATATTAAATGTAAATATTATAATGAAAAACTTGGTCTTCTTATTGATGACATGTTAATTGGTGATGACCCTAACAATTGGAATGCTACTACCGGTAGAATGTATATTACTGAACCTCCTCCTAAAGAAGAAGGATCTATTTCACAACAAGGTATGGTTCCTTCTGGCCCTATTCCTAATTCTGGTATGATGCCTCAAAGAAACAATTTAATCGCCCCTAATAATGCTCAATCTCAAAATAATGAATTTGTAGAAAGGACATTTCGTGATTTTATTTTATCCAACAATAATATTACTAATCAAATTGATCAATATAATAAATATACTTCCACACGTATAAGTGAAAATGATTTTTTTCCATTCATTAGAGAAAAATACCCTTATTTATTTGATTTAATTATTGCATGGAGTAACATAGAATCTAACATTAATAATCCTCCTTATAAACAACAAATTTTATCAAAATTAATAAAGACTAAATCTGATATTAATCAACAATTAGAAGTTTTAGAAGTTCAAAATAAAGCTACTAATATTACTCCTGATGAAAAATATAAAATTGAAGCTTATAAAAGAAGATATAATCTATTTAAAATTGCTACAGATGAATTATCTAAAGATATTGAAGAATTTTATGCATCTAAATCAAAAGGTGGTAAAATTAAAAAATCCAGGAAAAAAAGAAAATACAATAAGAAAACTAGGAAATATAAAAGTTAATTTACGCTGGTATATAGTTAAATAAAAAATAATATTTTTTTATTTAATTTTTATTTAATTGAATTTTGGTTTTCCATTTACATATTTTCCTACTTCATCTCCTACATCTTCGTTATCATTTTCATAAATAATTCCATTTTCAGTACTAGTTGTAAAATATGATTTTTTATTTATGAAAACTTCAAATACTTCTTCTTCTTCTTCTTCTTCTTCCTCAACTTCTTCTTCTTCCTCTACCTCTACCTCTACTTCTTCTTCCTCTACCTCTACTTCTTCTTCCTCTACCTCTACCTCTACCTCTACTTCTTCTTCTTCTTCTTCTTCTTCTTCTTCCTCTTCCTCTTCCTCTTCCTCTTCCTCTTCTTCTACCTCAACTTCTTCTTCTTCCTCTTCTTCTACCTCAACTTCTTCTACCTCAACTTCTTCTTCTTCTACCTCAACTTCTTCTTCCTCTTCTTCTTCTTCTACTTTTTTCTCTTTCCATTCACCATTTTCATCTTTTGTAAATGTCTTTTCAAAATAATGTGGTGGTTTTACTTCCTCTTTTTTTTCTTCTATGAAGAATGCTGGACCAGGAAAAGTGCTTTTTTCCCATGTATATGCTGAATATGCTACTACTTGTGTTTCACGAGTTTCCCAACAGTCATTACAAGAAAAGTATATTTGTCTTCCTCTTCTCGCTGTATAATATGTTTCAAAACTTTTATCATCACCACAAAAATCACAATTACCTATTGTTGGATCTGTATCATCTTCTACAAATGTAATGTCTTCCATAGATGAAGGACATTTAAGAATGGGAGTACATTGTTTAAATTTATGAAGAGGAGAATCATCACTAGAAGGTACAATTACCTTTAAGGTAGAAGAATTTTCATTTTCATTATCAGATTGTATTGTAATATGTTCTTCATCTTCGTCAGTATCATCTTGTGTTAAATCAATAACTTCTTTTTTTACGGAAACATTATTGTATTGTCTATTATAAATAATATCTTTCAATGCCTTGTTTTTATTTTTAAGTTTTTTATTTTTTTTTTCTAATTTGCATATTTTTTTACGAAGACTTTTTACAATATCAAGATTGTCAATAACAGCATTAAGAATAAGATGTTCGCTACTCATTATGATTAATTTTAATTAATTATTTATATCATTTTACAAATCAATTTTATGTAGTAAGTATTACATAAAATAAAAGATTAACCCATAAGCGCACGGACAATTAAAGTGAAAACAGCTGCATGAACTAAAATACCAGGATTAGTAGGACAACCATTAGAATCACAAATTTTAACGATAGATTTTAATATAGAATTAACAAATTTATAAGTAAAAGGATGAACGACAATTAGAAAAACAACAGTAGTATATAAGGTATATCTCCATTTATCAGAAGAACTATTATGAGTGGATTCTTTTTCAGTATCTCCCATTTTATAAATATATATTAGATTTTAAATTTACATAGAAAAAGTTCTACGTCTGTTTTTTTGTTTTAATTGGCGTGTTTGTGCATTAGGAGCAATAAATTTAGATGAATGTTCGGTAGTCAATTTGGTTTTAAAATAATCTCTTTTCCATGGAGGGGATTTTTGAATTATTTTTTTATCGATAGAATAAGTGCTAGTAGGCATATATTATATAATATAATATATTTTTTAGATAGTTTTTACTAATATTTATTTATTTTTAATTTGTTTTAATTTTTCTAAATATAATATTGCGTCCATAAGTTCTTCTTGGGCGTGTTGAATCCAATCAACTTCATTAAGATCGTCTCTATCAAGAGTAGTACCATATTTATCAATACCTATATTAGAACGATTAATAAAGGAAGTAACAATAGAATTAACAATAGAATCTTTTGAATAAGTTTCCATATTAATAATAATTGAACGACAGTATTTATATTATTTAACAATTAATCTTATTCCATGAAGGAGGGAACATATCGTAAGTATTTTTATTGGCTAATTTAGGACCGAACCATTTAGAAGGGTAACAAATGTGTCTATATTCATAATTATTTAAATATGCACCCCACCAACTAAAAGAACTATTAGCAATAATATTATGATGACATTTACTCATTATTAATAATTGACTCCAATCATTTATATTATGATCAATATTTTGAGTAGTAATTTTATATCCACCATAAAATTTATGATTTCTAATAGGGAATATAAAATGATTATGAACATAATCACTATCAGTTTCCTCAAAAAAGAATAATAAATGATAATTGATAGATAAATCCTTACTAAATATATGTTTCAAAGCATCAATGTAATATTGTAAATTCATAATAGGGTGACAGTCTTGTATATTTTTATAATCACCTACTCTAAAATGGATAGAAATAGAAACTTTAGAAATAGGTATAATGGTTTTAAGCGTGGGTTCTAAATTTAAATATAAATCATCAATTTTAATGATATTTTTAATTCTATCAATATTATTTTGAAAATACTTGAAGCTTTGAAAATAGCCAAATATACATACAGGTTTATCAAAATAAGGGATTTCATTATAATGATGATAGGATTCATTATATATAAGGAATTTTTTCATAAAATTAGAATCATTGGAAGTATATTTTATTAATTCAGATAAAAAATTGGACCAATATGTGGGTCTAAAAACAGAACCTTGAGAGCTTTCATTATAAGAGAATTCAAACGTTTTATTTTGGTCGATAGCAGTAGATATTAATGTAAATATTTGAAAAAGTTGGTTACCGAGACCACCCATAATGAAACAAGTAATAGGGATTTGAGACATAATATATATATAAATGATAAGTTTTTATATATATTTAATTAAAATTATGCTAATCCAAATTGATTTTGAATAATAGTAGATTTACTAGGACCTTTTTGTTTTTCACTTTCACGTTTTACTTTATACATACCCATATTTTGATTAGAAGGATTACCACAACCATAAATATCATTAATAATATTATCATTTTCTTCGTGTAATTCAGGTAAATTTTTAGAAAAAGGTTTATCTAATGTAATTAACATATGTTCAGATTTAAGAAGTTTTCTATATTCTTTAATATCTAAGTTACCATAAAATTTATCAAGAAGATAATAAGGATTAGGAGCTGGTTTAATACTTTTTTTATATTTATAAACAGAACCATAAGTTTTATTAAGTAAATGGTATCTTTCAAACTTAGTGGAGTCATCAATATTTTCTTTTAATAAATATGCTGCTGCACATTCTGGTCTGCAAAATGAACCATAACCTGATATATCATTAACATTTTCTTGAATAGGAATATAACATGCGGTATTATCAAAATCATATGTGCACCAAAAACAAGCAGATTTTTTATTTACATTTTTTTTATACAGTTGCATTTTAATAATTTTTAATTTTTGATTTAATAATTTAGTATTATCAATTTCTTTATCTTTATCATCATCAGTAATAACAATATTTTCATTAGTATTATCATCATTATTATCATTATTATTATTATTATTATTATTATTATCATTATTATTATTATTATAAAATGAATAATTTTGATTATTTGCATTTTCAAAATTTTGAATTTGAGGAGGGATATCAGGATTATAACTAATAGATGTATTAGAAAAATGTGGTTTCAGTATATCTTTTAAAGAACACTTAAGATGTAAAATAATATTAGTAATTTCGATAGGACTTTCATTATTATCTACAATTCTAGTAATTAATTTACCACCTTTAGGTTTTCTACCTCTTTTTTTTGGAACAACAGGTTCAGTAGGTACTTCTTCTGTAGTTGATTTATTTTTAGGTTTTCTACCTCTTTTCTTTTTAACGGGCACTTCTGTTGTATTGTCCATTATTAGTATTTTTAATTTTAATTATTTATATTGTTTAAAAAAATATTAAATGATAATCTAATAATTATGACATTTTCTACATGTGGGTTCATAATTACATGTTCCTACTAATATCTGTTCATTTTCATCTGTAATTCTTTTTGTGAAAGGTGCGGGCATACCACATTTGCATTTAGATTTTAATTTAGTAATATCATCAGATAATGGAATGAGGTCCATAATTTGTCCAAATTTATTCTTTCTATAATCACCATCTAATCCAGCAATATAAACATGCATTTTATATTTTTCTACAAATATAGTAACCATTTGTAATAAGTCTTCAAAGAATTGTGCTTCATTTATCAATACATATTTAATATTATTAAAATCACATTCTAGGTTATATATATCTGTTAATTTTTTAAAACAAAAACAAGGTATCCTTACATTATCGTGTGATACTAATTCCATACCAGTTTTATCATAACGGTCATCACTACTATGATTAATAACTATAGTATTAGCTTTATTGTTTATAGTATTATAATGGTTAATCAATGCACTGGTTTTACCAGAAAACATAGGACCTAATATTAATGATAAATATCCTTGATTCATAATTTATTATTTAAATAATTGATAGAAACTTTAAATCAATTTTACAATAAAAATATATAAAAACATAAAACCAAATATTTTAATGGCTACCAATAATATACCATGGGTTGAAAAATATAGACCTACTAATTTTGATAAAATAGTTCTAGATCCTATAAATAAGACTATATTTGAAAATATTATAAAAAATAAATATTTTCCGAATATATTGTTTTATGGACCACCTGGAACAGGCAAAACCACAACAATTATAAATTTAATAAAAGAATATCAAGATAAAAAAAATAATGTATCAATTATACATTTAAATGCATCAGATGAAAGGGGAATTGATATAATTAGAAATCAAATAAATCAATTTGTAAATTCAAAAGGGTTTTATGAAGATGAAATGAAATTTGTAATATTAGATGAAGTAGATTATATGACAAAAAATGCACAATTAGCATTAAAATATCTATTACAATCAAATTGTTATAATATAAGATTTTGTTTAATATGTAATTATATAAGTAAAATAGATACTTCATTAAAAGAAGAATTCGTATGTATGAGATTTAATCAATTACCAAAAGAAGATATAATATATTTCATAAAAACAATATGTAAAGAAGAAAAAATAGATATAAGTGATGATATAATATCATCTATACAAGAACATTTTAATTCTGATATAAGAAGTATGATAAACTACATACAATTAAATCAAAATAATATAGATTGGAATAAACATATTATTAATAATACTATATATGAAAAATTAACAACATTATTTCAAGAAGGTAATGATACTTATTTTATAATAGATCATATTAATATATTAAGTATTAACTACAATGTAGATAAGTTATATTTAATAAAAGGTTATTTGAATTATTATATTAGAACTAATGACAAGATTAATAATATAAATGAATTTATAGAAGAAATAGAGATATTAATACATAATAATAAATCATATATTGAAAATGTTATTTTATATTTTATAAATATAATGAAAAAACAATTAAGTAATATAAAAAATTGATTTAAAAAATTTATATTTTTTAATATAAAGAAGTATGAACTTAGATGAACAATGGGAACAATTTGTAGAAGATGAAACATTTTTACAAGATACACCATCTGTAATTTATAAAAATGAAGAAGCTCCAGAATGTAGTGAATTATATATATCCACAAAAACAAAAGTACTATTTTTAAATCAAGAACTAGATTTAAATACTATATTTTGGAAAATACCTGTATATGAATATCATACTAAAAATGATTGTATTATAAAAAAACAAATGAAAATAGTTTCTAATACAGCTGAAGAATATAATGATTATAAAGAAAAGATTAAAGATATAAAGTATTATAAAGAAAATATTATAAAACAAATAGATAATCCTACTGCTAGAAGAATTAAATTTAAAGATGAAAGAAAAATAACCATAGGAATATCAAATAAAGATATTATAAATTATAGAGGAAAAGCTAAAAATGCTTTTTATAATTGTTTTGCATTAATTATTAGATTCAATTATTTTGGTGAATATAAAGAAATGCATGTTAAAGTATTTAATACAGGTAAATTAGAAATACCTGGTGTTGTAAATAATAACATTTTGGATATTATTAAAAAAATATTGATTGATAATTTACAACTTCATTTAAAAAATACTATTATGTTCAAAGAAGAATGTCCTGATGAAAACGTTTTAATAAATTCTAATTTTAATTGTGGATATTATATTAACAGAGATAAACTACAAGATATTTTAAAAAATAATTATAATTTAGAGACCGCTTTTGATCCTTGTAGTTATCCTGGTGTTAAATGTAAATATTATTATAATAATGATTTAAAAAATACAGAACAGACTGGAAAAATTGACAAAACAGATAATAATTTAAAAATGAGCGATTTAAATGATACTATTAAATATACATCTATATCTATTATGATATTTAGAACTGGTAGTTGTCTTATTGTTGGTAATTGTAATGAAACTATTCTTTTATTTGTATTTAATTTTATTAAAAATATATTAAAAGATGAATATATTAATATTAGAGCTCCCACTGAAAAAGAAAATGAAAAAAATAAATCTACTAGATTAAAAAAAAGAAAGATTGTATTATCTAAGAGTTATTATAACAAATTAACCAGTTAGTAAATTCATTTATTTTCAATGTTTTATATTTATCTTTAAGTATATCAATATTAATATAAAATTTTTTAATAATATTATTATATTCATTTACCTTTTTTTTATTATTAGTTATTGTTTTACATGTATTTGTTATTATTTTTGTATTATCCTCTTTTGATATTTCTACCTTTTCTTTTAATAATGTTATGTACTGATTTATTATTTTTATATTCTTGTAATTCTTTCCTATTATTTTCAAATTATTTTTACATATAAATTTATATTCACTAATTTTTGTATTTATATTCCAATTGAATAAATTATTTAAAAAAATATTCAATTCTGATAACATTGTTTTTATATCTAGATCTTTAATATCTTCTTTATCATCTAATGATAATAAATTTTTCAATGTATTACTATCTGTACTATTTATTTCATCTAAAATTTTATTATATAAAAATATTGAAGCTTTATTATAATTTATATCAAAATATATTCCATTCTCTTGTAATTGTTTTATGTATTCTAAATAATAATATATTGAACGCTGACTATAAAATTTTAAATTTATTGTATTTTTCTTTTTTATTAATGTATATTCAAATATATTTCTTATTATATTTATTCCTGTTACTATAAATGCAGTGTCATTATCTATTTTTGTTATATCTATATATTCATCAATCGAGTCAAAAAATTCATTTAATAATAGTACGAACAATTCTATTAACCATTCTTCCTGATTTAAATTATTCATTTATGAATTATATTTAGGAATTATTCCTTCTATAATCTTTATTAAATAATAATTAAAAACAACTATATAAAAAAAGAATGAATAATTATTTATATAATATTAAAATGGCATCATTCCAAGAAAAAGGTGGTGAAAGTCCTAATATTACTACTCCATCCCCAACTGTATTAACAGCTGCATCCAAATTAAGTATTGTTGAAGATAAACCTATTATGCTCGATTATTGGTTAGATTCTTTCAACACAGAAAATCCTGTCCTTATCGGTGTTAAAACCGACGATGAAAAATTATTAGTTAAAAGCGCAGAAGAATATACTAGTCCTATTAGTAAAATCTTTAAAGCAGGTAAAGAATATATTATCGTTACTGAAAATTCTATTTATATTGTAAGTCAAGACATTCCTACTAGAAAAATATCTGGTTCATAAATTCATATTTTTACAATTTATTAATTAAAACAAGCGTGGTTTAGTGGTAAAATCTCCGCTTGCCATGCGGAGGCCCCGGGTTCGATTCCCGGCGCTTGTAAAAACAATTTTATTATTATATATTATAATAATGAAACCTCATTGCTTAGTATCCTTTATATATGCTTATACATTCACTATGGTCTTTCTTGTATATATTTTAAAATTACCTATTTTGCTTACTGGTAACACTTCTTTAATCAATGAATATTATGGTAAAAATTTTAATTATACTTTTTTACTCGATTTTGTATTATTCATCGTTTATTTATCTTTATCATTATTTTTTATTGAAATTTTTAATATTAAAACATTTTCTTACAAATTATTAACTGTTATTATCACTACTCTCTTAATATCTGGTGCATTCTTCATTTATTTCCTAAGTAAACCAAAAAATAATAATAGTTTTTTTAGTAGATGGTTCCATACTGTTACATATAAAGCCGTTATTTACGATATTTTATTATTATCTTTTACATACATTATGTATCAATATCTGTATAACATATCTATATCAAAGACATTAGGATAACTTAAACACCCTTTTAATATTGGCCAATAATTTAATCCTTCTGGCCATCTTCCCATTATTGTTCGTGTATGCAAATTATGAATATTTCTTCTTTTTTCTATTATTTTTTTTCTAACTTCTATTGTTTTTTTCCATACTTTTTGTATTTTTATTATTGTATCTTCTGTTATTGGTTTAACTGTATAATAATATTGCGATGATGTTGTTGTCGCTGTTTTTATTAATTTCATTATTTCTATATTATTATTTTCATTATCTACTGGTGGAAATATTGACCAATTTATTAAATATTGTCTTACACAATCTATAGAATATTCAAAAAACGCTCTACTAGATACTTTATTTCTTAATAATAACATTCCATTATGATTACTATACATTCCTATATAATACCCATCTTCCAATTCATCATCTTCTGGATAATTTAAACTTGTTATTTCATGTATCTCTTCTTGTATTTCTCCTATATTTTGTATTTCCCCATATTGATTTATTATTATGGTTTGTAATACTGAATTTTGTACCGGCCAATTTATTTCTTCTTCACTTTCTGTGTCTGTATCACATATTAATATTGATGGATCACTTTCTGTATCTGATACTTCTGTATAATAAGTACTATCTGTTTCTGTATCTGAGTATGACATTATTTAATATTATTTTATATAAAAAATACTTTTATATAATATTCAATTTTATAGATACAAGCTCTGAGGTGTTACTACATATTTCAATATTTTATCTTCTATATGTTGCATTTTATTTAATAAATTCATATATCCTAATTCTTCGCTCATTTTATTTATTTCTTTACTCAATGCACATAACTTTAATAGGCATTTTATAAATTCTCCTGTCATTATTTGATATTTTTCATTAATTATCTCTTTCATATATTTTTTACATTCTTCCTCATTTTTACATTCTAACCATCCTTCTATTATATCTGGTATATCATAATTTACACATTCATAGTCTATTCCTGATGTTATATTATAATTCAATTCTAATATACTATAATCATTTAATTCTTTATCTAAACATTCTACTAATCTTTTTACTTGATAATTACTGCATTGTATTATATTACTTTTTATTTCATCATTTGTTTTTATATCTATCATAAATGATAATGCACTTATTATCTCTTCCGCTTCATATTCTTCAAAATAATTCTCTTTTAACATTGTCTGTGTAAATGCTGTATTATTTACTTCTGCTATCATACTCGCTATCTTTCCTTTTTCTGTTAAAATATATTCTTCTTCTATTTTCTCTATATATTTCTCTTTACTCAATAAATCACATATATTTTTTGTACTTTTTTTTATTAATGATTTCATATCTTCTATCTCTTTCGTTATAATTTTTAATTCTTGTTTATTATTTTCTACTTCTATAAATTTTTTATAATCTATATCAAATGTTTTTGATTTTTCTTTTATATCATTTAATTTTTTACATGCTTTCTTATATCTATTTCCTTTCATATATTCTATTTCATTATGTAATTTATTATATTCTATTATTATTTCCATATCTGTATTTAATTCTAATTTTTTTTCTCCTTTTTCCATTTCTTCGTATTTTTTTTCGTGTGAAATTATTGTTTTTGTTAATTTTTCATTTAACATTGTTTTCTCTGAAAATTCTACTAACTCCTTACTTTTCCCATTCTTTATTAAATTTAATATTATTGAAAATGATATATTATATTTTGATACTAATGTTTGTGGAACACCTGACAATATCTTTTTATAATTCGTAATAAACGGCATATCAAATAAATTATTACAATGTACTACATATCCTACTTTATCTATTCCTCTTCTTCCTGCACGCCCCGCCATTTGTGTATATTCATGTGCATATAATTCTCTTACTCCATTTCCATCAAATTTCTTTAATGATGGAAATATTGCTGTCTTTATTGGACAATCTAATCCTATTGCAAATGACTCTGTTGCAAATAATAATTTTATATACTTCTTTGATATCATCATTTCTACTATTTCTCTTAATACTGGTATCATTCCTGAATGATGTATTCCTACTCCTTTTTCTAGTAATTTTACTAATCTCTTATATTCTTCCAAATTTAAATATTCTTCATAATTTGGTAATTTTCTTATTATTGTATCACATTCTTTTTTTACTATATATGGTATTTTACTATCATCTTCTAATAAATTTACTGTTACTTCTTCCGCTGTTCTTTCTACTAATTTTCTAGAAAATATAAATACTATCCCCGGTAACATTTCATTTCTTTTTAAATAACTACATAAATTGTTTAATACGTTTGATTTTTTCATATAAATATCTTTATTTTTCATCATTGTTAATATTTTTTTTATTTTATTTACATTCTCTTCATTAAATTTTCCATTTGGTGTCTGTATTTCTATTAATTTACTTGTATCTTTTTTTAGTTGTTCTTCTAAATCTTTATCTTTTAACTTCTTATAAAATAATTCTACTGATGTTATATAACTATAATGCCCTAATGGTACTACTCTATGATCTGTTGAACATAAATATACTTCTTTATTATTATATCTATCTTCACACCATTTTGCAAATTTCTCTGGTCCATCTATTGTTGCTGATAACATTATCATTTGTACATGTTCCGGTAACATCAGTATTGTTTTCTCCCATACATCTCCTCTATGTTCATCATTTATATAATGAACTTCATCGAATACTACACACCCCAGCTCACTCTGTATATCTATCTCAAATTCTAAATTCTTTATTAATGATTCATTCTCTTTCATATTAAATAAATAATTCATTAATATTTCTGTTGTCATTATTAATACATCTGCTTCCGGATTTGTTTTTATATCTCCTGTAAATAATCCTATACTTAATTCTGGATATTTTTCTTTAAAATCATAAAATTTTTGATTTGATAATGCTTTTATTGGACTTGTATATATTACCTTTTTCCCTTTCCCTGTCATATATTTTATTCCAAATTCTGCTGGTAATGTTTTTCCTGAACCTGTGTGTGCCGTAACTAAACAATGCCCTCCTTCTACTATTGATTCTATTGCATATTTCTGAAAATCACTTAATTCAAATGGAAATTCCTCAAAATACTTATTGTATTTAGAATCTTTATTATACTCTTCTACACAAATTTTTACCATACTTTTTTAACTTCTATTATAATTATTTATTGTTTCAATTTTTTATGTGATTTTATTATATAATGTTCTTTACTAAGAAAAATACTAAGGAAGGTAATGCCAAACCAAACAATCTTTATGGTGGCGTCGGTGCTAGACCACTAGCTACTTCTAGAGCTTTATCTAAACGTACTAGTGCAACTCAAGGTAGTCCTGTTTTTAAACAAAAAAATACAGGCCCTCCTGATGCACAAGACTTAAAAGAAATTGAAGATAATAAGAACAAAAAACTTAACGCTGATAAAGAAGCTGCTGATAAAAAAGCTGCTCAAGAAGCAAAACAAAAAGAAATTGATGATAATCTTAAACAATACGAAGAAAGTGTTGCCAAAGCTGCTGAAGAAGCAAAACGAAAAGCCGAAGAAGATGAGAAAAAAGCTGAAGAAGATGAAAGGAAAAGGGTTGAAGAAGAAGCCGCTGCTAAGAAAGCTGAAGAAGAAGCCGCTGCTAAGAAAGCTGAAGAAGAAGCCGCTGCTAAGAAAGCTGAAGAAGAAGAAGCTGCTAAGAAAGCTGAAGAAGAAGAAGCTGCTAAGAAAGCTGAAGAAGAATCCGCTCCTGAACCTGCTGAAGAATCCGCTCCTGAACCTGCTGAAGAATCCGCTCCTGAACCTGCTGAAGAATCCGCTCCTGAACCTGCTGAAGAATCTGCACCAGCACCAGCAGAAGAATCTGCACCAGCACCAGAAGAAGAATCTACAGCAGAAGAATAAATATAATGTTTTAGTAAAAGATTTAGGATCTGCATTAAAAATGATTTTATATAATAATTTTTATATTGTATAGAATATATATAAGTTTAGAATGAATGAAAATAATATTATAGAAAACGCATATAGTGAAATTAGAGGAATACCATTCGGTGTATTTGTTGGTCAACATGATCGTACAGATGAATTAAATGATAGAATATTTAAAAGAAATATTCCAACATTGGAGTTAGAACCGAATTTTGATCCTAGACCTATATCTACAAAATATAGTCATTTTCCTGCATTATCAGGTAGAAAAGAACTTAATTTTAATAAAAAACATTATAGTGAATATGATATAAAGTCAAATTTCAATCCTGGAAATGCAAAAGCACCTCCATCTGGAATATTAAATAATATAGAACATGAGACTTATTTAAGGAATCAACATTTTGCTTTGCAAAAAGGAGATAAACAATATTATGTACCTACAAAATCAAGTGAATTATATAATGATAAAGTAGTATCTACAGATATGAGAGAGCAACCACATCCAGGTTTATTTAAAAGACAATCCTTTACCAATAATAGAACAACATATGGAAATTTGAATGTTATAGGAAAAGATTTATTTAATAATAATACAAGAACACAAATGAGAGGTGGATTATAAATAAAATTTGTAAATAAGATTATAAATTTTATAATGATATATACTATACAATGGCTAATATTTTTAGATATATATATAATTCAGTATTTATAAATAATTCAGAGGATAATATTTTTTTTAGACAGCTATTAATAATATCATTTATAGCAATATTATATTACGTATATAAAGAGTATGTAGATGACCATGATATGTTATATGAAAAAGAAGGTTTTAGCCAGGACGAATCATATATATATAAAAGAAATAATGAATCATTTGATAGTTTTTATATAGAAATATTTGATATGATTTATAATAACTCGCATAATTTTCCATTAGAAATAGAACATATAATAAAAACAACAAATCCTGATAAAAATAGTAATATATTAGATTTATGTTCAAATACAGGATTATTTGTAAATGAATTTAAAAAATACAATTATAATATTTATGGACTTGAAAATATAAATGATATGATAACATATTCAAATAAAAATTATCCAGATGCAAGAATAATAAAAGGTACGATAGATAATCCAATGACATTTAATAATAATACATTTACACATATAGTATGTAATAATTTCAATTTTTATAGATATAAAAATAAAGAAAAAGTATTCAGTCAATGTAATTATTGGTTAAAACCGAATGGTTATTTTATATTACATTTAGTAAATCCACATAAATTTGATACTATAATGCCTATAGCAAAACCTAGTTTATATAAAAATATTCAAAAATGGAATGAAGATAGAATAAAAAAATGTGAAGTAGATTTTTTGGGTTTTAAATATAAATCTGAATATAATTTTGAAGATAATAATACATTGACATTAAAAGAAAAATTTATTGATAAAGAATCAAATAACATTAGAGAACAAGAGAGAGAATATTATATGGATTCTTTAAAAAATATAGAAACACTTGCATTAAAAAATAATTTTCATTTACATTCTAAAGCAAAAATGAGTAAAATAAATAATGATGATTATCAATATATTTATATTTTTGAAAAAATACATTAATATAATCCACAATTTCTTAGAAAAACATAAATACGACCTATACGTGTTTTGAGTATATTTTTATATTCTTCTGTTGTAACAAAATATTCAGCTTCTATATATTTTTTATTTTTATTATGAGAAATAAATATATTACTAAATTTACGACGACACATAGGACACTCCATTTTAGGTAAATAATAAAAACAATCTTTACATATATGATGACCACAAGGTGTTTTCATATTAGATTTTTCCCAACATACACAACAAGTTTGGTCCATAATAATTATTATGAATAAAATAAAATAATATTTTATGCGAAATTAATTTACACCCTTGAAGATTTAAAATGCCATGGATCTTTTGGACTTTCGTGTTCTTCTTTTACCGCCAAGTTTTCCATAAGGTCTATTCATACCTAAAAGTTGTTGATTGAATATAGTATCTACATCAGTTGGAGTTTGATGATATGCCAAAGTAGAAAGTGATGGTATATTGCGTCGTTTATAATTTGATAATTCTTTTATATTATCGTCTTTTTGCTTTTTTATTTGATTTTTCGTTTTTATGTAGTTTTCTATCAAATAAGCAATACCATTTTGTTCTTCATCCTCTGGTGTCAGATCTTCTGCCAGACGAAGTTCTTTGTTTGTATCAAGATCAAGTTCAATATTAATATCTGGGTGTTCTAATAATAATTTAACCATGTCTATATATCCAAAATTAATTGCGTGTATAAGTGGTGTATCACCATCGTCATTCTTTTTGTTTATATCAGCGCCCTTTTCAAGTAATAATTCAACGACAGCATACTTCGCATTTATCGCTGCTGCTGAAAGAGCCGTATTATTATAATCGTCTGTTATATTTACATCAATACCTTTTTTAAGCAATAAATTAACCATTCTTGCATTCCCATTTTCTGATGCAACTAATAAAAACCACGCTCCATTGTCGTTTTTAATATTTACATCAGCACCTTCCTTAAATGCTGATTCAACCATTTTATAATCATTATTATAAACGCCGTCCCATAATTTCAAGCTGGGGTTTTCATAATAAGGTCCTACATAAGGCATTTTTGCGCCTCCTTGTTTTTTTGAACGAGTTTTTCTAAATTTTTTCTTGGATTTATTGAGTTTGGATTTCTTGGGTTTTCTATGATATTTGCGTGTTGCCATCTACTATTATATATATATATCTATTTTTATTTTTACATTTATTTTTGCCGTTAAAAACGGCGTTTTAAATCTTCAAGGGTGTAATTATAATTATTTAAAGTCATAGGTGTTCCACCCCATGAAAATGATGAATTTAATATACCATAATTAGCATTATTTAAAACATTGGTGTTAGGTAATAGATTTTTAATATCATCAGGAAATACTTCTCTGCACATAGGACATTCATATTTTTTTAATTTATATAAACATTGCATACATAAAAAATGATTGCATTTAGTTTTTATAATAAATGTGTTTTCTTCATCATAACAAATACAACAATCCTGATAAATTATTTCCTCTTTTTTTTCTTTTTCTTCTCTTATTTTTTTACCTATATTTCTTAATCTAATATATTCATCAATATCATCTCTCATTTTTAAATATTTTTCATAATTATTATCCATATTATGTTAATAATTATTTATTTTTTTATATATTTATAATAAATGTATTTGATTATATACTTATTAATTTTTACTATTATTGTTTATATATTTATAATTGCTGCTATAAAAATAAATAATCCTTTTTGGAATTTAATGCCTGTATATCATAAATATGATTTTTGGAGATATTTATATAAAACTCCTTTTATTTTTGGAGATATAATTAAAACTAAATATTATGATCTATTACAAATAAATTCTCTTGAATATAATGAACTAACTGACGAAGATATTAAAAAAATTATAAATCTATTGAAAACACATTATCTTGGTAGCGATAACTTATTTTATACATATGATAAAAGTAAATTAAATAGTGATATAACTGGTTGTGATAACGAATCTATTATATCACTTTATAAAAAACAGAAATATGAATTAATAGATGGAGAGGTTAAAATTACAAATGCTGAAGATATAAAAGGTTGTATTCTCTCAAAAAAAATTAATTTATATATAAATAATCAAGTATTTCATACATATTTATTAAATAATATATGCTGTCATCGTGATGAAACGAATAATCAAATTAGAAGAAATCTTTTATATACTCATATTTTTAATTCTACTAACATGAAAAAAATAAATACATTTATCATTAAAAAGGAACATGAATTATTTAAAAATGTTATTCCTATATGTGTATATAATTCTCTTAATTATAAAATTAATTTTATAGATAAATTTGATATTACTAATCTCTTGAGTATTAAAAAAATAGAATATAATCAATTAGATGTTGTAAATCATATTATATCCATACTAACTAAACCTAATAAAAACTTTGATATATGTTTTTATCCTGATATTGGTAATTTAAAATCCATGATTACTGATAATATTATTGAAATATATGTATTATATTATAAAGAACATGCACTAGCTTATTATATTATAAAAGATACTTTTATACACAATGAAGTATATGATACCGAGAGAATTTCACTCATATCTAGTATAAATAATTGTCCTAATAATAATATTTTTTTCAATGGATTCTATTATATTCTCTCAAACATCATAAAAAAATTTCCACAGAAAAATGATTTGTCTATTGAAGACAATTCACATAACAAGGATATTATAAATATTTTTAATCAATATCATAGACCTCATTCTACTCATCAAGTTGCATACTATAGTATTAATCTATTTATTCCTAACACACCGAGAGAATCTACTTCATTATTTTCTTTTTTCTAATATATTTATATCTGAAATTATAAATATACTTTAAAATCGCTTTTTTATTTTAGTTTTTCTCTTCTTATTTTTTCTCTTCTTCTTAAGAGATTTTCTTTTACCACCATTTTTTTTAGTTTTATCAATCATATTTTTATTTGTATATATATCACTTGCACCATCAGTATAACCTGTTTCATACCCTAATTCCCATCCAACCATAAGACAATTATGACAATTCATTTCCCCATCTTCTTTTTCACCTGTTATTTCTTTAATTTTATTTGGTAAAGTATTTACGTTAATTTCATTATCACCTTTAAACACCTGATGTATTTCTGGGATATCAATATCCGCATATTCGAACCAATCTGGTAATTCACTTAATTCACTTAATTCACTATTAATACTCATAGTCATACTACTCATACTATTATCATCAGTCATTCCTCCTTTTTTGATTTTTCTATTAGTTTTTCTACGTTTTTTAAGAGATTTTTTATTTGTCCTTCTTTTTGTATGTTTTCTTCCTCCAGGATGAAAATTTGCATTATTAGTATCTCGCGGGTCAATATTATAATATTCTTCTGCTATTTCCATTATATGGAATTTTATACGAAATAAAAAATCAACTATATTATATGCATCTAATGAAAGGATTCGCCCAGGGATCGTTCCACTAGCTGGTATATTGATACGAAATGCATATTCTCCTTGACTTGGATCATGATGTCTATATAAATGAATATTACTTGATCTTAATGTATTCATATAACCACTCCATCCAGGCATTTGATCTATATGAGCTTGATTAAAATAAAAATAATCAGTATTATTTGGTGTTGGTGTTTCATTAAAAATCGTTCTTTTTATTTTTTCTGCCATTGTAAAAAAATATTCTGTTTTATTTTCTTGCCAATTAATTGGTAATATATTTTGTTGATAATCGGGAACATCTATTTCACTTGAAATAGCATCTGGTTTTAATCCATTTACTAAATTAGTAATGAATCCTCCTAATGTATATTCAACATTTAGGTGATTGTACCTTCCTTCTGCAATAACATCTGCATTATTTTTCATAGTTGTTATCATAATTTTCAACATGTTATTATTTGAATTACTACCTATTATAGGTATTTCATATAGACCATGAATAGCTTCCATTTGTTGTTGATTTAGACTTGTAAATTCTGCCATAAATAAAATAATATATATTATTGTTTTATTTTATTTTTTTCTTCTTGTTAAATGTTTTTTATTATTCCTTTTACAATATTGTTTTTGAGAGAACCCTTTTGGTTTTTTACAATTAATACTTCTCTTATATTTCAATGACCATTTTCTTTTCTTTGTTTTTCTCTTTTTCTTAAGAGATTTTCTTTTTCCAGCTTTCTTTTTAGGTGATCCCATCTGTTGCTTCGCTATTTGAAGTGCTTTTATTACAGTGTCTAATTTTTGTTCTTCATATTCTGTTGGTAAGCCTCCATTTGGAAGCCAACCAGTCTTATTATAGTCTTCTCTTTTTGTTTTGTTAAATTTTTCATCTAACTCAAAGATATTTTGTGCATCATGTAAATCTTTAACATCTTGATTAGTTTGTATTATACGATGTTTTTTATTATTAAATTGTTTTTTTGTTATCGAGATACGAATAGAAGGGGTAACGGTAGCCGGAGTTCTAAAATTATATATAGCATTTTCATTTTCACCACTATTATTCCCCGTAGAGCCTTGATAAATCATATCTATACCATCTACACTATATTTTCTACCCCTTATTAATTGTGTGAATGGTTTAGTAACTTCTTTTTCATATTCAACATCTATGAAATTTCCTTCTCCAGTAGGAATATAAGTCTTCTTAGTATCCATAAATAAAAAATATATATATTATTATTTTATTTTATTTTTTTGCTTTAGGTTTTTCTACATTTCTTTAAAGACTTTATTTTTGTTTTTCTACATTTCTTTAAGGACTTTATTTTTGTTTTTCTACCTTTTTTTTTTCCACCTTCTTTTTTTCCACCTTCTTTTGAAGCAAAACGTCCTTTAACTCGTTTTCTAGTATTAGCATTAGATTTACGTGCTTCGTATCTGTTATCATTAGAAGCATTACGTTTTTGTTTCTTCTCTTTCCATCTTTTAATTGCTTGTTTTCTCTCTTCAGGTGTATATTTTACTACGGTTCCATAGGTTTTAATATGATGTTTTCTTTGTTCAGGTGTGTAATCATTATCTAATAAACCATATAAATCTGTATTATCCTTTAGAACGTGGTTCCAACGATTCCAAACAGATGTAGCATCACGTCCTTCTAATTTATCAGAAGATCTAGCTGCAAATCTGTTTTTGTCATTATTTATTTCACGAATAATGATATCATCTTCCTCTGCTGTCCATCTCACACCTTGTTTAGTTGGTCTAGTTTTTGGCATATAAGATCCTTGTGGTGGTATTTCAATTCCTTGATCTTTCCATTCTCTAGATTGCATACTTTCTTGATGTTGAGTTTGTCCTGACAAATCATCGTTCTGATAATCACCTGTTTTTTCACTAGCAGCATCAATTAAATCTTTTATTGTTCCTTTTCTTTTTTCGCTTGTCATAAATAAAAAAATATATATATTATTGTTTTATTTTATTTTTTTGCTTTAGGTTTGGCTTTTGTAACTTTTTTTGGTGATTTAATTTTATCTTGTTCTACAGTTTGTAGTTTTTCGCGATATGTTTTATATTTATCATATTCTTTCTCAAATGATTTTAATTCATCATGCCACATTTTTTCTAAACTAGTGGATTTCAAAATATTAAGTTCCTTTTCAGTATCAGCTTTTTCTTTAACAATTTGTTCAACATTTTCAGTAGTAACCGAATCCATAGGCATTTTAATAAGATATTTATAATTATCATCAATTTTATCAAATCCCTTTTCTTCAAGCATAGTATTAACAACAGCATTAGATTTACGTCTAAGGTCAATTTTATTATCAAGTGTTTCAAGAATGTATCTTGCGCGATTGCTCAATTTAATAAGTTTATTTTCATATGATTTAATCATGGCGAGTTTTCTCTTTAGATAGACCTTAAGTCTAATATCATAATAATCATCAATAATTTCAGGGACATTATTATATTTACGAAGTTTTCCTTCTGAATTAAACATATGTATATTTGTATTACTTACAGTAGTAGTTAATTTCAATAATTTTTCTACACCATTGATTCCAGAAGGGTCAATAGTACTTTCATATTGAGACAATTTACCACGAGGAAATGTAACAGAAAACATAACATTTACTTCTGTAGATAAAGAACTGAAATCACGAATAGAAGGAGGGACTCGTTTTCCATTTTTATCTGTATGACCATCCATTAAAGTTTCAAGGAAACTAGTATATGGCATAGTCCATGTACCAACAGGTAATTCAGTAATTTTAATAGTGTCATTATCTACTTTTTCATAAACACCTTTAATGAGATACTTTTTATCATTATCTTCAATAGTATGAATAGAACCTTTAAAACCTTGATAATAAGGAAGGAAGGTCATATTTTTTTTAGAAATATTATTGAGTTTATTTTTAAGGTAGAGTATGATATCTTTTGGATTAAAAGGAGTAATGTTACATGAAAATCCTGTTCCAATACCAGAAATACCATTAATCAATGCAAATGGGATAATAGGAACATAATAATCAGGTTCAACCATAGTACCATCATCATTAAGATAATTAAGAATATTATCATCCAAGTCAGGATAAATATAACGAGTAATAGGATTAAGTTGTGTAAATATATATCTTTCAGAAGCACTATCATCACCACCGTGTAATCTTGTACCGAATTGTCCATTAGGCATAAGAAGATTAATATTATTAGAACCAACATAAGTTTGAGCCATATTTACAATAGCACCATTAAGACTAGCTTCACCGTGATGATAAGAACTATGTTCAGATACATATCCTGAAAATTGTGCAACTTTAATTTCACTAGTCAATTTACGTTTAAATGCAGAATATAGAATTTTACGTAATGAAATTTTAAGACCATCTATCATATTAGGAATAGATCTGGCACAATCATATGAACTGAAATGAATAAGTTCATTATTAATAAATTCATCATATTTTACATTTTTTTTACTAGTATCCAAATAACTATTCTTATCGTAATTTTCTAACCATGTTTTACGTTCATTAGCTCTTTTTTTATTAAATATTTTATCAATAATATCATCTGATTCAGGTCCTGTATATACAAAATCTACAATTTTCTTATTAGCAAAATATTCTTTGAACTCTTTAGAAGTAGATGTACCCAAACCTTTGAAATATTTAATAGTATAGCCTGCTGTATTATTATTATTTTTCCATTGTTCATATTCACCTTCGTTATAAAATAACTTTGTACTATTTCCTTTCTTTGCTCTTAAAATTGGAGTATTCATAAATGATATAAATCCGGGTATTTTAATCAATGATGCCCATTCACTATGAAATAGATTAATACATAAACCCTTAATATGAGAACCATCTGTATCCTGATCACATAGAATCATTATTTTACCATAACGTAAGCATTTATTTACATCATCAATAGATTCATATACCATACCAGTTTCTAATCCAAGAATTTTCTTGATATCAGTAATCTCTTTATTATCAGCAATTTTTTTAATTTGCTCACCTCTTACATTAAGTAATTTACCTTTCAATGGATAAATACCAATAGTATTTCTGTCATCACTAGATAAACCGGATACAATACCGGATAATGCACTTAATCCCTCACATAATATCAAACTACAATCTTTTGATTGTTGTGTTCCACTGTAATTAGCATCAATTAAATTAGGAATTCCTCTAATAGTTTTAGTTTTAATACCATCAGTTTTTTTTACTAATCTCAAATCTTTTACTTCTGTGAGACCAACAGCTGTTTCCATAATTCCTAATTTAGCAATTTTTTCTATAAAACTATCAGTTACAACACATGTTGAACCAAATTTATTTACAGGTGTATTCATATAGTCTTTTGTTTGACTATCAAATGATGGATTTTCAATATCACATCTAATAAACAACATAATTTGTTCTTTAATTGTACTATGATTTACTTTAATTTTTTTCTTTTTCTCAATATAATCTGCTAATTTTCTTACAATTTGATTCAAAATATAATCTACATGTTTTCCTCCTTTAAATGTACAAATACCATTAACAAATGATACTTGTGAAAATTCGTGTGTAGGTGAAATTGTTACTGCATATTCCCATCTTTCTTCACAAGTTTCGTGAATACGCTTACAATCTCCTCTACCACCAATATACATATTAATATATTGTGGAAAATTTGATACTTTTACTTCTTCGTCATTAAAATATAACTTTACTTTTTTTGCTGATTGGTCTGTTACTGCTGCAATATCATATACTCTCTTTTTCAATAAACTAAATAAATCACTTGTCATACCTTGAATACCAAATCTCTTATAATCTGGAAAGAATGTCACTTTTGTATAAGGTTTTGTATTCATTTTTACTTTTGTTATTACAGGAGGACATAATTCATCTAGATTATTTTTAAATTCTTGTACATATTTTAATCTTCTTGTATGATCAACTGTTTCTATTTTACCATATGATGACCATATTAAAACTAATTTAAATCCAAACCCATTTTTACCTCCTACTATTCTTTTTTCATTTTTTTTATAATTTGTTGATGTTCGTAAATGTCCAAATATCATTTCTGGAATCCAAATATTATATTCTGGATGCTTTGCGATATCAATACCATTTCCATCATTAAACATTTCAATTGCACCTTCTTTTGTTATATTTACCTTTATTTGTGATACAAATTGCTTATCTAATAGTGGAGAATGTATCATTCTTACTACGTGATCTCTACTATTTACAATACCTTCATCAAATAATTTATACAAACCTGGAATATATTCAATTGTTTTTAATTTTATATTTTTACTATCTTCATCAAATACCCATAACTGTGAATCTACATTTTCAATTGACCCGATATATGTATCTGGATTATCTAAAATATGTTCTTTATCAGTTTTTTGCTGATATTGCTCTGATAGTATTTCTTTCTCTGCTTTCGGCATAATATAATAACAATAATGTTTTTATATAATTTTTATTTGTATTTATCATTCAATTTTATACCTCGAAGATCGCAGAACTGAATATAATTTTTCTAAATAATAATACTTAATTTCATAAAATTGATTCCTTTTTAAATATTATATTAATATAAAATATCAAAATGTCTGTTGAGTTACTACGTGTTATCAAAGAAGTCTATTTGCCCCCTGAAATTGTTAATATAATTGCTGATTATCATGATTATGATAAGTATTGTAAGCCATCCCATAATGAAAATTTTAAAGGAATTATTAATGATATTGGTGATATGGCCATTTTTCAGGATATCGAAGGACATAATATGTCCCCTGCTATCGCATGGCAATGTTGGGGTATAGGTTCTTATAAATTACAAGATCAGTGGGGTACTTGGGATGCTAATATGGAAGGATGGAATGCTGGAGATGGTGAAGTTATCTGGGGTATAAATCAGTTATTAACTGATTTATTAACAACTCCTATTGATAATAATGAAGAAAATAATATTGATATTGATAGTGATGACAACATTGATTGGGAATATAATGATTATTTAGAATATTTAGCTGATTGGTAACTTTACATAAATTAATTTATTTAATGAAATGCATAAAATTGAATGCTTTTTCATTTTTTATAGATTTTATAAAATATACCAATTACCAATTATGAATAACATTGAACAAATCCCTCATACTCAAAATGCTACTACTAGCCGTGGTCCTTCTCTTGATATTAACGACCTTAATACTAATACTCTACCACCAAGCACTCCTGTTAATGCAAAAGGTCATCCTAAGGTAAGTATTTTACAACCAAGAAAAAAAGTAAAAAAACAAGAAGAAACATGTGCTATATGTTTAGGAACTGTTGCTAAAAAGAATTCATCTGTTACGCCTTGTGGTCATCATTTCTGTTTGACATGTCTTCATACACATTTGACTACTAGCCATTTATGTCCTTGTTGTAGAGGAAGAATTCTTGATAAAAAACCAGAAAAACCACTTGTTAAAATCACAAAAAATACTGCTATATCTATTATAGATAGAGAACTAAGAGACTGGGATATGTCACAAATTATTGAAAATCTTGATGCTTTTAAAAGAAATAGTAGAGCTAGATTAATGTGTGATTTCCAATCATTTGGTTTGGAAATTGTCAAACAACTTATTGCTTATCAAATTAATGGTGATGAACCACATTATAATGATAGAATATATTCCAGTGATGATGAAGATGGTTCTGGTGAAGAAGATAGTGATATTGAAGAAGTCAGTGAGGATGAAGGACCAATCTTTGTTCGTGCAAGACAAAGACAAGAACTAGAAGAAGGAGAAATTATAGAGGAACCTAGTTTTATAATTGACAGAACTCCTACTCCTATAAATAGTATCACTACTGAACTCCCTGATACTGTAACTGTACGTCATAATAATCGTAGAATTATTAGAGATAGTAGCGATGAAGAAGAAGAACTATAAATTAGTAGATTTAGCTTTTATTTTAATCCTTTAAACTTTTTTACTTGAAAATATATAAATATAGTATTATAATATAATAAATAATGTCATATGAAAATACACCTCACATTTATAAAATAGGGTCACAGTGGGCAAATTATATTGATAGTCTTGGTTTTAGTATATTATATCAACAATGGATTGACGATAATTTTCCTAATAATGGCTTTACTATTGATACTTTACCTAGTTCTTTTTTTCAATCATTTATAAATGATAAACATAATTTTTCCTTAGATAATGACCTTGAATTACCATTTAAATTTAATAATGGTACTATTAATTTATTAATTGCAAATAAATCAGATATTACTAATAATTTTACTGATGAATTAAAAAGAGAAATATTAGCTATTGACCATACTCTTGTTAATATGGAATATAGGCTTAATTATATTTTTTCTAATTCAAATGCCCAACAATTATATCAATATTCTGAGGCTACTGCTATATATAATAATTTAATTACACAAAATGTTATTACTAATCCATATCCTACTTCTATTAATGCTGATACTATATGGTTTATGGTTCATCACGGTGGTGTTCAATTATCTCCTTTTTATGTAATTAATGATTCTTCTAATAATATTATTATTAAAAGTTCATATGAATTTATATCTGAAATTGATCAATCATATATTATCACTGGAACAACCGCATTTGATTTTTTCAAAAAGGCATATTTTGCTGATTGGTTAATTGATGGCTATAAAAAATTAAGAGCAGAAGGCTTATTATTAAATACACACCAATGGAGATTAAATTCTACTCTATTTACTAATAATTATTATAAAGATATTAATAATGGTCTTGCTGATGATGCTAATATGACTTTTGAATTTTGGTTTGATCAAGCTTATGGTCCTAATTCTCCTACATATAATACTCAATGGCAACTTATTATTGGTGGTCATGTTAATAGTTTAAATCTAGATATCAAATTTAATCATTCATTAAACGATAATAATTCTATATTTCAACATAGTATTGGTGAATCTTCTACCAATCCTGTTTATCAAGCTACTAATACTGGTTCTAGCTATAATGCATATATAAATTATAATTATATAACCGAGTATAAAGCAGACCTCAGTAATAATTTAACTAATGACATTTATGAAAAATGGTATATGGAAAATTATAATAGATTTGATCCATTAAATTATGATGAAGTCATTGTATCACAACAATTACAAGAATTATATACTTATCTTTCTAATAATGAAATGCCTAATCCTATTACTTTATACACTATATACAACAATGGTAATAAAATCATTTTTGAAAATAATTATAATAATTGGTATATTGTTAATTATGGTTCTAATTCTAATCAGTTAAAAACATTATTTCCCGATTTAGTTACTGATTTACATTTACCTGCATTTGTTAATGATATATGGTTAAATTCTTATAGAAATCTCATATCTAATATTTCTAATAAAAATGCTGATATTTATAAAGATACATGGTTACCTAATGATTATTCTATTAAAATACAAAATAATTTACAACCTATTTCTAGATATTATGATTGGATAAAACAAAATATTTTTAATGGATTAGACCCTGATTATCAAAATCAAATTATATCTTCTACTAATGAAGCTGTATCTAATGAATCTTTACAATTTTTATTATTAAAAAAAGTTTTTAATTCTAATCAATTTAATAAACAAGATTCTAATAAACGTGTTATTATTGATTTAAATCAAAAAACTAGAATATTTTTTGAAGATTACACTTCTATTAATATTGATAAATATAATGCTAATCTTATTAAAAAATTAAATAATAATACACTTAATCTTGGTGATGATATATATAATTCTCCTTACCATATGCATAAAGTTAAAATTATTGATAAAAATTATAATTCTCAAATTATTGATGTACCATATTATAAAATTATACCTTTTGATAATTCCAATCTTGATACATATATTAGAGAAGGTGATGCTAATAATTATCAATATTTTGTTTCTTATACTGGCTCACCTCCTTTTACTAAGTTAGAAACAAATGATTTACAATTATTACCTCAACCTAATGAAACTCCCCCTTATTTTACTACTTATAATGGTTTTGAAGTTAATAATAATAATATATTTATTGCTGATCTATCTAATGATAGTTTTAAAGAAAGATTTGATCATAATTTTCATTATATAATTGAATATTTATCATACATATATCCTAACGGTAATGTTGATATTATTCCTTCTGCTAATACTCTTGAAGCTATTTTAAAAGGTTATAATTTAATATCTAATTATTTAGTTAAAAATCCTCTTACTGTAAATGATAATATTACTGATGAATTTACTAATCCTGATGTATATTTTTTAAAAAATTTTACTGATACTAGCGATAATATTGTATTTCAAAGATATGTTGATACTAGTTCTTATGATACGGTCCCTGTTTTAAATTATAGTTCTAGAAAAAGACCTTGGTTCACATATTATGATTGGCTTGTTATGAAAATGACTAATTCACAAAGTCCATATTATTCATATTCTAAGTTAATTGATATTGGTTATTTTAATAATTTTGATAATCTTTCACAGTGGATTCAAACATATGATTCTATTTCTAATGAATTGTATATTAAATTTCATGATTCCGTTGTTTTTATTGAAGCTCCATTTGATGATGAAACTAAATATGTATATGTAACAAATGAATATGGTATAAAACATTATTATAATATTCGTACTGATAAAACTAATTCCAATCTTGACCAAACTTATATTGATAATAGTAATAATATTATCCAACCTTTTTTCAATGCTTCCTCCCCTGAAACTATTTCTCAATCTACAAAAGATTCATTATATCAATTACATAATATTGATTTTCAAAATAATGGTGTTCATGTATTAGAAGAACTTAATGTCGGTAGTTATTATAAATTTATATTTAATGAATTAACTTCAAATAATCAAGCATATTATGCCTTTTTTAATTTATCTAATATACCTATTACAAAAATTGATAATAATGCCTCTTATACATATCCATATCAATTTACTGTTATTAATGTTACACACGACCCTTCTTCTAATCCATTTGTTACTGATAATGGTATTCCTATTGATGCACAATCAGCATATGAATTAGGTGTATCTAATAATATTATTGATAATACTGTTTTTACTGATTCATCTCTTTGGTATAATAGTATAAATAATGATTTAAAAATACTTTGGGCACAATTATCTTTTAGAAATTCTATACCTACATTTATTAATTTTTATACTTGGATTCTTTATAAATCTAAATTTCATGAATGGCACACAAATGAATTAAGTAAAACTGAACAAATTGATTTTTATAATGGTCTATATAACTTCGGTTCATATATTCCTGAATCTTATTGGTTATGGTTAATTACCAAAGAATTAAATATATTGGGCATATATAATTATACACCTAATTATTTACAAGATTTATATGATTATAATGTTAGCATAAATTCATTTTCTAGAGATGATTATGGTTTTGAAGAATGGTATAATGAAATATTTGGAGCTATTTCTATTGTCCCTCTGCAAGATAGATGGAAGGGTATTCCTATAGATATATCATATAGTAATCCACAGATATATGATCCTGCTGGATTTATTAATTATCCTATTGACCATATTAAAGATCTTGGATATACATATACTCTTACAAATGATGATAAACGTATATTAAATAATGGTGTTATTGATAATTCTGGAACAGTTGTTTTCTTACCACTTAACAATTCTTTATATGAACCTAATGATTATGATGTATCTGGTAATTTATTACCTATTGAATATAATATTACTGCTATTAAATATGCAGGTGATATTAAACAAACTTCTTATAATTCTAGATTTGCTTATAGAGATAATAGTGATTATCTTAATGCTATATCATATAATTATTCTAATATATATTACCCTCCAGAATGGTTATTATTTAATTTTGGTATTGTTGAAGAAGTAGAAAGTGATCCATATATTCCTAATTGTGCTTCTGTTAAATGTAAACCTGAATATAAAAAAATTAAAACTGCATATAATAATCCTTCTATGTCTGGTAAAATGAGATATGCTGAATATATTAGAACTGCGAAAGTAGGCAGGGCTAATACTACATATTATTATCCTCCTGTTGAAGTCTTAGAATGGAAATTACAATATGGTCTTGATCTTAGTTTTAATGCAAAAATTGCTACTGGAGTTACCAATATTCCTGATAATCAATATAGAAATAATATTAATGTCAATAATGTATTATTTCAAGATAATATTTCTCTTATAAGAATCGGTGCTAATGCTTTTAGAAGTAGTGGTATTGTAAGTATAAATATATCAGACTCCTTATTAGATATTGATATTTCTGCATTTAGAAATACATTCCATTTAAATAATATTTTTATACCACATAAATTAAAAATTATCCCTTTTGCTTGTTTTTATAATAGTAATATTATTGATATTAGTGGTGGTATTGGTGTTGAATATATTGATGATTATGCTTTCTCACATAGTAAATTATTAAATAATTTTGATATTAGTAATTCATTACTTGAAATTGGTGATTATTGTTTCTTTAATTCTGGATTAACTAATTTTAATTTTCCACCGAAACTTAGAATTATTGGTAAATATTCATTTTATAATATTCATAATTTAATCTCTGTTAATATTTCTACACCATTAATTAAAATTAATGCTTATTCTTTTGCTAATTGTATTAACCTTAATAATGTTTCTTTTAATAGTGATTCTAAGTTATACACTATTGATGAATTTGCTTTTTATAATGATACTTCATTGACTAATATTACATTTCCTGATAATTTATATGAAATTAAATACAAGGCTTTTTCTTTCTGTTCATTTATTTCTCTTATTTTTCCTAATAATATTAAACATATTGGCGATTCTTCATTTGAATATCAAGGGTTTTCATTAAATTATAACAGTCATGGTAGCACATTAACTGACATTTCATTAAATGGTACTATTACTATTGGTAAAAGAGCTTTTTATAATAATCCTTCTCTTAATTCTCCTATACTTCCTAATACCCTTACACATATATATGACCAAGCTTTCCGTTTATGTAGAAATATTTCTATTATTACTATTCCTGATAATACATATTATCTTGGTGATGCTATTTTTAAAGATTGTATCAATTTACTTGAAATTAATGTAGGTTCTTCTCTTACCACTCTTTCTAATTTTTTATTTGATACATGTTATAATTTATCTAAATTTACTACTAATGGTGTTATATTATCTATGGGTAATTATTGTTTTTTAAATGTTAGAGGTATTGTTAATATTAATTTTGCTTCTAGATGTATGTATTTTGGTACTGGTTGTTTTAAAGGATGTAGTTATTTACAAAATATATTATTGAATTACAAATTACAACATATTCCTGATAATTTATTTTATAACTGTGGTTCTTTAAGAAATGGTGGTGAAGATGGAACTACTTTTCATTTTACTAATCCTGATACTCTTGAGCCTTTAATTTTTAATAATGATGATATTAATGAACCTGACGAAAGAGGTTCTTATCTTACTATTGGTAAATATGCTTTTTTCAAAACTGGTTTATTACGTTATACTATTTCTCCTAATACTACTTCTATTGATAATTATGCTTTCTTTAAATGTAGTTCTTTATTATCTATCAATTTATATTCCACTAATCTTACTACTATTGGTGAAGGTACATTTCAATTATGTTCTAATTTAAGATATTTAATTATACCTTCTTCTGTTACTCATTTCGGTACTAATTTATTATATGGTTGTGTTGATTTACGCGCATTAGGTTTATCATGGACACAAGCTGTTGATAATGGATTTATTACTAATGATTTCTTACCTGATACTGATGATTTTGATAATTATACTATATATTCTAAAAATTTAAATCGTACAATTTCTTCTATTCAACGTATTAATAATTATTACACTAATAACATTTATAATAAATTTACTGATAATATTTACTTTTATATTAATTATGGTAGTATATCATATAATAGACTTGTAAATATTAGTCCTAATCTTTCTTCTAGTAGTAAGACATTTATTTTATCTAATTTTAATAATAATCCTGATTTACAGGTTGGTTTCGGTCACGACCAATCTAACGACCCTAATCTTAATATTATTACCAATGATTTTATAGTTGTTAAAAATAATTCTGTTTCTGGTACTTTAAATACATTATTAAATGTTAATGATTCTTTCATACCTCCTAGTAATATTTTTGGTTTATGGAATAATGCTACTCCTTTAAAACCTTCTTCTGTTAATGAAAATGTTTGTCTTCCTGAGTTTCAAATTATTTCATCTTCTATACAAGAAACTTCATGGATTAGTCACTATGACGGTACTAAATATATTAATGAAGATCATCATTTGTTTGCACCATTAAATGATACTGATGATAATTCACTTCCACAATTAGCTGACCACCATACTATGAATACTGATATATCCGTTGATATTTGGAAAAATCTATATGAAAAACCTGCATTCCTTTAATTTTAATCCGTCATGAATTGTCTGCATGAACTAATTCCATAAAATTGAATGCGCGACCCTGTATTAGTTTATTCAAATTAACTAATATGTCGTGTGAATTAAACAAAGATACACACTATCGCGAATTTTGCGAGAATACCGCTCAAAACAGATTTGAATCCATGGTAATTAATCAACATGATGAAGTATATCAATCTAAGTTATATCTCAACGTAGCTCCTTGTCAGTTTGTAGAAAGTAAAACTAAAAAATCCATCGAATATTTGAATGAAGTTGTTTTGTCTACATATATTAACAATACGAATACGTCTGGAACACGACCTTTTACAATCGTTTGTACTAATAACTCTCTAATCGATGGTCGACAATGGAGTGTCAGACTTGATACTGGAGAGATTAAGAAAGTAGCTATTCTTTCCTCTAAACGTGATGCGGCGTTTAATAGCATTGGTGATTTTGTTCTCTATCTTACACAAATCCAAAATATTGAAGATTATATTGATGTTTTGGTTATTTGTACCAATAAAACTAGAATAAAAGATCTAAGTTCTATCATTACTATTATTAACATCACTAAGACAATAAATCTCCCGTTTTATCCTAATGGATTTGAATACACTATTATGTTTGATGAAGCTGATAAATCTGACTCATTATGTTATTCGACAGAATTTATAAATAAATTTAAAAACGAGCGCTTTATTGAATCAATTCATCTAATTACCGCAACGCCTTTTGAGAAGTTCTGGAAAAAAATGGCTAAGGATTGTGGAATTACTCAATTAGAAAATATCCGAAATATTCAAAATTTGTGCATAGGAGAAAAAGACCATCCTCAAGATTTGATTAATGATTATAGAAATGTCATGAAGAATGATGATGATGATGAGTCCCATAATATTATTCATAGTTCTAGTGAATATGATATATTGAATCCTGTTTCTTATATAAAACATATTTACAATACTGAAATAAAGGGAAAAAATCTTAAACCTATAAGATTATTTGCTCCTTCAGCGAAAGACCAGCATAGTCATAATGAGGTGAAGAATTTCTTTTTGAAAGAGAATTTCATAGTTTTAATAATTAATGGGAAAGACAAGAAATTTTGTTTCCCAGATAATACATCTATAACCATTGATAATTTTAATAAACAGTATTTACCAAATATTAATAATAATAAAAAAAATAAGAGAGATATAATATTGATGGAGACACTTGTAAAATTCAATGAAATTTTTCCAAATTCCAACCTCACAATAACTGGGTTTTACTGTATTGAACGAGGAGTGACCTTCCAGACGATTGGGTTTAATTTTACTGATATGATCATTCCGAAAATCGATAATATTGAGCAGGCAGTTCAAATCATAGGTAGGGCTAACGGTAATAAAAAATATGTAACACCACATAATATTTACATACAAGAAGGGCTATATACTGAAATTGAGAAATATATCAAATTCTTAGAGAATATAATTAAACTTAAACCCGAAAACATAAGTATAAACAATTTCAGAACACAAGAAGAAAATGTAAAGATGCTGTTGAAAGAGCACGATGAGAGTAAATGGTGTGTTCCTGAGGTCATTTACATATCACCAGAGGATTACAATAATGTTACAGAAAAAATTGGAAATCAATATAATAGAGAGAAAATATTAAATATGATAAAAACAAATATTAGTATTGATGGATATGAGATGTCTGCTGATTGTTATACCCAGAATACTGATGATGGTTATAAGAGAAATATTACTAGGCTGATCAATTTTAGTAAAAAAGGAAAACCAACCTGTCAATTGAAAAAGAAAGAAAAAGGCAGCAGCAAGAATTTGTTCTCAGTGCATCTTGCACATAAGGATAATGCTATTATAGTCACTAAATATAACGGTGCAAAGTAGATAGATGTAGATTATTTTAACGATTTAAACAACAAAATGGAAACCAACATCTTTTTTTATCTTCTTGTATTTCCAGTGTCTTTCTTATTGGTTCCGGTGCGATCTTACCTCTAGATATGAATTCTTTTAATTTATCTTTTGTTTCTTTCCTACTCATTGGTCTAGGTTGTCCTACTATTAAATCATATGCATTTAATGAACCTGATGATTCTGAACTCACGTCATTTTCTGCTATTATGTCTGATGGTTTTATAACAGTATCATATGTTTCTATATACACATCTTGATTTTTATATTCGTTCATTCTATATAGAATTTAGGGAAGATTTTTTTATACTAATATAATATATTATGAAAAGACCTACTAGACACTCTGATGGAAAATACCATGTTAAAGGCCGCACATACAAAAATTTGTTCGGTTCTAGACAACAAGTATGGAATGGAACTGCATATAAAACTGCTGGTGAATTAACACGTCCTGCACTTATAATGAATAAACGCGGTCGTATTGTATCTAAAAATAAAAGTGTTTCTACTAAAAAGGAAAATGGAAAACGTTTTACTTCTAAAGGATATAGACTTACTAAAAAAGGTGAAGGTTTTGGACCTAATAAAACCACTAAAAAACCTAAAAAATCTAGAAGAAAAACTGCTCGTAAATCACGTAAGTAAATCCATAAAATTGAATTCAATAATCTAATATAAAATGTATTAAATTATTATAATGTCTGGTAACTTCGGTGTGTATTCTCAAAAACAATTTGAATCTATTTCTACTGCAATTAATATGAATAAAAATAAAATAGATAAACCGTATATTTATTATTTTGATATAAATAATAATATTGTTCAAATTACAGAGGTCTTTAATGATGCTAATAAAAAATCTAATTTTGATGATGCTGTATATTTAGGACAATTGAAAAAATTTCATAGTGCTTCTATTAAACCTATTCCTAAGCTATAATTAAAAATCCATTACCATTTTCATTTATATATTTTTTATCCCAATTATTTTTTATTACTTTATCAAAATATTTTTTTGATACTATTAATTTATTATTACTACAATAATAATTATATATATCATATATTGCTAACCTTTTCCCTGTTGCATTTTGATTATTTGTTAATAATTCGTCTATAAAACTATCTACTGCTGAAATTATATCTTTATCTTTATTCCACATTTTATGTCTTATGTTTGTAATATATTTATTGTTTATTATTTTATTATCTGCATAAAAATACTCTATTATATCTATTACTTTCTTCTCTGATAAATTTATACTTGAATTATAATTTTCACTTAACCATAATTTAAATAATGTTATTATTTCTGTTATTTCAAATTTAAAATCATCATCATATTCTTCTTCTATATTATTATTCCAATATTCTAAAAATAAATATACATTTGGTAAATATTTACTTGATAATCCTAAAAATGTATCTAATCTTTCATAATAATGTTCTTCTAATTCTACTACTATTTCTTTTTTAAATATAGTTGAAAATACTACATTTGGAATTTTTAATGAATCTAAATAATGTTTCCATAGATATAACATGTCTTTCATTCCTATTTGAACTATCTCACTATTTGCTGATATGATTTGTGTATTAATTCCTAACTCTGTTGGGTTTTTTGTTACTTCTATATATTCATTTACAAAATTTTTTATTATTTTTTGACTCGTTAATCCCTTTAAATATATTATATGTTCTCTTATACATTCATCAATATTATTTTCTTCCAAACAATTATCTGAATTTTTATACTTATTTGAATAATGACAAGATATTGTTAATAATAATATTGATGATTCTGTTAAAAATTTATTCCATTTTTCATTCGAAGGTACATTTATTCTATTATTAAATAAACGTGTATTATCAAATATGTGATCATGAAATTTATACTTTATTGTATTTATACAATTACAACCTATAATCATTTGACAACAATTATTAATATTATTAATAAACTCTTTTGTATTCATATCCATTAAATGTATTAAATTTGTATTTTTTTTTAATATATTATCTCCTATTATCGTTAAAAAATATTTTGTTTCTTGTTTTGTATTAAATATTCTCAATTCATATAATTTATTTAATAATAATTGTATTGTCTCTGATTCTGGTATTGAATATAATAAATTATTTTCTTTTATACGTTTCATTATTATTTTCACTGTTTGATGTTTTTTTGGTTGTAGTACCTTTGTTTCATTACTTATTGTTGTTAATATTTTATGTAATATATCATCTTCATTTATGTATGTATAATTTAAATTATCATAATATACAAATTTTTCTGTATTCGGTATATAATAATATCTATTATGACTTAAAAATAATTCTACAAAATAATCTTGTTCTGTTGTTAAATCTATTTTTTTTATTAATTCTTTATTAAAATTTTTTATTATTATTGGAAGTTGTGATGATATATAATATGATATTTTTTCTATAATTGATTCATTATCATATTTTTCTAATAATTCATCTAATGAATTTATACATTTTTCTCTTACTATTTTTTTTATATCCATAAATAATATAAATATCATCTTTTATATTATTTTTTTTATTATAGTTGTGCTATACTTTTTATTTCTTTTGATTTTTTTGGTTGTTTAAATAATACATTTTTTAATATTTTTGTTATATTATTTTCTGCTTTTAAAACATCTATTTCTTTTAATGCTACAAACCAATTTAAATAATTTCTTTTTAATATTTCATCTCTTGGTAATAACACTCCATATAAATTTTCTGTAAATAATATATTTTTTGTATTACTAAATAAATCTTCTATTGCTATTGCTTTCTTTTTTTTATCTTTGATTCCTATTAATGACCCACATATTGATACTGCATTTTCTTCTTCTACATATTTCATTAATGTATTTGAAGTTTTTCCTACAAATTTATTTTCTGATGATATATGTCCTGAACTTACCATTTGTCTTAATTCTCTTATTAAACTATATATAAATGGATTTGATTTCTTTGCTCCTATCATCTCTATATTTGGTACAAATTGTTTCTTTGTTCCTTGTCTTACATCACAAGATTTATTCTGTTTCTCAAATACTAATATATTTTCTTTTTTTGTTAAATTATCATATACATCTTTTAATGATTTTGTTGATATAAAACTATTTGGTACTAATAAACCACCATATAAATGTATTAATTGTAATAATGCTATTTCTCTATATTGTTCTCTTAATGGTTCTGGTATTTTTTTTAATTCTAATTCAAATCCTGGTATTAATTTATTAAATGATTCATCATCTATTAAACATATATGAAAATCATCTCCACAATTATCTATTATTGTTTTCACTGTATATGATAAATATGGTTGATTTAAATCTGTGCTATTTCTTGAACCAAAACTATACCAATTTCTTGAATTTACTTCATATTTTGAATGTATCCATAATTTTGGTCTATTTAACCCATATAATGGCGAATCATTCAATATATATTTTTTTATTATATCATAATCTGCTTTTGAGGTATCCTCTTCTAAACTAAAACCACTTTTTATTTGTGTTCCAAAATAACTTGCTATCAATACCATTGATATTGTTAAACCATATTTCTCTATAAATTCTATCATTATATAGTATAAATTTATATTATATTGTTGTAATATATTAAATAAATTATACCGTATTTTGATTTATTATAACTTATTTTATTTTCATATCCTATATTATTTGATTTACATATTTGTCTTATTATATTTGTAAATGAATTGTAGTCTAATTCTCTCGTTAAATAAAAATGTTTTGACTCTTTATAATACCCTTTTAATAATTCTATAAAATTTTTTTCTAATTCATTATATAACATTTTTTTATAAGCATTTATGTCTATTTGATAATACTTCTCCGTTTTTAAACATATATTATCCAATAAGTCAAATAACAACTCATCTGGTACATTATTTTTAAATATTCCTGAACTCATGACAATATAATTACTAAATATTTTTATTTTACTAGTTTACAAAAATTATTTGTTAATAATGTTAATTCTAATATATTCTCGTGTATTATATGAAATGCTGTTATATATTTGCATATTTTATTTATCATTTTATATTTTAATTCTTCTTCTAAATTTACTGATTGTTTTACTGACATGAATAAATTATCTAATATATCTATTACTGAATATCCTTGATCATATATTGAATATAATATATCTATCCCTTCTTTACATTTATTTTCTTTTATACATTTAAAATATTCTTCATATTTATGTTGAGTTACATTTGTGCATATCTTTTTACATAGATTTATATCTATTCCTTTATTATACAAATACACTTTCTCTACATAATTTATTACTGTTCTTAATTTATTATTTGATAATTTTAATATATATTCCTTTGACGCTTCATCTATTTCTATATTCTCATTTTTGATTATTTTTGATAATATTTTTTTTATATTTTCTAAATTTGGTGGTTCCATCTTTATTATATGTAACCTTGATTGAATACTTTCTATTACTTTCTGTTTATTTGCACATACTGATATAAAATTTATATTATGTTTATATTTATCTATATAATTCCTGAATACTTGCTGACTCTGCTCATTTATGCTATCTATATCATCTATTAATACCAATTTCTTCTTCCCATATATCGATGATGATGATTGACAAAATGTTTTCATTTCTGTTCTATAATATTGTATTCCCTGCTCTTTTAGATTATTTATAAATAATACATTTGTATTACTTTCTGTCTTATTTTCCTCTTTTAATCCATAATATTCCCTTATTAATGCATGTAACATTGTTGTTTTCCCTGAATTACTTGCCCCTATTAATAATACATTCACACTATCCAATTCTAACAGCGTTTTCAGTGTATTTGATGTATCTATTTCTAAATTAAAATCATCTATATATTTCGGTTTATATTTATCTATTAATGTTTTTGACATTATTATAATATTTCAATTATATTATGTTTAAATAATTTAACTTAAATATTCATATTATTATTATATAATGAATTATTATGAAATTTTGAGTGTTGATAAAAATTCTTCTCAAGATGAAATTAAAAAATCTTTCCGAAAACTTTCTATGATTAATCATCCTGATAAGGGTGGTGATGCTTCTAAATTTCAAGAAATTAATTCCGCTTATCAAGTTTTAAGTGACATTGACAAACGTAAAGCATATGACCATCAATTAAAATTTGGATTATCTAATGACGATTTTGATGTCGATGAATTTGCTGATATGAATAACCTTTTTAACAATTTATTTAAAGATATTATGAAAAATCAATCTAATTTTAATGATTTGGGTAATCTCAGTAATCTTAGTAATCTCGGTAATCTTTCTTTCTTTGCTATGGGACCTGGTATGATGCCCCCTGGTATGATGCCCCCTGGTATGATGCCTCCTGGTATGATGCCCCCTGGTATGATGCCTGACCCTTCCCAATTATTTAAAGATACTTCTCTTATTAAACCTGAACCTATTTCTATTGAACACGTTATATCTTTTGAAGATTCTTATAATGGTATTAATGATGATATTAATTTTACTAGATGGCTTATTATTAATACACGCCGTGTTAATGAAACTAAAACTATTCCTTTTAAAATTCCTCCTGGTATTAATGATAATCAAGTTATTATTATTGAAAATCAGGGTAATTTTATTGATAAAAATAATATTGGTGATATTGAAATTATTATTAAAGTTCATAATGATACTGAATTTAAAAGATCTGGTGATGATTTAATATTTTATAAAAATGTTTCTTTTAAAGAATCTTTATGTGGATTTTCATTTAAATTAAACCATATTTCCGGTAAATCTTTTGAACTTAATAATAATAATGTTAATACTAGTTCCCTTATTTATAATGGATTTGAAAAGGTTATTCCTAATTTCGGTTTTTATAATAATAATAATAAAGGTAACCTTATTATTCATTTTACTGTTGATTATCCTAAGAAATTAACTCCTCAACAAATTCAATCCATTAGAGAAATTTTATAAATATATAAAATTGAATTTCATTACATAATATTTATTATAGTAAATAAATACTATGAATTCTTTCTATCTATTTGCATTATTCCTACTATGTTATAATCATACATTCTATGATATTAACAATATTACTATATACTATCATATTGATGATCTTGTATTTACAAAAAATAATTATTCTTATAAGTTATACTCTACACGTATTTAACAAGAATTTGGATGCCTTTCTCTTCGTGTTATTGAGTGAAAACACATTACTGTCATAAATATAATAAATACTACTATTAATATTACTGCTGTTACTTTTGACGATCCATCATATTTTATATCACTTCCTGTTATATTCATATTATATTACTATTATATTTTTCTTTAAGTCATCCATAAATAATTTCTTTAAGTACTTTCAATAAATATTATAAATTAAAAAAAAAAATAATAGCTGGACTTTTTTTTTTTTGGACATTTTTTTCATGTCCATTTTTAAAAAATAGAGAAAAGAATTTTTTTTGAAAAATGAAAAAATGAGTTGTGAGGAAAATGCTTTGTTTTTTATTTTTAAAGGAAAAAAGTTGTTACCACACTTTTTTTTGCGTTTTTTTCGTGAGTTTTTTTTGTTGTATTATTTTAGGAATAAGTACAACCAAAAATGCGTAAAGCGCCACAGGTAAATACTTTTCAATGTGAAATTTGTGACTTTCAATGCAGTAGAAAAAACGATTGGAATAGACATTTGATGACTGCAAAACATAAGAAAAATGTTGTAATTTGTCATACAACCGATACAACAAAAATACAACCACTGGTATTTAGATGTGGATGTGGAAAAGAATATAATCATCGCGCTTCATTACATAACCATAAGAAAAAATGTCAAAAAGTCGCAAAAAGCGTAAAAGTCGCCGAAGAAGAAAATGAAGAATCTAAAGAAGAAGAAAATCAATCAATAAGTGATATAAGACATGAATATGAGGTAAAATTATTAAAACAAGAGAATCGTCACTTGAAAGAGATGTTAGAAGTGAAAGGAAATAATATGATCAATAGTAATAACACTACAAATAATAATACAATGAACTTCAATATTCAATATTTCTTGAATGAGCAATGCAAAGATGCATTAAATTTAACAGATTTCATAAATTCATTACAAGTACAATTAGAGGATTTAGAATATACTACAGATAATGGTCATGTGAAGGGTATAACAAATATATTTCAGAATGCATTGAATAAATTGTCAGTAGAACAGAGACCGATGCATTGTACAGATTTGAAGAGAGATGTATTATATATAAAAGATAACGATGAATGGAAGAAAGATGAAGATAAGGGAATGATGAAGTCAGCAGTAAATAAAGTAGTGGATAAGAATTTAAGTAATAGTGAGAAATGGTTAGATAAGCATCCGGATGTATTTACACCGGGTTCAAGGGATTCAAATAGGTATATAAAAATGACAGAGAATAGTTTAGGTACAGGGGAAGAGAAGGAGACAAATAAAGTAATGAAAAATATAATGAAAGAAGTTTTGGTAGATAAAGAAAAATAAATAATATTATAAAATTGATTGAAAATATTAAATTTAAGATATAGTAAATTTAATATGGAAGAATTAGTATTAACAAGATATCTATTTTCATACAGTGAGGTGAAACATTCATTATTTATAGAAATATTGGATGGTAATGTAGAGCCGGCATTGTATTGGGGGTATGAATTATATTGGTCAGGGTATGAGGAGGATACATTTGAATGGTTATTAAGTACATATGATTTAATGTTTGATATAAATGAAGAATTAAAAAAAAGAATAAAAAAAGAATACGAAGATTGGAAAGAGGATAATAATAGTTATGAGAAATTAGGAACAATAATAATAAATATGTGTTATAGACCATATAGTATATCAAAATTTACAAATACATATTTTAGTACACAATGTACAGAGAAAGAAGTAGAGAAGAGAGATAGTAAATTATATATAAATTTAAAAAAAGAAAATGTGAAAGAATATGAGACAGAATATGGAGAAGTAGGAAAGAGATATAAGATAACAAATGATTTATATAAGTATGAATTAAGAACAGAGGTGAATAGTATATTTAGATATGATATAAAAAAAGAGCATCAAGAGAAATCATTATTTTATAATTGGGAATATTATGCAATAAGATGTCCATATTGGAAAGAGCAATTTGAAAAATATGGGGGGAGAGTAAAAGAAGAGAAGATAGCATTTAATACAGAGGAGGAGTTAGAAGAATTTTATAATATATATAGTTTAGAAATAGATGAGAAATCAAAGGTGACACAAGAAAGGGTATTAGGAATAAATAAAAAAAAAGAGATGACACTAACAAATTTTGTAAATAAATATAATGGATTATTAAAAACAAAAAAATTAAAAAAGAAAGTTAGTGTCTAATTGATTATATAAGGAATTACAATAATTAATAGAAGAAGTAATAATAGAGTCATAAGAGACCATCCATAATAGAGTGTTAGGTTCTAAAAATTTAATAGAATATAATAAATTAGCAGGTAAAAAAAGAATATAACCTTTTTTCATTTTAAAATCAAGAATAGGGATTTTTTTAGTTTTAGTATTCCAAATATCAGTATTAGAATGGTAAGAAAGATTAGTTTCATTAAGTTTAATAGAAATATCATCTTTAAAAGATAATGAAATAGTTTTAACATGTATTTTGCCTTGAATAACAATAATAAAGGATCTATTATGAGTATGATAGCGTAAAGGGGTAGTAGTAAGGTGAGAGCCAGAAATGATATCATAATGAGTAAATGTGGAAAGAGGAGGTTTAGTAAGTTCATGAAATAGTGAAAATTTAGGGATAATATTATTATTAATAATAAAGGTATGATTATTGAAAGTAAAATAATTAGTTTTTTCTTTATTAAAAATAGGGATAGCTTTATTAAAATTGATAACAGTAGCTTTATTATTGTCAATACTGTAAATATTAAGTTTTAAGAATTTATTATACATAAGTGTGTTAATATTAATAGAATTAAAAATTTCAGGGTCAAAAGATAAGAATTCAAATATAAAAGGACTTTTAAGATGACAATAGGATTGTAAACTATTATTATCAATAAAATCAATTTGTTGTATAGAATTAACATCGGGACATGATAAAGAATCAATAATATGAAGATATACTAAATATATTAAAAAGAATAGAATAAAATTAGAATACATATATACAAAAGAATGAAAATAGAAAATAAAGTTAAACGAGTTAAGAAGAAGGAACATACTGTATTTTTTTAAAAAAAGAAGGGTTAATAGCATTTTTAAGCATTTTATTAATAGTTTTAATAGAAGAAGGGGCATTATAAATAAAGAAAGTATCAAGATAATCAACTCTACTGTTAGGAAGAGACATAGAAGAATTCATAAAAATAGAAATGAGATTATTAAATCTAGTAATAGAAGAAGGAGTAACAGAAAAAATATCAACATGAGCATAAAAAGTATTAAATCCATCATTAATTACTTGAATAATAATATTATCAAGGAAATCAATAACCGTTTTATATGTAGAAGGACATAAAATAGGTTTAATATTAGGATATGATAAAAAAATATGATTGGAATTACTAGCATCGCGGTATATATTTTGAGTTAAAAATACAGGAAGATCAATATGTTGAATTATAATTTCAGCAAGTTCATATTTTTGTTTTTTTTTAAAAAAATTATTTTTATTATTATTATTGTAATATTCATTAGTAATAGTATTAATAATATCAGTAAAATTGTTTGATATATCCATTTATAATATAGATATAACAATATTTATATTATTTAAACAAATTAATTATCATTATTTAAACAAATTAATTATCATTATTTAAACAAATTAATTATCATTATTTAAACAAATTAATTATCATTATTTAATGAATTATTAATATTTTCAGCAACAGTTTCAAGGTCGTGTGTAGTAATACCAGAGTCATCATCAATATTATCAATATCAACATTTACATCTTTATCAATAACATCATCAGTAGATAAAATTTTAATTCTTTCATCAAAAAGTGTTTTATTAACTTCCATTGTAAAAGATTGTAATTTAAGGACCATTTCTTTAATTTCACTAATTTCTTCAACAAGGAGTTGGAATCTAGAATCGATTTCAATATTGTCAATAGAAGGATTTCTAGAAGTAGTATTTTGTTCTAGTTTAGTTAATCTAGTATTTAAAGTAGAAATAATGGTTTGTAAAGGTAATCCACCGGAAGAAGAAGGTCTATTTATAAAAGAATTAGTAGAAGAAGTAGAAGGATTAGAAGAATTTAAATCATTAGAATTAGCAGCACGTCGTTTTTTAGCAGCAGATAAAGATGCGGCAGACATATAAACATATATAATATAATTAAAATCGTTAAATAACGAGAATAATTTATTCTAAATCATTTATATTCTTTTCTAGGTATTCCATATAGTAAAAAAATATGTCAGAACATAATGTATTACAAGAAATTCCAGGCGGGTCATTAGATAATAAAAAAACATTCTTAAATCATTTGTTAAATTTTAATCCAGAAGGAAAAGCAGAATTTTTAAACGTTTTACAATATGGTGTTTTAGGATTATTGCCAATTTTATTATTAAATAAATTAATTCATAATTATATTCCAGAAGCAAATGAGGAAAAATCAAGTTTAGAACTTTTAGTAGAAATATTGTTACAATTGATAATAATGTTTTGTGGTATAGTATTAATTCATAGAGGTATAACTTATTTACCTACATACAGTGGATATTTATATGAATCATTAAATTTTACATCAGTAATATTAGCATTTTTAGTAATTATATTGAGCTTACAAACAAAGATAGGGTTAAAAGTAAATATAATGTATGATAGAGTATTGGACATGTGGAATGGTACATCAAGTGAAGAAAAAGGAGAAAAAAAAGAAGGAATAACAGGGTCAAGTTTATTGGGACAACATAAACCAAGTCAAGCAGATCATCTAGCAGAAAATGCAGGACTAGGAGTATTTCCACCACAACCAGTAGTTACAAAAAAAGAAACTGTAAATTATGACCATATGTTAGGAGGACAAACAGGAAATAATACAGAACCAGTATATGACGATGGACCAATGGCTGCAAATAGTTTAGTAGGAGGAGCATTTGGATCAGCATTTTAAATAATAAATAATTATACGTATATTTAATTATTATTTAGATAGCATTTAATGTTTAAAAAATCTTGTTATAATTTATATAAAATAAATAATGAGATTTTCAAGTATGTTATATTTAATAATATTTCTAGCAATAACTGTTATTATATTTAGTGCTTATTTAGGAGTTAGAATAGAGTCAAATAAAGAGAAAGGAACAAATGAATCATTTGAAAATTTTGAATTGTTAGTACCTCAACCACAAACAGTATCAGTACCACGAACAGTATCAGTACCACCAACATTGTCATTACCAAAAACACCACCACCAACATTGTCATTACCAAAAACACCACCACCAACAGTTTCATTACCACCACCAACAGTTTCATTACCACCACCAACAGTTTCATTACCACCACCAGTATTACCAAGATACGATGGTGAGGAGCCACAACAACCATCAGGTCCACCACAAAATGTAATACCACCACCAGTAGTATCAAGAAACGATGGTGAGGAGCCACAACCACCTAACATGAACGATGCTAAATATAAGGACCGATATGGACAGTTCAATAGAAGTGTATATGAAATGGATTATAAATTGTATGAACAAGAAAGAGCAAATTGGGATAGACAACAAGTAGAATTGGCGGATGGCGTAGCTGCTGCAGAGGCTGATGCAGAAAATGCAAGACGTGATGAAGAAGCACAAAATGCAGTTCAGAATATAATGACTCAACTAGAAACTAATAAAGGAGGTGTAGCAACAAATGTAGCAGGAATAGCAACAAATAGAGGAAATATAGAAACAAATAGAGGAAATATAGATTTAAATATAGCAGGTATAAATGCTGCACAAAGTTCTAGGAACGATATAGCAGGAAGATTACAAACAATAGAAGCAGCAAGAGAAACAGAAGCAGCAAATGCAGCAGAAGCAAAAATAGCAGCAACAGCAGCATCAACAGCAGCATCAACAGGTTTGAAGACTTTACAAGATACTTTAACAAGTAGTTATACGACAGCAGATGACAGTGTAAGAAATGCATTAGAATCACGTCTAAGTAGTAATGAAAGTAATCAAGATAGCAAGATAGCAGCATTAGAAAGTAAAGTAGATAAAATAGCAGAAGAAGTAAATCTAAATAAAGATAGAACAACATTGATGACACAAACTGATGGAGAAAAGTTAAAAAATGATTTATATGGCAGAATAGGTAGTGCTCAAGATAGTATGGATCATAAGCGTTCACAAGATTTAAATGCAATGCGAAAAGAATTAGATGGTCAAATGAAAAAATTGGATGATGGATTAAAGGTAGCACAAGCATATGAATTTGATCCAAGTAATTTAGTAACAAGAGATTCTTTGAACGAATTAAAAGCCGCAAATGACGATAGAATAAATAATTTAACAAATATAATAAGTGAAACGAATAGTACATTAACAGCAGGAATAAAAGAGGCAAAAGAAGCAGCAGCAACAGTAAACCCAGTAGATACAAGTAATTTAGCATCAAAAGCATTAGTAACTGGATTACAAAATTCAGTAGGTAAATTAGGAGGAGATGTAGGGGAATTAAAATCACGAATGAAAGGAATATCATCCTGGGCAGCAACACAAAACCAGAGAATAGGTGCTTTAGACGAAAAACTAACAGCACGTGGAGATTTAGGACTATATGCAAAGAAATCAGATTTAAATAATTATGCAAAATTGAGTGATGTAAATAACGAAATGCGAAATGCTGGTTATTTAACTAAAACAGCATTGGATGGATATGTAACAAAAGGAGATTTAGGAAAATATGCAACAAAGGATGCATTAAACGCAGTATCAGCAGTAGATACAAGTAAATTCGCAACAAAGGCAGAATTAGGAAATTATGTAAATAAAATAGATGCAGGAAATAGATATATAGAACATGGAGAACCAATTACAATAGCATCACATAGAACAAAACGAAGATTACAAGAAGCAGGAAGAAGAGGAAAACACGTAAGATTTTCAAATCATAATAGAAAAGGTTGGGAGAAGATGTATATAGAAAAATGTCAAGATGTAAATAATAGATGGGTTATGCCGGGAGCAACAGTTCGTGGTAGAAGAGATGGTCGTCGTTGCGATCCAAGATAAATTATATTTGATGAAATATTAAATATAATTATTTGTAATTAGAAAGGGATTTAGGTTCTAATCCATTTTCTTTTTCAAGGCGTCTAATTTCTTTAATAAGTTCAGGTTTATTTTGATTAGAAACACCAATACCTTTAACGTATTTAGTACCTTTAGGTGTTTTACGAATAGAAGATATTCTATCTCTTAAATGTTGTTTTCTCCATTTATCAGTAGAATAAGTGTCAGCTTTTCTAGTTTTACTTTTAGATTTAGATTTATTTTTACTTTTAGTTTTATTTTTAGTAGTAACGGGTGTATTAGGAGGAGGAGGAGGGATAATAGGTGTTTTGGTAGTTAAATCAATAGGAGAAGGAGGAACAACATCTCTACGAACTTTTTTAACAGGAAGTTTAATAGCAGGAGGTTTAGGAAGTTTGGTAGTAGGATTAGGAACAATAGTATTATATCCATCATTATGAGGTTGTATTTTAAAGTTATATTTAATTAAAAGACCATTATTAGAGAGAATGTCTTGATAATTACTTAATAAATAGGCACAATCTTTACGTTTAGATATGTCCCAATGAGTCATAATTTCAGTAAGGGCAGTAATTTGATGAAACAATTCATTAGATATAAATTTTTTAAGAGAATATGCACAAAAAGATAAAGCCATACCAACACCATAAGAATCAATAGTGAAAATAGAAGGTCGGTAGAAATCTTTCTTTTTATTAATGTTCTTTATAAAATCATAAGAAGAACGGAGGTCAGCAGATTTTTTTTTCAATGCATTTCTAATTTCTTGACCTGAAAAAGTAGGATATATATTACTTACAGCATGGGAGGCCCATCCATAGCCTTGATTAAAAAAAAAATTATTGATAAAAAGATCACCTTCGGCAGTATATGAATTATCATTATTAATTTTATTTCTAGCATCTTTACGTATATCACGATTAATAAAAATAACTTCAGGAGGGAAAGACCAATGACATGTTCTACCAATATAATATTCATTATTCTTTCCTTTATCAATAATAGTTTTATAGTCAGAGGAAAGACCAAAATCAATAAAATTAATTCTATTTTTGTCTTTGTTATATACAATGTTATCTAATTTAAGGTCATTATGAATAAAAGAAGAATCTTCAAGTTTTTTAAGAGCATAAAACAATCTCTCGAATTCAATAAAAAATTGTTCAATAATTTTAGTATTTTTAGGAGTGACATTTTTTTTGATCATAGTATTAACAAATTTTCTTAGATCTGTACCACCATCTTCCATAACTAATAATTTTAAAGAATTGGGAACTTTGTTATGTTTAATAGAATGTTTAATAGTAGTATTCTTACATTTTTTAGCAGCTTTAATATTAGATTCGGTAGTACTAGGAATACAACTAATAGGAGGACCATCGTGAAAAGAATTAGTAGGGTCAATACGTGAAATATTAGCAAATTCTTTAAGTTCATCATTAGCTTCATTTTTGTCTAATAATTTAGATATTTTATTATCATAATTAATATCTTGTTGAGTACTTTCACATTTTAAACTAGGTTTATGTACACATCCGTAAGTACCTTCACCAATAATAGTATGATTTTTCATATATATATTTATGATATATTATTATCATAAGAAATAGAATTGACAATTTGCATTTGTTGCATGGATCTTTTAATAGAATTTTGTTTTTCTAAATTATTAAATAGGTAATCAGTTTGTGGGCTAACTTCATTTTTTTTAATTTGTTTGTAGATCATATTAATATTTTTAATAACAGTTTGAACAAGTTCTTTATTGGAAATAATATCACAATCAGTATTAATAGTATCGGTACAAAGAGAAATAGCATAATAAACAATAAATCTTCTTTTTTTACAGCTACCAATAGTATAATTAATTGTAAAAATATCAAGACTAGCTTTAAGTAAATTAAGTAATTTAGTATTATTAATATTTTCAATAAAATCAAATATTACATCCCATATAACCCATACAAGATTATTTCTAAATTTAGATAAAATATTATAATTACGTGGTTCAGCAATACAAGGTCTTTTGTTTTTTTTACAAGTAGCTTCAAATTCAATAATCCATTCATACCAATAACAACAATCAATATATTTTTTATTTTTAATAGAGAAAGCGAATTCATTAAAAGGAATGAAAGCTTCTTTGGGGTCTTTTTTAAGAAAGATATTCTTAATATAATCAGTATTATCAGCTTTTAATTTATCACTAAGTGTAGTGAGGTCAAAACTTTCAGATTTATTAAGTTTAATAGGTTCTAGACCGTTTTTTTTATTAGATATGGTTAAAATAGTAATAATTTCAGCAAATAATTCTCTAATTTTAATTTCATTACGAGCATGTAATTCAGATAAAAACTCATTGTTATTGATAAGATTTTTAAATAAATTAATTCTATTTTGAATATACAAAAAAATTTTAGGATTAGCAATGTGTATATTTTTACTAGAGAATTGTATAATAATATCCCATAACTCAGGGTAATGACCGGAACAGATGAGTTCAGCACACCAATAATTAGCATTTTCAACTTTACTGTTAAGCATATTAGAAATAATCTGTTTTTTAACATCTGATTTTTTATATTTTGAGAAAGAGATACCTTTAAATTCAGGTTGTTCTCTAATATCATTAATTTCAATAAAGGACATATTAATTTATAAAAAGATTAAAAAATATTAAAATCAACCGAAAGATTTTAAAATAATTAAATTTTATCAGTAACAATTCTAGGAACAATATTGACAGTTTGTAATTCTTGAGACATAAGTTTGAAAGCATAAGGTACGCCAACTTTAGAGAAATCAGTAGTATTGTCACATGTTTTACATTTATGTATAGTAAAGTCTAAATTGGAATATCTATTTTTATAATTACCATTATTGAATGCAGATATCATACCACATTGGTTACATGTATACATAGAATATTTATCAGAGACATCATATAATCTATCTTTACAGAATTTAGACATACCGTGTGCAATCATAACATCACGTTCCATTTCACCAATTCTAAAACCACCATCACGACTTCTACCTTCAGCAGGTTGTCTAGTAAGATTAACCATAGGTCCAATAGAACGACTATGTTGTTTATCATTAACCATATGTTTAAGACGTTGATAATAAACAGGACCAATAAATATAGAAGATTCAAGTTGTAAGCCGGTATTACCATCATATAGAATTTCATTACCACAACTTTCATAACCGATATTAATAAGTTTTTTACGAATAGTATGTACATCTAAATCACCGAAGCTAGTACCATCACCGTAAAGACCGAGATTAATAAGAACTTTACCGAGTAAAGTTTCTTTAAGTTGTCCAATAGTCATTCTAGAAGGAATAGCATGTGGATTGATAATAATATCAGGCTTAAGACCGTCTTTGGTAAAAGGCATATCTTTTTCGGGAATAATATTACCGATAGTACCTTTTTGTCCGTGTCGGCTAGAAACTTTATCACCAATAACAGGTTTTCTTAAGGTTCTAATACGTACTTTAGCGAAATCATAACCATCACCATTTCTTCCAGTAAAGTTTTTATCAATATAAGATTCTTCATATGTTCTATAAGTTTTACTTTGGTCATCATATTTAATAATTTTAGTAGGATCATTTCTATTTTCTTTAATAGGTATGATTTTAGAAATAATAATATCTCTATTTTCAACAAGTGTATTTTCAGGTATAAAACCATCATCATTAAGTTTATTATAATTACCGAATTTAATACCTTTTGTTTTAGTTTTATCGGGTTTGCATCTAATAATTTCATCACGAATAATATTTTTATCTTCATCTTTTTCAGTGTGATATATAGTAGCCATAAATAGACCGCGGTCAATAGAACCTTTATTAATAAGAACACTATCTTCTTGATTATATCCAGTATGACTCATAATGGCGACATGAATTTGTGCTCCAGAAGGGATTTTATTAAGATTAATAAGGTTCATGATTCTAGTATCAACAAGTGGTCTAGTAGGATAATTAAGAACATAAGTAGTTTTATCCATTCTTTTATCAAAATTGGTAGCATAAACACCCATCGCTTGTTTACCCATAGCACATTGATATGTATTTCTAGGAGCTTGATTATGGTCAGGGAAAACAACACAAGAACCGAGAACACCGAAAATAGTACTAGGGTGAATTTCACTATGTGTATAATTATATTTGAATGATTTATTATTTTTAGCAGAGGTCATATAAATCATAGTAAAATTTTGTTCTTCAGGGTCAATATATTCAATTACAGATTCATTTAATTTATGGTCAGATAAAAGGTCATTCCATTGAATTTCATTTTTTCTAATTTTATTAACAATATCCATATTAATAATAGTTTTATTATTTTTAACTTTTAATACGGGTCTAGTAAGTCTTCCTCCATCATTACATATTTTAATTTCAAGTTCTTTGATATCAAATAGAATACTTGTATAAATATTAATAATACCTTTGTATTTTTTATCTTTAAGACTATGATATAATTCAACAGGTTTTTCACAAATACCAACCCAACAACCATTAATGAAAACTTTTACTTTACCATATAAAATAGTACTTTTAACATTAGAGTCAATATGTATAATATATGGGGAAACATATTGATATAATGAAGAACTATTAGTAGGAATAGTAATATGTCCTAAGAAACTAATATTTTTAACAACACCAATAGATTGACCTTCTGGAGTTTCAACGGGACATAGGAAGCCCCATGTGGAGTTATGTAATTTTCTAGGAGCAATAAGTTCGCCACTTTTTTCAAGAGGAGTATTAATCCTCCTAAGATGACTGATAGTAGACATATATGTAAGTCTATTGAGAACTTGTGCGACACCAACTTTAGTACTATTAGATTGTTTAATACTGAAATCACCAGTAGAAAGAGCTCTATTAATACCATTTTCAATAGTAGTAGATTTCATAATTTTGTAAATATTTGTCATATTAATAATATTTTCATAATCTTCAATAGAGCGCCAAGAACCATTATTAATTTCTTTTATAATTTGTTTTTGCATTTCTTTTACAAGTTTATTAAAATAATTTCTAAAAAGATTATTGATAAGAGTACCAGTAAGTTCAATACGTTTATTAATATAAGAATCTCTGTCGTCAGCAGGATATAAACCAAGTGATGTAGATATAAGTTTTTTAGCCATGTAACCAATTAAATATAATTTTTGTTCTAATGATTTACAATGAGGAAATAAATCAGTATCAAGTACTTCTAATGCAAATTGTCTTTTTTTAATAGCACCTTGTTCTTTTTCCATATTAATAGGGGTATATGCAACATAAGTAGTAATATGAGCAATAGCGTCTTCTTGTGTAATATATTTATTTGCATCTATAATAGAGGCGTGTAAGAATTCAAGTAAGAAATTATTATTTTTATTATCAACATCAAGTACAACATAATTACAAATATCTTTATCATTAATGATACCGAGAGCTCTAAAAATAACGAAAAGTTCAATAGGTTGTTTTATTCTAGGAATGTTAATATAAATAGCATTACCAAATCCATTATTTTTAGAAGCAATCATCATTTCAATTTGTTTAGGAGAAATACATTTATAATCAGGAACAGATTTAATTTCAGCATACCAAGTCCATTTAGTAGTATTTTTACCATCAAAACAATAAATTTTATTTTCAGCAGCTCTTTCTTGACCAAGAACAGTTTTTTCAGATCCTTTAATAATAAAATATCCACCACAATCCATATAACATTCACCAGTATGATTAGAATTAATAAAATCTTTTTGTTTTAAAACACATGCATTAGATTTAATCATAATAGGCATTTTACCAATATTAATTTTAGGAAGGACCTTTTCTATAACTTTAATTTCTTCCATATTTTCAGTATTTCTAATAATATATTTAATATGTACATCAACAGTCATAATAGAAGCATATGTAAAATTTCTTAATTTAGCTTCTTGTGGTAACATAGTTTTAGTAGCTCCATTATTCTCATGAATTTGAGGAGAATATAATTTAAAATTGTCAAAATTAATATTAATCTCAAGAGTATATTTATCAGTTTCTTTGATATAATCATTTTCAGAACGAATGACAACCGGATTAAACATTTCAATTGTTTTTTCTATTTGATAATTAATAAAATGATTATATGATTCAATTTGATGTCTAACAAGTCGTTCTAATTTTTTTCCTTTAAAATAACATTCAATAATAGCATATGGGTCTTCAATATCATCTTCAAAACAAAGCGTTTCATTTAAAATATCCTCATTTTTAGATTTAATATTATTTAAAATATCAGATGTAACAGAATTAATATTAAAACGGTTATTAACAGATGCATCTAAGTTAACAGAATCCATAGTAGTGTTTATCTATATTATATAATAATTTTCTTAAATCAATTTTTTAGTAAATGATTTAAAAAATAATCAATATCAATACTAAATGGATAGCAATAAAAAGTTTATAGAATGCATAGAAGGATATAGAAATACAGAATTAACAAAAAAAGATTATTTAGATATATTAAAATTAACATCAAATGATTATAAAAATAATTCAATACATATAAATCATAATTTATTTGGAAGTTGTTCTGTAGCTATTAAAAATGTAAATGTAACGAAAGAAGAAATAGAAGATATAAATGATAATTTAAATAGCAATGATATATTATTACAAAGAAAAGGAAAGGAAATAGAAAATTTATTAAAAGAATATAAATATATTAAAGAGAATTTAAAAGAAGAAAAAATAGTAATAAAGAAGGTAAAAAATGTTATGATAAAATGCAGAATAGACTCCATAAACGATTTAATAAAATTAATAGAAGATAATGAATATGAAGATGATACAGAATACAATATAGATTTGGAGTCATTACATAAAATAAAAGAAGATTTGCATAATTTAGATAATATGATAGGTTTAAAACAAATAAAGGATTCAATATTGGATCAATTGTTATATTTTTTACAAAATCTTCATAAAGTGGGTAATGAAAGTATAGATTATAAACATATAGTATTATATGGTCCTCCAGGTACAGGAAAAACAGAATTAGCAAAAATAATAGGAAAGATATATTCAAAAATAGGAATATTGAGTAAGAATAAATTCAAGAAAGCAACAAGAAGCGACTTAATAGGAGGTTATTTAGGTCAGACAGCTATAAAAACAGATAAATTAATTAAAGAATCGATAGGAGGGGTATTATTTATAGATGAAGCGTATTCATTAGCACATAATGAACAAGGTGATAGTTATTCAAAAGAATGTTTGGATGTAATAAATGAAGCATTAAGTCAATATAAAGATGATTTGATGGTAATAATAGCAGGATACGAAAAGGAATTAAATGAAACAGTATTTGCATCAAATCCTGGATTAAAGTCAAGATTTATTTGGAGATTTAATATGGAAAAATATGATTATGAACAATTATATGAAATATTTTTAAATATGATAAATAAGATAAAATGGAAAGTAGATAATAGTATAACAAAGGAGTGGTTTTTAGAAAAAAAAGATAAGTTTGAAAGTTATGGAAGAGATATAGAATCATTATTAACTCATGTAAAAATTTCACATGGAAGAAGGTTATATGGAAATGAAACAGAATGTAAAATGATAAATATGGATGACTTAAATAATGGATACAAAAGATATTTAAGTCATAAAAAGGTTGAAGATAAACGATATTTACAAGGACTTTATGTATAATATGCTTACAGACATATAAAGATGATTTTATAATTATTTATATAGAACTGTAAGTATATTTAATAAGTTTATCACGATTAATGGATAAAGAAGGTGTTAAGAAATTATTCATATTATTAATAAGTATAATTTTTTGTATTTTAAGGATAGGTTTAAGATCTTGATTAATAGTATGAATATCAATATGTTTATCAGTAATTAATACATTATAATCTTGTTTTCCATAGACAATAAATTTTTCATTAAAATATTTTTTAATTTTAGATTCTACCTTATTTACATTAACAAATACTCCATTATTAAGAGTATAATTATTTGTTCTTTGTTTATTTAAAAATTTAGTAACAATAGTTTTTTTCATTAATAAATCACTATGAATATGTTTATTTACTTTTATTTAAATATTTTATTATTTTAATTAATGAAAGAAGAAAAAAAATCAATAAAAATAGATCCTACATTATTTACTTTTTCAGATCCAAAAACAAATAAAACTAGAAAAAAAGATAAACCCAAGGGTGGTAGAATTCCAAAAATAAGAACAACTGAAGATAAAAAAAGAAATACGTTAAAAAAACAAACATTATTAAGAATGATAAGACAACATCAAGATGATAATTATAAAAAATTATTTGAAAAAAAGATTAATGAAAATAAACAACAAGAATATAAAGAACAAAAAGAATTATACGATAGTTTTGATAGTTCAAGAGATTATTTAGAGAATTTACTAGATTCAAAAAAGAAAAATGAAATAGTAAAACCAAAAAACACTACAATAAAGGATAGAACAAATTTATTGAATACAAATAATACAAATAATAGTTCTTCTGGTATAACATTGGATTTATCACATATTATGAATAATAATGCAATATCATTTGATAATATAGAAACACACTCAACTCAAAATTCTAATATATTAAATGAACCTGTAAAAATAAATGAAGCACCTAAATATGGTGTATTGAAAGGAGGAAAATTACCAACATATCGTAGTTATTTTAATAAAACACAAAAGAATTTAGAATCTACAGGAAGTATTTATGAAAAAATGTCTTTTCCAGAATCAAATACAAGAAATAGAGAAATAAAGGAAAAAATTAATAAAAAAACTAATTATGGACCAATATATAAGCATAATAAACAAAAAAAAATAAAAAGACGAACATTTAAAGCAGGGAAATCACAACAAAAACCTAAAATAGGTGTATTAATATCAAATAAAACTATTAGAAACAATACAAATTTGAAAATAATGAAAATAAAGGAAGAACCAATAAGTAAAATTAAAAAAGAATTAGTAAGAAGAGGATTAATAAAAATAGGAACAATTACTCCAAATGATGTCTTACGAAAAATGCATGAAACAGTAGAATTATTATGCGGTGATGTACAAAATCACAATAAAGATAACTTATTATATAATTTTATAAATGAAAAATAGATTAATATAATTATAATTATTTATATTAATTTAACGACGGGATTTTCTAGTTCTATTTTTTCTAGATTTATTTTTTTT